AAGCCGTCAAAAAACAGCAAACAGACATTGATTTATTAAAAAGAACGATAAATACAGTAAGCCGAGTTCAAGGAGACGATGATGGCAATTAAAATAGGTGGTAATACAGTTGTTACAGACAACTGCAACTTACAAAACATAAAAAACCACAATACAAATAGTACGAATTTCTTTGCCGGCGTATGTGCTGGACAAAATAACAATGCGTCAGGTATAAACAATGTAATGATAGGATCCTGTGCTGGCCAAGCTAACACTAGTGGAAATAACAATACATTTATAGGATTACAAGCAGGTCAGTGTAACACCACCGGCTCACACAACTTCTTTGCTGGCCAGTGTGCTGGTTTTAGTCTTACCACGGCTTGTTTTAATATTTTTATAGGAAGAAGAGCCGGGATATGTAATACAGGGTTTTCTAATATTTTTCTGGGCGACCGCGCCGGCGAAGCAAATACAAATGCTGGACAAAATAACTTTATTGGTGCTTATGCTGGTAATTGTAATACTACTGGTACAGTAAATAATTTCTTTGGTAATTATGCTGGACAAAGTAACACCACTGGCTCAAACAATAATTTCTTTGGTTTCCTTGCAGGTCCTGCAAACACTACGGGCAACCACAACAACTTCTTTGGTGAGTATGCCGGTCGTAACAACACAACTGGCAGCTGTAATGTTATGATAGGAAGTAGAACTGGGCGTTACTCTGTATCTGGTGCATTTAATGTATTAATCGGAAGATTAGCAGGTAGCCTAACGAACGGGTGCAATAATATTATGGTGGGAACATATGCCGGACGCTGTTCTTCATCTGGAAGCAACAACACCTTCATTGGTCAGTGTGCTGGTTTCTGCAACACCACCGGCTCTAACAATTTCTTTGCTGGTCGTTGTGCTGGTTATTGTAACACCACTGGCTCTAACAACACCTTTATTGGTTGCAATGCTGGCTTCTCAAATACCACAAGTTGTGATAATGTATTCATAGGTAATAGCGCAGGCGCCGGCAGAGTAAACAGATATAACGTATTCATCGGATCACTTGCCGGAGCTTGTGCCACTGGTGGGCTTATAGAATGTAATATCTTTATAGGAAGATATTCTGGTTATTGCGCTATTGGTGGTTATGAAAACTTCTTTGCAGGTGGACTTACAGGTTATAGAAACGGTGGTAGTTCTAATACATTCATTGGTTGGACAGCTGGTACAAACAATACGACTGGTTCCTACAACACATTCATTGGTCAGTCTGGTGGATATTGTAACTCAACAGGTAGCTCTAATACTTTCATAGGTGCGAGAGCAGGATTCTTTAACTCCACCGGCAGCCACAATAACTTCTTTGGTTTTAGAGGTGGCTACTGTAACACCACCGGCTCTAACAACTTCTTTGCTGGGCAATGTGCCGGTTACTGTAACACCACCGGCTCTAACAACACCTTTATTGGTAATAACGCAGGTTTAAACAATTCTAATTCTTCTAATAACGTGTTTATTGGAGAAAATGCAGGTCGATGCACAATTGGTTTTAGCGGTAGAGGACATAATAACTATATTGGTCAAAATGCCGGATGCAGAAATACATTCGGTCGCTATAATAACTTCTTTGGTTGCTCGGCCGGCCGTTCAAATACTGAAGGTAGAAATAATAACTTTTTTGGCGAGTATGCCGGAGCTTGCAACACTACCGGTGGCTTCAACAACTTCTTAGGTCCATTTTCTGGATATTCAGGTACTACTAGTTTTAATAATAATTTTATGGGTGATAGTAGTGGTTATTACAACACTACTGGTAGTTATAATAACTTTTTTGGTTTACGAGCTGGATTCAGAAATACTACTGGCTGTCACAATAATTTCCTAGGATGTAGCGCCGGTTACTGTAACACCACTGGCTCACACAACTTCTTTGCTGGATTGTGTGCTGGTTATCGTAACACTGATGGCATCAATAATACCTTTATTGGGTGCAATGCTGGATGTGCAGTGGTCTCTGGTGTAAACAACTTAATTATCGGTAGCTATGCAGGTACTGCTGGCTTACAAAACATGATTCACTTACGAGCAGGTACTAACTGCTTGCAGGTCTGTGGTGCCGGCGTACTAACAGTCAATGGTGCTGCTGTTGGTGGTTCAAGTGCGTTTAATATCTGCAACTCAACAAATATTGTAAGCTGTATAGGTGGCACAGGTGGTACTGGTACACATAACTTCTTTGCCGGTCAGTGTGCAGGTTTATGCAACACCACTGGCTCTAACAACTTCTTTGCTGGCCTCAATGCTGGCCAATCAAACTCAATCGGTTCACATAATTTCTTTGCTGGATTCTGTGCTGGGCGCGCCAACACTACCGGCTGTTACAACACCTTTATTGGCAAACTAGCTGGCTACAATAATACCAACGGTGGTCGAAATTTATTTGCTGGACTATGCGCCGGCTCTTATAATGTTACGGGTGTTGATAACATTGTTATTGGTTTAGGTGGTATGTCTTGCTCAATAACAGGTTATAACTATTATACGAATGCCGGCGGCGGAGGCTATATACCAGGAGCTTATGATTCTTTCCAAACTTGGACAGGTACTACCTTAGGGTGTACGATTAGTTTATTTACATTTTATCAAGGTGGTTATATAACCAAGGTACAATTAACCAGTCTTACACAGTTAGAAGGATATGGTGAATACGCCTGGGGTTTATGTGGGTACACTATATCTTCCGCTTCCGGTAATGCTTATTCAGAACCAATATACGGACTCAGTGGTAGTTCAGGATCTAATAATATTATATTAGGAAATTCCGCAGGTAAATATAATGTAGCGAACAACAATTTCTTCGCTGGTTGCTGTGCTGGTTATTGTAATGTTTCAGGTTGTAACAATACTTTTATTGGTAGCGGTAGTGGCCGATCAAACGTTTCTGGTAATAGTAATGTCTATATCGGCTTTAATGCTGGAACAAACCGCATATGTGGTAGCCATAACACTTTCATTGGAGAGTGTGCCGGTGGAAATTTTAATTCAAGTCAAACTAATTGCAATAATACTTTTATAGGTTTGCGGGCTGGTTATTATGCTCGAGGTTCTAGTAATACTTTGATAGGTAATGAAGCTGGATGTAATGTCTTAGGTGACAACAACATTTATATAGGTTTTAATGCCGGTAAATGTGCCGGTACAAGTAGTAACAACAACTTTTTTGGTTTTTGCACCGGCTTTAGACAATCTGGCGGCGGCGGCAATAATTTCTTTGGTTGCTGTGCTGGTGTATGTAGTACCAGTAGCAGTAACAACAACTTCTTTAGTCAATCTGCCGGCCGTGAGACTACCACCGGTAGTAACAACAACTTTTTTGGTTCTTGCGCAGGTCTTACCAATACTACCGGATGTAACAACAACTTTTTTGGTTGTAATGCTGGTTTTTCTAACACTACTGGTAACTTCAACACCTTTATTGGAAATTATGCTGGTAGAGCTAACACTAGCGGTGCCAACAACACCTTTATTGGCGACTGTGCTGGTAGGTGCAACACTACTGGTTGTTACAACTTCTTTGTTGGGCAGTGTGCTGGTTGGAGAACATCTACAGGTTGTCACAACATTTTTATTGGTCGTAGCACTGGCCGCTGTAACACCACTGGAGCTAACAACACTTTCTTTGGTGGTTATGCTGGCTGGCAGAATACCACTGGCAGCAATAACTTCTTTGTCGGGTGCGCGACCGGCGGCTCGAACACCACCGGCTCATACAACTTCTTTGCTGGTCAGTGTGCTGGTTTTTCTAACACTACTGGTAACTTCAATACCTTTATTGGTAACCAAGCAGGTTATTCAAACACAATTGGCACCGGCAACTTCTTTGCTGGTCGATGTGCCGGTTATAGTAACACTGCAAGTCACAATATTTTCATGGGTATTCTAGCTGGTTGGCGCAACACAACTGGAACTCTTAACGTTTTCATAGGTCGATATGCTGGTTGCTGCAATACAGGAGGACAAGGCAACATCTTTATCGGACAATACACCGGCCGTGTTAATACAACTGGAAACCAAAACAACTTCTTAGGTCGTCAAGCTGGTTGCGCCAACACAACCGGGTGCGCCAACAACATTTTTGGGTGGAGTGCTGGTAGCAGCAACACTATTGGTAACAGCAACAACTTCTTTGGTCAAAGTGCCGGCTTATGCAACACTAGTGGTAGCTGTAACACGTTTATTGGCCACTATGCCGGATGCTGCAACACCACCGGTTTAAATAACTTATTCTTTGGTTGTTGTTCGGGTGTAGGTACGATTGGACTTGCCAATATCACTACAGAATCTAACCGTATCATTATGGGTAACAATGCTCATACATGTGCCCAAATACAAATTGCATGGACAACTGTTTCCGATATTCGTGACAAGTGTATTTTTGGACGAGTACCACATGGTAAGGGATTCTTGCAAGGTCTTGAAACAATTGAATACGCATTTAAAGACCGCGAAACAGGTTGCATCACAGATCCAGAAGGCAAGCGTAGATATGGATTCAGTGCTCAAAATATTCTAGTTGCTGAAGGTGATAAACCAGTTATTGTATCTACTGAAAACCCAGAAAAATTACAATTAACTGCGGAATACATTATCCCTGTATTAGTCAATGCAGTTAACGAGTTGTCTGCTGAGGTCGATGATTTGAGAGCAAGAATTATTGCGCTAGAAGCAAAATAATATTATTTGGCTTCGACAAAGGACTGATATATAATGTATCAGTCCTTTTTTACTTTATGAAGAAAATATTAATAGCTACACCCTGCCTTGACCAAAAAGTCGATGCCTATTTTGTACATAGTCTTTGCGAATCCATCAAATTAGGTTTAAAACACGATTTAGATATTCGGTGTGTTTTCTTAGCGAACGAAAGCATATTACCAATGGCTAGAAATGAATTATTTGCATTAGCGTATAAAGAAAATTACGACACAATGGTTTTTATTGACGATGATGAATATTGGGACGAACAAATACTTATCAATATAATTCAATCAGCAAAAGACGTAATCAGTGTTCCTGTTGTTAATAAAGGAGACAAAGAAATCACATTTAATGTTTGGTTGAAAAAAGATTTTGAAAAAGATGAAACAGATGGGTATATCAAAATAGATAAATGTGGTACTGGATTTCTAAAATTATCCAGAAAAGTTATAGTAGATTTATGGGATTCGAACACAGAATTAACTTTCAGAAATAGAAAACTTAAAAATATTTGTGAATATACATATAAAAATGGAGATTTTGTGGGTGAAGATATTACACTTACATACAAATTAAAAAATTTAGGTTACGATATATGGTTAAATCCCAATCACACAGTATCACACATTGGTAATAAAATGTACAAGGGCGATTTTAAGGTGCAAAACAAACTATGATAGATGTTGTTATTCCAACAATGTGGTTTGTTTCTGGTTTCATTAAAACCTTAGAATCTTATGTAAACCATGATAAAATAAACAAGGTTATTGTTGTTGACAATAATAAGTCCAATAGGCCTAATACAGAAATTTTAAAGCACAAAAAAATAGAATTAGTAAGCTATGGACGAAACATATATGTAAATCCAGCTTGGAATGAAGGATATTATCGTTCAAAATCAAAGATATTAGCAATCATTAATGATGATATAACTGTGTCAAACGAAGTGTTTAATATGGTCTATGACTTTGATTTTAAAGAAGGAGATTTAATTGGAGTTGATTTAAGAGGTCGTCAAGATAATTATAAAATTGATGATTTTATAGATACCAAAGAAGAAATACTCAAATTAAATTATATAGATACACAACCCATTGGAGGTCAAGCCTGGGCGTTTGGTATTTGTATGTTTATGCTTAAAGATTCGTATAGTCTTATACCAGATTTGTATCAAGTATGGTATGGTGATGACTATCTAGCACAAAGGGCAAAGAATGTTTACGCTATTAATTCTAATAAAATAAAAGGAAAAATTTCCGAAACTCTAACAAAATTTAAAGACCCGGATAGTGATATTAACAAAAGAATAGAACTTGATTCTAAAAATTTAGTAAAGTTTAATCATTTTAAAAATGGTGCAAAGTGGGACATACCCCATAACATGATTAATATGTATACAAATCACAGAAAAGCACTAGCAGAAGTAAAAGAAAAAGACATTTTTGAAATTGAATATAAAAAAGCCAAAGAAACATTTAGTGACATATACGAAAATGTACATATACTATATGACTTAGCCAAAAAATGTAAAACAGTAGTTGAAATGGGCGTCAGAACTGGAGTCAGCACTAGAGCATTTTTAAATACTGATGTTTCATTATTGTCATTCGATATTGAGTTAGACAATAATGTCAAAAAATTATTTGACTTAGCCAAACAAAAAGGTAAGAATGTACAGTATATTCAAGCTAATGTTTTGAATATAGAAATCGAAGAAACAGACTTATTGTTTATTGACACCTTGCACACTTATGACCAATTAAGGCAAGAATTAAAATTGCATGGAAATCAAGCCCAAAAATACATAGCATTCCATGATACTCATACATTTGGGTTGAGAGGTGAAGTTGGTAATGACCAAAAAGGATTATTAACTGCGGTAATAGAATTTTTGATAGATAATCCTCATTGGAAATTCAAAATACATAAAACAAACAACAATGGTTTTACAGTGCTAGAACGAACATAAATATATTGCTAAAAGAAAGAGGATTATGAAATATAGTATTTTTCATGTACAAGGTGGAATAGGAAAACATGTAGCTGCTACAGCAGTTGCACAAGTAATTAAAAACAACAATCCAGATAGAAAATTAATCGTAGCGTGCGCTTATCCGGAAATTTTCAACAACTTAGATTTTGTAGACCGTGTTTATCAATTGGGTAATACCAGTTATTTTTATCAAAATTACATACATGAACAAGATTCAATAATCTTTCACCACGAACCTTATTATACAACCGATCACATACACAAAAAACTACCGTTGATACAAAACTGGTGTAAATTATATAACTTAGAATATAAAGGTGAGTTACCAGTAATCAAATTCAACAAACTACAATACGACATATCTAAGAGATTTTGGGTCAAAGGAAGTAAGCCCATCATGGTATTACACACTAATGGTGGTATGATGACCACAAATGCAAAACCTTATGCATGGACTAGAGATATGCCTGAAAATGTTGGCCAAGCTCTAGTAGATCATTATAAAAAAGATTATACAATTTATCAAGTTACCAAATTAAATTCCCCTAAACTTAAAGGTGCAAATCACGTTTTTGCAACACAACAACAAGCACTCTCAACTATGGAAGTATTCAGTGTGTTATTGCATAGTGAAAAAAGAATATTGATTGATAGTTGCTTACAGCATGCCTCAGTAGCAATGAAGCGCCCTGCCACAGTATTATGGAATGGTACTAGTCCTAAGGTGTTTGGATATGATATGCATACCAACATAACTACAAAGATACCATATGAATTTAAATTGCCAGGAAGTTATTTGTTTGATTTTGATTTCAATGGTAATGAAATCGAATATCCATTTACCGAAGAACAAGAGTTATTCAACGTAGATGAAATTATCAAGGCAGTAGACGCACAATAAGGAACTAAAATGACGACACTAAAGAAAAAATATTATTTCATGGCAGGACTTCCTAGAAGTGGAAGTACAATGTTATCCGCAATACTTAATCAGAACCCTAGATTTTATTGTGGTCCTAGTTCTCCGGTTGTACCAACGATGTTAACAATAGAAAATTCATTGATGCAAGACGAATTGTTTTTGGCATACCCAAAGATGGATTTTGGTAAGAATTTGATTGCATCAGTGTTGGATCAATATTATGCTGATATTGACAAACCGGTAATCTTTGAAAAGAACCGTAGTTGGGTAAATCGAATGAATTACATTCAAGGATATTTTGATATTCAAACACCAAAAGTTTTATTTCCGGTACGGGACGTGGCTGAAATTTTAACATCATTTATTTCAATGATTCGTAGAAACCCTCACATTGTTAATGACAGATTAAATTTTATAGACCAAAGTTTAGTTCAAGGAGGTATTCCATTGAATGATGAAAACCGTTGCAAGGCCATTGCTGGGCCTGGCATTTTAGGACAATCATTTGATGGATTAAAAAAGGCATTATCAGAAGGGTATCGTGCTAATATTCACTTTATTGAGTATAAAGATTTGGTAAACAATCCAAGAGAAACAATGAAGAAAATATATGAATTCTTGAATGAACCTGAATATCACCATGATTTCAAAAATTTAAAGAATGTGCATCAGGAAGACGATGCTAGAATTTACGGATTTACTGATATGCACGAAGTTCGCCCTGAAGTCAAATCAGTTTCTTTAAATCCGGAAGATGTATTACCTGCTTCAATATTAGAGGGTGTAAGGGGTGCAGAATTTTGGAGAGAAATTGATGATGTTCCGTTAACCGATGAAACTGTTAACGCTGTCGTACCAGAGAAAAAACCCCAAAGTTTCTTCGGGGAAATAGTAGATCCTGCGGATAATGAAGGATCAACCTTTATATAAATTGGGATAAATATTAGATAATAGGAGATTAATATGGAAAAAGAACCACGCACACTAGAACAAATTCAAGGTACAATTCGTGCTGCACGTGACAGTGTTTGGGTCGTAACTGACGAAATTCAAAAACTAGCTGACGGTCAACCCGCAAATAAAGAACGCAAGGATAACATCGAGCGCAATGTTGCACACCTTAAGTTAGTTGTCGCAGATCAGGAAATCATCGATTCTAAAGAAGATATTTCTGACCTACAAGCTGCAATCGCAACCGGAGAAGCAAAACTAGCAGAAAATATTTGGTCAGAGTAATATTTGACTAAATTTATTGATGAATAGTATTGTTGTTATTACAGGTGGATTCGATCCATTGCATAGCGGACACATATCTTACATCAATGAAGCTAGTAAGCTAGGCACAGTTGTTGTGGGATTAAACAGCGACTCTTGGCTCACACGTAAAAAAGGAAAACCTTTTATGAATTTTCATGAGAGGTTTTCCGTATTATCAAATATAAGATCAGTTTCAACAGTAATTGATTTTGATGATTCCGACAACACTGCCTGCAATGCTATAGAAAAATCAAAGTTATTATATCCTAACCATGAAATAATTTTCGCCAACGGTGGGGATAGAACATCTACCAACATACCAGAAATGGATAGATTTAAAAATGATAGTCAAGTATCATTTGTATTTGGTATAGGTGGTGATGACAAAAAGAACAGTTCTAGTTGGATATTAAACGATTGGAAACACCCATCAGAAACTAGAGTTTGGGGTAAGTTCATCACTTATTATGATAACAAATTCACGAAAGTAAAAAGATTATTATTAGAACCAGGAAAATCTATTTCTATGCAATATCACAATGAACGATCTGAATTTTGGTTTGTAGAGTCCGGAGAAGGAGTAGTATCGTCTTTAGGTGATTCTAATCAAGAAGTAATGATTAAAACTATTAAAAAACACGACAATTATTTTGTGCCAGTTAATTCCTGGCATAAATTAAAGAACACAGGCAACGAAATTTTAAGTATTATCGAAATCCAATACGGTTCGGTATGCGATGAATCTGATATTACTAGATTTCAACAATAACTTTATAAAGGTAAAAACATGGAAAATCAACAACTAATTTTTAATATTCAACTTAACTTAGATCAAGTTAATGTAATCTTGGCTACAATGGGCAAATTACCATATGAGTCTATTGCACCATTGATGAACTCTATTCAAGGTCAAGCAAATCAACAAATGCAGCAATATCAAGCTGCTCAAGCTGCTGCACAAGAAGCACAACAAACAGAAGCTACTGTACAGTAATTGAGGTGACTATGCCACAACGTATACTTGTCATGGGTCTTCCTGGAGCAGGAAAGACATATCTTTCACAACATATATTAGAACATCTACAAAACAATGGTAAAAAAGTAGGTTGGCTAAATGCAGATGATGTGAGAAAAAAGTATAACGACTGGGATTTCAGCAAGGAAGGACGCATTCGCCAAAGTTTGCGTATGCGTGAACTTGCTGATGCTATGGATCATGTTGATTTTGTAATCTGTGATTTTGTTGCACCGTTACCAGAAATGCGTAACAATTTCAAAGCAGATTGGACTGTATGGGTCGATACCATAGATAAAGGTCGTTTTGAAGATACCAACAAAGTCTTTACGCCACCCGAAGTATATGATTTCAGAATTACTGAACAAAAATCAGAATGGTGGGGTGAGTTTATTGCTGCACACATGATTGACAATCGCAGACGTCCAGTATTTGATTGGAAAAAAGAAACAGTTCAAATGCTCGGCCGTTGGCAACCATGGCATGAAGGACATCGTGCATTATTTGATCGTGCGATTGTCAAAACTGGTCAAGTCGTGATACAAATTCGTGACTGTCAAGGATGGCAAGGTTCTAATCCTTTTGCTATTGATCAAGTTAAAAACTATATCAAACGAGATTTAGATCCTCTATATCAAGGTCAGTATGAGATTCAAGTTGTGCCAAACATTGTTGAAATTGTTTATGGTAGAGATGTAGGATATAAGATAAATAAAATAGAACTCACTGATGAAATACATCAAATATCAGCTACTAAAATCAGGGAGGAAATGAAAAACAAAGGTTTATTGTAATGTATCACTATGTTTATAAAACTACAAATAATGTAACTGGAAAAATATACATAGGAGCTCATAGTTCTAAAATACTTGATGACGATTATCTCGGGTCCGGAAAAGCACTTAAAGATGCTATTAAAAAATACGGAAAAGAAAACTTCAGTCGTTGTATTTTAGAATTTTTTGATACAAGAGAAGAGGCATTTAAAAAAGAATCGTATCTTGTAACAGAGGACTTTATTAAAGAAGATACAAATTACAATATGTGTCCTGGAGGTTTGGGATCTACAATTAAAACAGAAGAATTTAAAAATAAAGTTTCTGAGAAACTAAAAGGTAGAGTTTTTACAGAAGAACATAGTAGAAAAAAATCTCTTGCCCAAACCGGTAGTAAAAACCATAGATATGGTAAGCCTAATCCGAACAATCCAAAATTGTCTGGTAGAGACAACGGGATGTTTAATAAAAATCATACTGAAGAAAGTAAAAAATTAATGAGTCAGAATAGAAAACTTGTTAAAGTGGAGTATACTCCTGATCTTATTAAAAAGTTATCTTCTGCTTGTAAGGGGAAGTTATGGTATAATAATGGAAAGGTTTCTAAAAGATTTAAAGAAGGTGACCAACCGTCTGGATTTGCAAAAGGAAGACTCAGGTGAACAAGTATCATGTAAGATTCAATACTAAACACAATGGTAGTGATTTAGTTTGGAGAATTTTTGAAAATGGTGTTGAGCATCTGGCAACAGACGTTCGCATCGTTGGAGAAACTTACACAGAATGCACACAAGAATACGGTGAAACCAAATGGAATATCGCTTGCAACGGGAGGATGGTTTGGGTAAATAAAGTAGCTGTTATTGTGACTGGTAAAGATTAATGCAAGAAACGTCAATACGTAGTGTAACTAAGACTATTAGTTGGCGCTTGACTGGCTCAGGCGCCACCTTTCTTGTAAGCTATATTATTTCGCACGATTTTAATATGGCTAGCACTATTGCTATAGTCCAACTCACACTCAATACCATTTTATATTATATCCATGAACGCATATGGAATAAAATAAAATGGGGTAGAAAGTAATTTCTATACCAATTAGGGGAACAATATCCCCTTTATTTTTTTTAAGAAAGAATTGTGACTAATATTTTCCAACTTAATTATGATGAAAGATTGAAAAATTGGTATTTGCTTAGAAAGACCATTGAACAATCTGATATAAAAACAAAATGCCTAGAAACGGATAAATGGTGGCAACAAGCACCATTGGTAAACCATTACTTACATCCTCATGATTTGGATAATTGGCCCAATCCTTGGGAACTTTTGGTAGAAAACAACTATTGTACTGTTGCAAGAGCATTAGGGATGTGTTATACTTTAATACTATTAGGAATTAAAAATATTGAGTTCGTTTTGGCTAAGAATGACAGTAATGAGGATGTGGTATTAGTCCTAGTTGACAACGCAAAATATATATTGAATTACTGGCCCAACACGGTGTTAAATAACAATCTAAGCGATTTTAAAGTAGTAGAAAAAATAGATATTAAAAGAATAATAGACAAAATAGGCAAAATATGATAATTAACGTAACTAAGCGATCTGGGAAAAAAGAACCACTAAATCTAGAAAAATGGCAAGCTCAAGTTGCTAAAGTATGTAAAGGTATAGCAGATGTTAGCCCTAGCATGATAGAAATAAAATCCCAACTACACTTTTACGATGGTATTACTACAAAAGAAATTGACGAAATAACATTGAGGGCAATTGTTGACCTAATAGATGTTGAATCTAATCCAGAAATCGGACATACAAACTATCAATATGTAGCTGGTAAACAACGTATCAGTATGTTACGCAAAGACGTTTACGGGGACTATGAACCCCCTAGATTGTATGAAATTGTAAAAACAAATATAGCGACTGGACTATACACCCCCGAACTATTAGAATGGTATACAGAAGAAGAATGGGATAAAATGGATGATATTCTTGACCATTCCAAAGATGAACAATATAGTTATGCTGCTATTGAGCAACTGATTGAAAAATATCTTGTTCGGAACCGTTCAACAAAACAAACATACGAAACTCCACAAGTTCGCTATATGGTAGCCGCCGCTACTGTTATGCACAAGGAAGAGCCACAGTCGGCTCGTATGCGCCTAATTAAGGAATATTACAATGCAGCGTCTGATGGTCTATTTACTCTCGCTACTCCTGTTCTTGCTGGCCTTGGTACTCCCACCAAGCAATTTTCATCCTGTGTTCTTATTCGCAGCGACGATGACCTTGATAGTATTTTTGCTAGTGGCGAAATGATGGCCAAGTATGCTAGCAAACGTGCTGGCATTGGACTTGAGATTGGTCGTTTACGTTCACTAGGTAGTCCGATTCGTGGTGGCGAAATCATGCACACCGGCATGATTCCCTTCTTAAAGAAATGGTTCGGTGATTTACGCAGTTGTTCACAAGGTGGTATTCGTAATGCTAGTGCTACAGTTTTCTATCCCATATGGCATCATCAATTTGATGACCTTATTGTTCTCAAAAACAATCAAGGAACAGAAGAAACTAGAGTCAGACACATGGATTACGGTGTTGTGCTTTCTGCATTCTTTTGGAGAAGATTCAAAAATAAAGAGAATATTACCTTCTTTGACCCTAACGAAGTTCCAGACTTATACGAAGCCTTCTATTCTAATACAGCGTTGTTCGAAGAACTATATGTTAAGTATGAAAAAAATAAGAGCCTCAGAAAAAAGGTTATGTCTGCGGAGGAAGTATTCAAAAGCGGCATCTTAAAAGAAAGAACGGATACCGGACGTATCTATCTAGTGTTCATTGATAATGTAATGAACCAAGGACCATTCGATCCTGAGTACCACACGATTTACCAGTCAAATTTATGTTGCGAGATCCTACTTCCGACAGTTCCGTTTAAGTCATTAGATGATGAAGGCGAGTTCAAGTTGAATTTAGATGATGGTACAGAAATAACTTTACCCGGACAGCATAAAGTGCTATTATCTAATGGAGAGAAAAAGAAAGTAAGAGAATTGACGGAAGAAGATGATATACAGGATTTGATGATATGACACAAGCATTCGTTTATGTTTGGAAAAACACAAAATCTTTAAGGTGGTATCTAGGATCACATACTAGAAAAAATTGTCATCCAAATAATGGATATATTTGTTCTAGTAAAATAGTAAAACCATTAATAAAACAAAACCCTGAAGAATGGCAAAGAACAATTTTGGCAATCGGAACTCCTAGTGAAATGCTAGCTTTAGAGGCTGAATTATTAGAAATGTTAGATGCAAAGCATGATGTGCGAAGTTTTAATATGCATAATGGAGATGGCAAATTCACAACATTGGGTATTAGTTTTATCCCAGTTAACAAAGGCAAACCTAGTCCAAGAAGAGGATTACCTAATCCGGGTGTTTCTATTGCCCTTAAAGGAAAAGCACCCCATAATAAAGGAAAGCCTAGCCCAAGAAAAGGGGTACCAAATGAAAAAACAAGCATTAAATTAAAAGGTAAAAAACAACCAACAGTTTGCAGAATTATTGACCAACAGGAAATGAGTGTATCAAATTTTCTTAAATGGTGCAAAAATGAAGATTTTCCTAACCTAAAGTTAAAGAAAAGCACAAACATGTCTGTTGCCAAAAAAGGAGTGCTAATGCGAAAAGTGGCATGTCCGCATTGTAATAAAATAGGTGGCGTAAGCAGAATGAAACAATACCATTTTGATAATTGTAAATCACTGAAGGAAGAATATGAAAATAATTAAAAAAGAGTGTGTTAGAAAAGTACCAAAAATTGCACTGTGTACGCTGGGGAGTATAAATTGGGGAAGTTTTAGACACCCAGAAGATATGCGTAGGGCTTGCCGTATACTTCACCGTAGTCTTAACAATATCCTCGATTACCAAGATTTCTTGAGTATTCAGAGTAAACTATCTAATGATGAAATTCGTCCGTTAGGTATTGGTGTCACTAATTTAGCATACTGGCATGCAAAGCGTGGTTATAAGTATGGCGAAAAAGATGCACTACAGGATGTTAAGACATGGATGGAACATCAAGCATACTATCTAACAGAAGCTAGTGTTGAATTGGCACAAGAAAGAGGCCGTTGCGTAGATAGTGACAATACATATTACGGTAAAGGCATATTCCCTTGGGAACGTAGAGCAAACGGTGTTAACGAACTTGCCAATTTTACACCAGAATTAAATTGGGAAGGTTTACGTGCTAATATGAGGGCATACGGAGTACGCAACGCTACACAAATGGCTATTGCTCCTGTTGAATCTAGTAGTGTTGTTATCAACTCCACAAATGGCATTGAAATGCCAATGAGTTTGATTACAGTGAAAGAAAGTAAAGCAGGAAGTTTTACCCAAGTTGTGCCTGAATATCATAAACTGAAAAATAAGTACCAGCTGATGTGGGAACAGAAAGATTGCGATGGATATTTGAAAACGGCAGCAGTATTGCAAGCATATGTTGACCAAAGTATAAGTACAAATACTTTTTATAATCCTGCACACTTTGAAGGTCGTAAAGTACCTACGACATTGATTGCCAAAAATCTAATGCAATCGCAAATGTGGGGTATTAAGACATTCTATTATAGCTTGATTAACAAGCAAGGTGCCAAGGCTCAAGACGAGCAAGAGATACCACTAATGATTACACAAGAAGAAGATTTTGATGATGCTGATTGCGAAGCATGTAAGCTCTAAGGAATAACATGTCCAAACAACAATATAATTTAAACACAAAGACAGACTATCTACAACGTAAAATGTTCTTAGACCCACAGGGTCCTGTAACTATTCAGCGTTTTGAAGAAGTAAAATATAAAAAGGTTGCTGACTTTGAACAAACAGCACGAGGATTCTTTTGGGTTCCAGAAGAAATTTCTCTGACCAAAGATGCAAACGACTTTAAAGAAGCCAGTGATACAGTTAAGCATATCTTTACTAGCAACCTATTGCGACAAACAGCATTAGATTCTTTGCAAGGGCGTGGCCCCAGTCAAATCTTTACACCTGTTGTAAGTTTGCCTGAACTAGAAGCATTGGTGTATAATTGGACATTCTTTGAAACTAATATCCACAGTCGCAGCTATAGCCATATCATTCGTAACATCTACAACGTGCCTAAGGAAGTATTCAACACTATCCATGACACTAAAGAGATTGTTGAAATGGCAAGTAGTGTTGGTAAGTATTATGATGATTTGCACCAAATTAATTGCCGCAAAGAAATGGGCGAGAATATTAAAGAAGCAGACCACATCAAAGCAATTTGGTTAGCATTGCATGCCAGCTATGCACTAGAAGCCTTCCGTTTCATGGTATCATTTGCTACAAGTTTGGCAATGGTAGAAAACAAAATCTTTATTGGTAACGGTAATATTATTAGTTTAATTCTACAAGACGAACTATTACATAAAGGTTGGACTGCATTCTTAATTAACCAAGTTGTTAAAGAAGATCCTCGATTTGCTAAAGTTGCAGAAGAAACTAAAGACGAAGTTTACAAGATTTACTTAGATGTTATCCGTGAAGAAAAAGCATGGGCTGATTATCTATTCAAGTTCGGTCCTGTTATTGGATTAAACGCAACAGTATTAAAAGATTTTGTTGACTATACAGCAGCAGGTGCATTAAAAGAAATCGGCATTAAATATAGTGAACCACATCCAAAGAGTACTCCTATTCCTTGGTTCAACAAACATTCTGATACTAGCAAGAAACAAACAGCACTACAAGAAAACGAATCTACAAACTATGTCATTGGTGTTATGAGCGATGCGATTGACTACGATGAACTACCGAATTTATAATAAGGAAACTAAATGAAAAAACGCAACTACACACAGGACACAGTGAAGAAGTTACAAGGATCTGTGCAAATCGAGCATACATTAGCAAAACTGGGTGCTGAGAAACTACGCCGTTTGTTGGCGACTGAGCCTTATGTCAATACATTGGGTGCATACAACGGGCAGCAAGCAGTTCAACATGCTAAAGCAGGACTAAAAGCAATTTATCTAAGTGGTTGGCAAGTAGCAGCCGCAAACAACACACAGAATACAACATATCCAGATCAATCTCTATATCCAGTAGATAGTGTTCCCCGTGTAGTTAAAGGTATAAACAACGCATTCCGTCGTGCAGACCAAATCGAACACAGCGAAGGTCAAGTAACAACTGATTATTTCTTGCCTATCGTTGCTGATGCAGAAGCAGGATTTGGTGGCGCATTAAACGCATACGAGTTAATGAGTCATATGATTGAAGCAGGTGCAGCAGGTGTTCACTTTGAAGACCAACTTGCTAGTGAGAAAAAATGCGGTCATTTGGGAGGAAAAGTATTAGTCCCTACAAGTCAAATGATTCGCACATTAAATGCAGCACGACTAGCTGCCGATGTTGCGGGGGTTGATACTGTTATAATGGCACGAACAGATGCTGAATCAGCTACACTAATTACTAGTGACCACGATTCATTAGACAAGGACTTTATTATAAATGAAAGAACAGAAGAAGGTTTTTACAAATTCAAAAATGGCATTGACGCTTGCATCGCTAGGGGTCTTGCTTATGCTCCCTACGCTGATTTACTATGGTTTGAAACATCAACACCTGATATCAAACAAGCCAAAAAGTTTGCCGACGCAATACACGCACAATACCCTGACCAAATGTTGGCCTATAACTGCTCCCCCAGTTTCAATTGGCGTAAATTCTTGTCAGTCGAAGAATGTGAAACTTTCCAACGTGAACTAGGTGCTCTGGGTTATAAGTTCCAATTCATTACACTTGCGGGCTTTCATAGTGTAAACTTAGCTACTTTTGAATTAGCAGAAGCATATAAACAAAGAGGTATGGCTGGGTATAGCGAAATGCAAGAGCGTGAATTTGCCGCACAAGATCGCGGATTCACTACAGTTAAACATCAACGTGAAGTTGGTGTTGGTTATTTTGATTTAATTAGCGAAGCAGTCGGGTCTAAGTCAACTACTGCACTAAATACCAGTACAGAGTCAGACCAATTTCATTAAAATACAAGGAGAATAAAAATGAAAGCTATAGTATGGAGTAAATATCACTGCCCTTATTGTGACCAGGCAAAAGCATTACTACAACAAAAGGGAATTCAATTCGAAGAACGTAAGATCGGTGACGGATGGACTAAAGAAGAATTATTAGAAGCAATTCCTACAGCACGTACAGTCCCACAAATTCTATTAGACGACCAATTGATTGGTGGATTTAATGAACTTAAACAACATTTTTTAAAGGCAGCATAATGGCATTAACAATAGGAAAGGTTTATACTTTCAAATTAAACAGTGGAGAAGAATTAGTTGCAAAAATTACTGATTCTACAGATGATACTATAAGCGTTTCAGAACCAGTATCTGTTGCTCCTGGTCCACAGGGTATGGGTCTAGTACCTAGTCTTTTTACCGCAGATTTAGGTCAATCTGTGACGATAAATACTAATAGTATTGCTATGTATTGCGAAACTGATGATTCAGTTAGAATGAAATACGTAGAAGCAACAACAGGTATTAAAGTACCTGACAAAAAGATTATAATGGGATAAAATGCCTAATTTGTGTAGAGTTGGTGATATAAATCAAACCGGTGGCGCCATCATAGGTGGTGCTAGCACCGTTTTTGCCAATGGACTAAAAGTAGGACAACTCGGTAACCAACTCACCCCACACGCCCCGTGGAGCAAAAAAGCACACCCGCCGCACCGTAAAGCAACTGTTACCAGTGGAAGCCCCACAGTTTTCGCCGATGGCATCGCAGTTGCAAGAGTAACATCAAGTAATAGCTGTGGACATAGTATGGCTCAAGGTAGCCCGGATGTATTTGTAGAATGAGTGATACAGGAAAACAAAGTCCATTAGGCGTTAATGTCTTGAACGCTCTTTTAACCACACAAGGGTTGCAAATCAACTCAAAAATGGTGTCTTGGGTTGGTACCTCACATAATTTTACAGATTATATATTTGGTAAAGTATGCCAAGATACTGTGCTTCGCTTATGCACATGGTCAATACATATAGCATATTTACGCAAAGAAGCAGGACAAATAAGTTCCGTCACCTATAACAATATAATATCAATCGGCGCCGGATCAACAAATATTCCAATTACATCGATTGTATCAGGACAAGATACTTCAACCGGTCAATATTATATTGAAGTTAGTTATAATATTAACCAGGCAGTAACCGTTGGTCAGTTTATACGTATAAATGAGGCATCACCCATTGCATTCAATGGAAATTGGTTAATTTCAGAAATAGTTGACACCAATACATTTAGAATATACACTACTGTAGGTTATGGTGTTGCAACATCAAATGGATACTTTATTGTTGATTCACAGGTTCCTGCTTTAGGAAATTCAAAACCATTCTCATATGTATGGGAAGAACCTAATGCACCATATGGTACTGGTACATTTAATTTAATTGGGGACATTGGCTGGGGAGGAAGTACTTATAAGAGTAACAATCCTGTAACTCAATGGGGCTACATTAGATTGTTGGCACTGCAGGCCTGGATGGAATTTAATTACAATAGTACATTAGAGCAAGGTAGTACATATAATCCTCGAGGATATCGTGATTTTTTACAATCATTTCAAAATGCATATAGCTTTATAAGTTATAGCAATAATGCAATATTATCAGTAGACAATAGTATAGATTTCTTGGATGGTACATTCAGTAATATGAATGACCTTATTACAGCGGATGTTACTAATGTTAATTTAGCATTAAAAAGTTGGGGACAAGACTTAATTTTATTAGGTAAAGCATTAGATTTATCAAACATAGATATTTTTGGATTACCCTCAGTACTACTAAAAACTTTAGCGAAATACAGTGCAATAACTAAAAATCTAAGCCTTGCTATAATTGCTGCTGGAATTCCAGTAGACGAACTTGGAAGTATTTTAGGAAATATAACACAGCCTACGATAATACAAGAAAGAAAATTGTATGCATCGTTTGTATTGACTGTGGGAGATGCATTACAAGAAATATTAATTTCGTTAAACTGCAAAACTGAGGGATTAGAATCATTAGCAGATTTATTAGATCCTAAAAAACTTTTTCCTAATAGCTACGCATCTTTGACAGTTCCTATATACACTGACAATAATACCACACCAACACAAACTACTACAGTAGCAGATAACGGAACAACAGTTGTCAGTAATCTTAGTAATAGTAAAATTTCATATTTAATATATACCAATAATGGAGTCAATCCACAATTAACAAGCCCGGAAATATTAAACAAAATAGGAGTGCAAGTAATACCTGGCTCACCTTTAATTAGTGAAGATAATAACACAGATGCTACTATTGTAATACAAGAGCCAGTAAGAGGATTTGGGTCATATCTATCAACTATTGTTCCACCAGCAATAGCTACGACTGCAGGTGCATTTTCTGCATCAATGCAGCAAATTAAGAATATTAAAGAAATACCTATAGAAAAGTTTGGACAAGTTGTAATTAATTTAGAAACAATGGCAATTGCAACCGTTAACGGAACTCCTGTATCTTTGAATACGAATCAAGGTACGCAAAATAACGTACCTACTAATTTAAGTTTAAGATCGGCTGCTTTACCATTGATAGCATTGGGCAGCGGACCTCAAGGATCATATACTGCCAGCGACTTTTTTGGTTGCATGAGTGGACTTCCATATAACGGAAGTTCAGAATATCCTTCTAGAAATACGCCTGAGTGGGGTCTAGAAGGAATTTTTAATAAATTAAAACAAGTAGCAACACGAAAATTATATAATATATATCATGAATTATATCTCGCGGTAACATGGTCAAAAGCAACAACCTATATAACTCAAAATATATATAATGTCAATGTGCAGTCTTACATTGCCCCAAATCCAAGTGCTATTCCTCCCATTGCGGGACAGCCTAGAATAGATGATTGGTATTACACAGTAGAGTTTGGTATTGATGACAACGGCGGTGGGTATGGTAGAGGAAGTGCCCCCGCACCTACGGTTCAATTAACTCCTAACAATTGTGGCGGTAGTCTAACAATTAAAATTGGAACTGACGATAATGAGGTTCCTGGAAATTTCGGAAAAGTTTTAGAAAATACAAAAAATTACGGTACTGCATATAAATACGCAACTACATCAGTCATGCAAAGTGCTGCACCATCAGCGCCACTAGCGCCAGAAGAATTCTTATATATTCAAGCTCCACCGATTCAACCTTTCCCTGTACAGGATGACGGAAGTTTTTATCCCACTGGGTATAATCATGATCCTGGATATAAAGCAGGTTCTCAAGGTGGAACTGTTGCAGGATATAATGGATGGCCTTATATGGAATCTGTTGTACAAGGATATATAAACCAAGCTAATTTAGAAATTACTTATATAAGTAAAAGCCAACCTGATGCATGTAGAAAATTGAATTCCTATTGGAATAGTACAGGTAATCAATTAACAATAGAACAGCGTGCTAGAATGACTGGATACAAACCACCATTGTCAGATCCAAGAGAAGATTATCTGTCATTGTGGCCAACAACAATCTACACATTTACTGATTCGATGCCCACATATGGAAAAAACACGGATTCACAAATGTATGCACAAACATTAGAAAATATTTCTGATTGGAACAATGTAGGTGGACAAAGTATTGTAGCAATGATGCGTCAGGATCGGAATCAAGATCGTCTGTCATTGATAGGTATTGATTTGGATAATAATATTAATGACCAAATAGCAAGACCAACTTCACAATTGTCATCTCTAGGAAGTGAATTGTCATCTCCTGCTATTAATTACAATAATAATTCAATTACACCAGAACCTTTGGGATCATATGATTCAGGAACCGCTATAGTTCCGGGAACTTTCGGTGAAAACCCATATCAAAATATTATACCGCCTACCCTTAATGCATGGACTTCGTCTTCATCATTAATACCTAGTACTTATACCGTTAATTCAGCAATTGAAGAAGTTATTCGTTGTAACTGTGATTGCTGGAATTTGGCATAAGGAGAATAAAATGAAAATGCATATAAAATATTTATTAGTAGCTACCATTATCTTGGTACTAATGTTTGGATTCACTGCATTAAATGTTAACAATACCAATCTTCTAATTGAGAAAGCAGCAGAACCTGTTGCTGAGGTAGCTAAGGTAGCAAAAATTGTAGATCCTAAACAGCTAGCTTGCATGGCTAAAAACATCTTTTATGAAGCTAACGGAGAACCTATTCAAGGTCAAGCTGCCGTAGCTAGAGTTGTTATGAATAGAATTCAACATGGTTTTGGAAGTAATCCATGTAATGTAATATATCAGGCAACATATGTTGAAAAACTAAATGAAGAGGGTGATATTTACAAAGAAAAAAGGTGTCAGTTTAGCTGGGTATGTGAGGGTAAAGACGAACCAAATAAAAATAATCCAGGATATATAAAGGCTAAAGAAATAGCATACGATGTACTAGCATATGATGCCTATGACGATGTAATACCAAAATCTACTCTATTCTTTCACAATCTAACAGTGAAACCAAACTGGCCATATCAACACGCTAAACAAATAGGTAATCACATTTTTTATTCTAAAAGTAAAAAGAAGAAACAAAATAAATTAGCAACCCAGTAACTACAGATAAATCATACTATGAGTTATCTATTTACAAGTGAATCCGTGTCCGAAGGACACCCTGATAAAGTAGCTGATGCAATCAGCGATGCAGTTTTAGATTTGGTAATGGCAAAAGAAGATAGTTCACTGCGCTGTGCATGTGAAACTCTTGTTACTACTAACCGTGTTGTGTTGGCAGGAGAATACAAAGGTATTCTACACGACGAAGAAGTTGAAAGTGCTGTACGCAAAGTTATCAAAAATATCGGTTACGAACAACAAGGTTTCAATTGGCAAACAGTTGAAATCACGAACTTACTACACGGACAAAGTGCAGATATTGCACTAGGAACAGACAGTTTCGGTGCAGGAGACCAAGGCTTAATGTTTGGTTATGCATGTGATGAAAATGACAATCAAATGCCCAGTGCAATTTATTGGTCTCACCGTATCGTTGAAGCACTTTCTCACGCTAGAAAAAATGGCGTATTGACTTGGTTAGGTCCCGATGCCAAAAGTCAAGTTACATTTGAATACGACGAATTGAATCGTCCTATACGTATTGCTAAAGTAGTATGTTCTACACAACATTCCGAAACAGTTGACATTGAAACAGTTAGGCGTACAATAGAGTCAGTAATTCGTAATATACTACCTGGCAAATATGTTGATAACAATACTGAATTTTATATTAATCCTACTGGCCGCTTTGTTATCGGCGGCCCTGATGGGGATACTGGGCTTACTGGTCGCAAAATCATTGTAGACACTTATGGAGGGTATAGTCCTCATGGTGGAGGGGCATTCTCGGGTAAAGACCCTACTAAGGTTGATCGTAGTGCCGCCTACATGATGCGCTATATTGCTAAGAACATTGTAGCGTCAGGACAAGCACCATGGGCTACGTGTCAAGTTAGCTATGCAATTGGGTTGAAAGATCCGATGAGTTTTTATGTCGAAACGCAGGATACTAAACTTAGTCGTTATTTAACAGACTGGATTAAGAATAACGTAGACTTGACACCAAAAGGAATTATTGATAAATTTAAACTATTCAGACCTTTGTATACAAAAACCACAAACTATGGACATTTTGGTAAATCATATTTACCTTGGGAACAAGTTGATTTGTTTTAATGGAAGAAAAGCCAAATTCAGCTAAAGGCAGAGAGAGTTATGACAGTGAAGCTGGTAACTCTCTTATCCATTTCTTTAATAGAAATGTAACCCCTTACGCCACTGAATCTGGCGGTCCAAAGTTTGACCTTATTCCTATCGAAAAACAAAAAGACATTATGGTCAATGTAGCAAGACTACATGCCCAACAAGAATATGATAGGATAATGGAACTAGTTGCAGTATTACAAAAACAAGCAGCAGATATTAAACGAAGGCTTGACATAACCGACATGGTTCATCAAGCTAAATACGATTTTCAGATATATCATGGACAATGTTATTGGTTGTTATATGACCGTAGAAAAGATTGTACACGATTAACATTACATGGTCCAAATGAATGGTTTACGGGAAAACCTGAAGAATATGAATATATCTGTAAAGTTAAATGGTTAGGTGACTATACTTGGTTAGAGGTAAATGATGAATAGAAGTCCAGAAAGAGGGTCATTTCATATTGAGTGCGAACTTAAACGGGTAGAATCCGGTGAAAAAACCTTAGAAGATGCCCAGCCCATGATTGATTTTTATAAATCATGGGAACAGCAACGACAAGAAATGGAAGCCACCGACGAGTGGAAGAAGGATAATATGGAATATGACCTTCGTTCTACTAAATGGATCTGTGATAAAGCCAAAGCTAGTGCAGGGTATGCACAGAACATCTATGCTGCAATTTGTAACAATGAATTTGTAAAAAATGATGTATGGCCTATACTAACCGATAAACGATGGGGCGCTAGTTGGCGTAGTGCGGGCGGTATTGTTGCTAATATGATAGAAGAAGGTGACTATATTGATTGGTATTGCTCTGGTATTCGGGGGGAGGTAGATGATGAAGAATATCACAGTATGTCAAAAGAACAACAAGAATATTATGTTTATACTAAAACTCACTTTGTGGGTGAAGGTATAGTTACTGATGAAATACGTGAGGATTTGTTAAAGTTGGGTTGGATTGTAGTACCTAACGAAAATGAAGAATAAGTACTGTTAAACATCACAAACGGGCGCACCGAGATAAATAACTATATGAAAAGTAAATATGGTCTACCAGTCGTTTGTTCTCATTGCGGGGAAATGTTTTTAACTAAACCTAGATTTTTAGAATATTGCTCTACACCATGTAAAAATCCAATAAACCGAAAAGGAAATATTCCTTGGAATAAGGGTAGAGAGATGACTGCGGAACAAAAAGCTAAATTAAACATAGAAGGTTTGAAAAAAGGTCGTGGTTGGAACAAAGGACTACCTAATGAAAAACAACGAGAAAAATGGACTGGATCAAATAACCCCAACTGGGAAGGTAAACTCAATAATCTTAGACCAAAAAAGATAGTAAATGACGAATTTGTTAAATACAAAAGAGAATGCAAAAAACAGACACACAGAACAAGATATGCTATGAAAAGGGAGGGTCTAATTCCCGATAATATCGGTAAAAGGAAAGATCAATATCAATTAGATCACATCATTCCTTTTAAACAAGGATACGAATTAGGAATAGATCCAAAAATCATTGGAGGTAAAAGTAATCTCCAATGGATTCTGGGGGAAGAAAACAGGACGAAATGGGATCGCTTCCAACCAGAAGAAATTATTAACAAAGTATTAGGAGAATACAATGGCTTACAGCGACCGCGTAATTGACCATTATGAAAATCCAAGAAATGTAGGATCGTTCGCCAAGGATGAAGCGCATGTCGGCACCGGGATGGTTGGTGCTCCGGCATGCGGTTAGCTGGGCGATGTTATGAAACTACAAATCAAAGTAAATCCAAAAACAGGAATTATCGAAGATGCCAAATTTAAAACATATGGGTGCGGGTCGGCTATTGCTAGCTCAAGTCTTGTCACTGAATGGGTCAAAGGGAAAACACTTAACGAAGCTGCCGGACTCAAAAACTCTCAAATCGCAGAAGAACTTGCACTCCCCCCAGTCAAAATCCATTGCTCAATCCTCGCGGAAGACGCCATCAAAGCCGCAGTAGAAGATTACAAAAAAAAGCATTAACCGATTTGCGATAGATACAGTGCCGGCATTTTCCCAAAAAACGATAAAGAATAGCACCTTTTGTATATAATTATATTCATGCGCTGTTCTCAATGGTTGAGTAGGAGCCTCTAAAACTCTGAATCCCGGGTTCGATTCCCGTACAGCGCACCAAATATAAATAACATAATGAAACTACCTTTTATTGGATTAATGGGAGTAGGAAGCGACAACATGCTTTATACTCCTAGCGGAGAAGCTCTATTCAGAGCGCCCGAATGGGCTGCGTGGCGCATCCAGCGCATTCAACATTGGATTGCACAAAAAACTTGGAGTTAATTAAAATGGCATAGATTGAATTTGATTGTAAGGATATAGTGTTTCACTTCAACAAGAAACATTTAGAAGATCAGACTATTCCCATGTGGGTCTTAAAATTTCATGGCGAAACGTACTATGTGAATCATGTGGAATGCAATGTTCCCTGGTCTACTAAAGAGACAATTGATAATCCACATACTAAAGGTTCTATCAAAGTCAAAGACTGTTTATTGCAGATTGACGAGAACAACGAAGCCAAAATCTCACCTATCACAATAACAGACAAAGCACGAATCCGTAATGCCAAGAAAGGTATCACCCGTGTAGTAGTCAGTGAAAAAAATTGGGGAGGAACTAAGTTTAGAAATCTTCTCAAAGAAAAGAGTATCAAACATGGTCCTATCAAAAGTATAGGTGGCGCATGTACAACTACATTCTATGTCACTGACATTTACAACGAACAGGATGTAACTTACCTTGCTCTAATGTTAACTGATACAGACTTTAGAAAACTCATGCCCAACGAAGGATATTACAGGATGTATGATGACCCAAAGTATCAAGGGACCAGCGATATCGATTTGGATGCAATTGACTGGTCCGACGATGACGAGGATGACTAAATACTAGATGCGTATCAATGAAATACTAACTGAAAGTTCGGATGTAGTTACTCTATATCACGGAACATGCCCTGAATCTGCTAAAATACTGTTAGCAAATGGTTGGCAACCTAGGTCAGCAAGCCCAGGAGCGAACATGGGACAATCACAATACCTGTATCTAACAACAGAACCAGAAGATGCGTTATGGTTTGCACAAGAAAAGGGTTGTGATACCGTATTGAAAGTTAGTAATGTTCCAATGTCTATACTCAAAGTAGACCCGGAAGATGGAATCGGTGATACTGTTTATGATGAACTACATTCAAGTAGCGGTGCACCTGGCAAAGTAGTTGCCATCAGACCATTGGGTAAAGAACATTTTTCAATTGTCCGATAATCTTTATTTCATATAAGCCCTATGCTAAACTAAATACTGTTGAAGCATGGGGCTTCACACCGACACTCTTAAAACATTATGCTCTTAGAGTGTGAGCAGAAAGGAAAATATGGTTATGTACCAAAACAAACTCGTGGCGAGTCTAAAAGCCAATGGAAAAATCCTTCGTGAATTCAAGGATACCGTCTATATCCCGTTCGGGTGCGAATATTCAATCTTACTCAAGAACCTCAACACAGTCCGAGCACTCGTCAATGTATACATTGACGGCGAAGACATGGCTCCTGGTGGCATCGTTCTAAACGCACATCAAGAAATTGACTTAGAGCGTAGCATCAAGAATGGCAATTTGTCAGAAGGTAATCGCTTCAAGTTCATTGAGCGTACAGGTGCTGTAGAACAGCATCGTGGTATCAAGTTAGAAGATGGCATTGTTCGCATTGAGTATCAGTTTGAAATCCCCCGTCCAATATTGAACATTGATTGGAACTCAACACCTATCAGTGGCAATCAATATCCAAAGACACCTACATACAATGTCAATGGTATGTTGCGTAGTGTAGACTATAGTGCAGGCGAAAACATGAAAGCTATGGCAAGTACTGCAATTAATTCTACATTGCAAAGCATGAACATCAGTGCAACATCAGCACACGACGGTATGGCTACAATGGATTGGATGCCTGCAAACGACACCGGTATCACAGTTCCTGGCTCTAAGAGTGAACAGAAGTTTCAAACAACTTACATGGGTGCATTAGATCCGCAGAAATATTCAATCGTATTGAAGATTCTAGGCGAGACTCCCGATAACGAACCTGTTCGCAAGCCTATCACTACCAAGCATAAACCTAAGTGTGTCACATGCGGTAAGCAGAACAAAGCTACAGCTAAATTCTGTACCGAATGTGGAACAGCATTAGAAATTTTCGCTTGATAATAAATACCCGAGTATGTTATAATCTCGGGTATGAAAATTGAACGGGCATTAGATTGGAATAAAGTCAGTGATGACCTTCGTACCCAATTGGGAACAATTGGGTACAATCCTGACCTTCGTAAAATGTTTAAAAACATTGACGCAATGGTATCGGAACTCAGTAAACTAGAAGTCAGTTTTCGTAGAAGTCAAAAGTATTCAATGTTGGATGAAAAAGTTGCTGAAATAAACAAAGCAATAAATCACCTTGAAAAACTCATATTAATAGGTAAACTAATGACATGATGGATGATATAGTGGGTTGGTTTTCAGGCCCCCAACAAACTGAAATAATTAAATTACTGTCCAAATACAATTATCCCGAATGTATCGGAGTAGAAGTTGGCTCACTGCATGGTCGTAGTAGTTATGCTATCTCCACAGCAATTAATAAAGGAAAATTGTATTGTATTGATTTATGGGACGGCAGGGATTCGTATAATGATAATTTTAGTATGGAAATTATTCTTGCACACAAATTGCCAATAAAAGGAAGTTTTTCCACAAAAGAAAATTTTCTGAAAAATGTAGCTTCTAGACCAAATATAGTAGCAATACAAGCGTGTAGTCCGTATGATGTAGCAGATTGGAATTTGCCTATTGACTTTATATTTTTAGACACCGACCACACTAATCCTAATGATAGAGACAATATTGATTTTTGGTTACCTAAAATAAAATCAGGAGGGATGTTTGTAGGTCATGATTTCTATCAAGATAGAAGATTCCCTGATGTAAATACAAACGTAGAATTTATGGAAGATTTACTAAAGCAAAAGGTAACCCTCGTCCCCCACACCCCAATTTGGTATTTTAATATAACCAAAACTTGACAATAAATCCTTTTTATCGTATAATTGATGACAGTCAAAAAACGGATAGTGTATGGAATTCAAAGTTGAAGCAAGTAGGCGTAACAAAAAATTCATTGAGGCACTTTTGCCCTCAATGATTAGTCAACTCAAATTAGAAAGTAGTAAAAGAGTATTACTTATTAGGGTTGCGGACGAGTGCGGTGAGAACCAAGGCATCACCATAGACTTGGGACAAAACATCGGTATTGTCGTTGTAGTCAAGCCTCGCAAGAACCTCAAGGAAGTTGGTCTGACACTTGCACATGAAATGGTGCATGTTAAGCAATTGGCTAAGGGTGTATTGAAAACTCGCAAGACAGGATCCTATATCTGGGCAGGCAAGCGTTACAGTAAAAAAACTGAATACTTGAGTATGCCCTGGGAAATTGAAGCATTTAGTAAACAAGAACTCATTTTGCGCCGAGCATTTGAGGCTTGACAATAAATGGTTTCGGGCGTACAATACACGTATTGATTGATTAAAGGAGCTTTAAATGTCGGACGTTTCTTACACCGTGATTGTTTACAAAACTGACAAGCGTACGAAAATCGGCAAGCGCCAGGTTCGTGTTTTTGAACACAAAGGCCCGCGTAAGGGCATGAAGGAAGAACTGACTCACCTGTATCAAACTAGTTGGTTTGCCAAAGACGGTTACAGTTTTGAGATCCATGAGACTTATGTAACCCGCAAGAATCTCATGACTGGTCAAGAATACGAGGAACGCTATGATACTCCGCGTTCCTGCTCCCCTTCTAGTGAATCCTTCTGGTCAAATTAATTTGACAATAAATCCAAACTCTGATACAATACTTGTATTGACACTGAAATAGAGGACAAACAAATGGCACTGACTCCCCTGACCGAACGTCAAAAATCATTGATTGTTAACAATGTTGTTAAGGCATGTCGCAACATTGACAATCTGAATCGTACTGGCTATAAGTACCTTTATCTGTGTTCTGGGTTTATTGCCCACTACGACCTGTATGGCTTCATTTCAGCCTATAGCGAACCTGGTTCACTCAAGCGTGATATTCTTTCTTATGCTGGTCAAAATCAGTGGAAGAACTTCCGCCCAGGTGAGCGTGACTACGATTATTACATGTCCAAAGCCGATGTGTATAATCGCATTCTTGCCCAAATCATCTAAAAATTGTTTGACAATAAATCAAACATCACATACAATCAAGTTTCTTTATCTCAACGCCAATAGCAATAGGAGCATAATATGGCATCGCAAGTCTCTGACAATCTGACAATCACCTCTGTTCAAGTGCGTAAGGCACTGTTGACTGCATTCAAAGTGCAACGTCCCGTTTTTCTCTGGGGCCCTCCCGGTATTGGTAAATCTGAGGTCGTGCAAGAAATTGCTGATGAACTTGGTGGTATTGTGTATGACTTGCGTATGGCTCAGATGGAACCTACTGACATTCGCGGTATTCCCTACTTCAACAAAGATATCAACAAGATGGACTGGGCCGCACCCGTCGATCTGCCTGACGAGGAAACTGCAAGCAAGTATCCCGTTGTTGTCTTGTTCCTCGATGAAATGAACAGTGCTCCGCCCGCTGTACAAGCTGCAGGTTATCAACTTATTCTGAACCGTCGAGTTGGTAAGTATGTTTTGCCCAAAAACGTTGTTATCGTTGCGGCAGGTAACCGTGACAGTGACAAGGGTGTGACTTATCGCATGCCGATGCCCCTCGCTAACCGATTCTTGCACTTGGAAATGCGCCCTGACTTTACAAGTTGGCAGAACTGGGCTGTGAACAAAGGTATTCACAAAGACGTTGTGGGTTACTTGTCTTTCGCTAAACAGGACATGTACGACTTTGATAGCAAGTCCGCAAGCCGTGCATTCGCTACTCCCCGTTCTTGGTGTTTTGTGAGCGACCTTCTAAAAGATGAAGATGCTCTGGATCAGGATACACTGTTTAACCTGGTGTCTGGTGCAGTCGGTGAAGGTCTTGCTGTTAAGTTTATGGCTCACCGTAAGATTGCAGGCAAGATGCCCGACCCCGCAGATATTCTCAGTGGAAAAGTCAAGGACCTTTCTGTTAAAGAAATTTCTGCGATGTACTCCCTGACAATTTCTATGTGCTATGAACTCCGTGATTCACTTGAAAACAAGAAGGTTGATAACAAGCAGTTCCATGTCATGGCTGATAATTTCTTCAACTATATCATGGCTAACTTTGAGACTGAATTGGTCGTTATGGGTGCTAAGATTGCCCTCAAGACTTACAAGCTGCCGATTGAGCCTAGTCAACTCAAGAACTTTGATGACTTCCATAAGAAGTATGGTAAATACATTGTCGAGGCTGGTAACTGATTCACACTAGCACAAAGCTAGGTGTTAGGGTAGCGATGCCCTTTTACGAGGGTGAGTGTAGAAATATATTCACCCTCTTTTTATAAAGGAAGTAAAATGTCTGGTAAAAAATATTTTTATGCTCTCGGTCAAAGTGTCCGTTCACGCGGTTTGACTAAGGATCAAGGTATGGCTCTGTATCAAATTGAAGCAGGTGAACCCTACGCACGAATTGCATTTGATGCAGGCTACCGAGGTCTTGCACTATGAGCGAAGATAAAAGTAAACCAAAAATTGTTTTTGCACCCGGGTGTTTTGATGGCTTTGAAGGAACTCAGGAAGAACTAAACGAATTTATTGAAAAAATCAAGACTATGGCTGAGTCCGGTGAACTCTTTGACCAAATGATCGATATTCAGGATATCATTGATGAAACGGATCCATTGGAGATCGAGCAAATTGTAAACGAAATGTTTACACCTCGCACACTGCATTAATTTGACGAAAAATCCACGGTCTGTTATAATACAACTATCGCAATGTAAAGGAATATAAATGAGCGAAGTCATTGATAAATCAAAGTCTAAGAAAAAGCGTAGTGCAAAATTTGAGAATCTTGTAGGTCCTATGGATCCGAAAATTGATGCACAGGCACGTGAACGGTTGGTCACTGCACGTATCGGTCTATTGTTGCGCCATTCGTTTTTCGGTAACTTGGCAACTCGCCTGCAACTTATCAACGGCGATGAATGGCTGTCAACTGCGGCAACTGACGGTCTAAAATTCTATTACAACTCCCGTTTCATTATGATGCTCAAGCCCAAAGAGGTTGAGTTTCTTGTGGCTCACGAGGTTCTGCACGTTGTTTACGATCACATGGGTCGCCGCAATCATCGTGATCCTCAAATCTGGAACATTGCTGACGACTATGCAGTCAACGCCGACTTGAAGCGACACAAGGTTGGTCAATTCATTACCACTGTTCCTTGTTTGTATGAACAAAAATATGACGGCAAGCCTGCTGAGGAAATCTATGATGACCTCATGAAGAATGTCCAAAAGATCAATATCAACGACCTTATCGACCAAATGATTGACGATCACCTTGACGGTGACGAAGGTGATGGTGACAGTGATGGTGATGGTGACAAAGACGGCAAGAGTAAGCGTCCTAAAATGTCTCCTGAGGAACGTGAACGTGCCCGCCAGGAAATCAAGCAAGCGATTATCAACGCAGCACAAAGTGCCGAAGCAGGCTCTCTTCCTCTAGGTGTTGAGCGACTGATTAAACAAGCTACTGATCCAGTTATGCCTTGGCGTGAACTGATTCAAACTAACTTGACCAGTGCTATCCGTACTGACTACAGTTGGATGCGCCCAAGTCGTCGTTCTTGGCACATGGATGCGGTCATGCCTGGTATGACTCCCGGTGAAGAAATTGATGTTGTCGTTGCTATTGACATGTCTGGTTCTATCTCTAACAAGCAAGCACAAAACTTCTTGGGTGAGATCGGCGGCATGATGGAAGCGTTTGACGGCTATAAGGTTCATGTGTTCTGTTTTGACACTGATATCTATAACCCTGCTGACTTCACAAGTGAGAACCTTGACACTATCGATAACTACGAACCACAAGGTGGCGGAGGCACAGACTTTGATGCTATCTTTGAATACTTGAAGAAGATTGGCAATGTGCCCAAACGACTGATTGTATTCACCGATGGTTATCCATGTGGTTCTTGGGGTGACGCAGACTATTGCGACACTACATGGATCATTCACGGTGATCCCGATCCGAATCCCCCGTTCGGTACCTTCGCTATCTACGATGACCACAAGTGAGAAATAAATGGATACGTTAATTCAAATTTTGGGTTACGGATTTGTCGCAGTGGTGGTTGCAGGTTTATTTTATATTTTTACTAAGTTGTTGGTTGGAGCTTTAGGAGCACTAACAAAAGATGATGATTGACAGTAACAACCAACAACTAACAATATACGAATCTCCTGACGGAGGCAAGACAGTCTACTCCCGCAAGTCAGGAGAGGCTGTTCGCCAATTAGAAAGTAGACTTACCGATCCTACATGGTTAAAAGAAAAAGAACTTACAGAACGCTGGGCCAGCTTAAAACAAGCTGTCTTTATGGATGACTCTACTATCAATGATTTGATTGAAAAAATCGAAGTGTTGATGAAATTAAAAAAATGAATCATGAAGTGAACCCATTAATATGGTTTGCCGAGCGAGAATTACCATATCCACCAGTACATTTTGTAGTCGCATCCACACCTGCCACAATAGAATCCAAACAATGGGTTCTCGATCATTTGTCGGGTAGATTTTCTATAACAACAAACTCTGCTGATATTTTTAATTTAGAAAGCATAGGCAGTATCAGTTTTGAAGATCCAAAAGAGGCTATGATTTTTGAACTAAAGTGGTCCTAAGAAAAAATATTGCAAAGATTTAATTCTGTTAAATATCTAGCATATATAATAGGAGATTGCAATATGAGTTTTTTACGACATGTAGGGAAGCAAGGTGATCGTAAGGTTGCCGTAGTATTCCGTGAAGTACCCGGTGAACCTCATATGTGCTTGGTTACATATACTGAAACATTAAATCAACACATACATGACCCACTAATCAAATGTATTGAAAGTGATATTGGGCAAAACAGTGAGCACTTAGCAGATGCACTAAATCGTACTCATACCAAAGACGGTCGAATCATCCTACAAGTTTTACACGCTGAAGGACAATTGAAAAAGGTTCAAACAAGTCAAATTGTCATGACACCTGCACCAAATCAATCTATCCGTTTGGATGAATTGAATACCATTTTAGATGAAATGAAAACGGGCGAGGCAGCGGTACAGAAACTAGCAGAACTAGACAAGTCACGAGGACTACAAGATCCAGCAGACGTTGTACGCCGTATGCGCGGCCCCCAACAAGCACCGCAAGTACAGTCAACCGGTGATGCATTGGGTGATGCTCAACTAGCAAACAATCTACGTCAACAGGCTACTAGGATGACTAATGAGGCCAAAGGTCTTATGGCTGAAGCAGAGCGTTTATTGAAAGAAGCCGCACAAATGGATCCAGTTCAAGCAGTTCCTGAAACTACCAAACCAAAGAAAACAACTGCGAGAAAAACTAAAGTTAGTGCATAATGAGTCCCGAATTTATCGAAAAATGGGAACACATCCTTGAAGATGTAGAAAAGAATAAGATACCTGTACAGTTTATTAAAAAGTTGATTATCAAACTCGAAGGTAAACGACAACAGACCATCAATATTCAAAAATTTCTAGAGCAAGGATTGGACCCTGATGAAATTGAAAGCGTAGTAAGTCGCAAACTTGATGAACTGGATGACATGATAGTGAGCGTAGAATTCATACTGAATGTTCAAAGTATTGCAGATACAGTACAACCAGAGACCGACAAACTATTAGGAAAATTATGAAATTAATTGTAGCTTGTGATCCTAAAGGAGGAATAGGCTATCAAAACAAATTGCCCTGGAGTAAAATCGAGGGCGATTTGCCAAGATTCAAGGAGCTAACTACTGGTAAAACAGTAGTGATGGGTCGTAACACTTGGGATAGTCTACCAAAAAAACCATTACCAAATAGAACCAATATCATTGTAACTAGTTTACCATTTGCGAGACTACCTGAAAACACATGTAGAATTGCAACATTGGAAGAAGTAAGTAATGATTCATGGATTATAGGTGGTGCTAAACTAATCAACTCTAGTTGGAATTATGTAGATGAAATACATCTTACTAGAACATTCACCGAATACACTTGCGATACGTTTATTGATCTAGTACAATTAGAAAAAGATTTTGTGTGTTGGTTTAAAGAAGAACATGACGACCATTCTTACGAAATTTGGAAAAGAAAATGAAACAGTATCACAATTTACTCAAAGACATATTAGAAAACGGAGAATATAAAGATGATAGAACCGGTGTTGGTACCTATAGTGTTTTTGGCCGTCATCTTCGCTTTGATTTGCGTAGAGGATTCCCTGCCATCACCACTAAGAAACTTGCTTGGAAGGCTTGTGTCGGTGAACTACTTTGGTTTATTGAAGGCAGCAATGATGAACGTAGATTGGCAGAACTCACCCATGGTACTTCCGAAGGCAAGGTTACGATCTGGACGCCAAACGCAATGGCGCCGTACTGGAAACCCAAAGCGAAGTTTGAAGGTGACCTCGGCAGAGTTTACGGAGTCCAGTGGAGGCATTGGAACAAGTACGCGGAAGAAAAAGATTATGGCCCGGCGCACAAAGGTGGTACGCGCCTTGCCGTTGACAAGACAGAAATTGACCAACTCAAGAACCTCCTTGAGGGCTTGAAGAACGATCCTAATGGACGCAGACATATACTCAGTGCCTGGAACGTAGCAGAAATGGATCAGATGGCATTGCCTCCTTGTCATGTCATGAGTCAATTCTATATCAACAAAAATAAAGAATTGTCTTGTCATATGTATCAACGTAGTGTGGATGTTTATTTAGGGCTCCCGTTCAATATCGCTAGTTATGCTCTACTTACTCATTTGATAGCACACCACTGTAGTCTTAAAGTTGGAGAATTGATTATCAGTACAGGTGATACTCATATATATAAAAATCATATTGAGCAAGTTAATGAGCAACTATCACGGTCCGAATACCCACTACCCACATTGTGGTTGAATCCAGAAGTGAAAGATATTGAAAAATTTACAATGGACGATGTTAAATTAATTGATTATCAATCACATGGTCAACTGAAGGCGCCGATGGCAGTTTAATGTTAAAAGGTAGACCATAATGATAAATAGTTATATGAAAACAATTTATCATTATCATCACATTATACCTAAACACATGGGAGGAACTGACGATCCGACCAATCTCATTAAATTAACTGTTGAAGAACATGCTGAAGCCCATAAAAAACTTTTTGAAACTTATGGGAATAAGTTTGACTATATTGCTTACATGGCTCTATCAAAGCAAATAGGCAAGGAAGAAGCAAATTATTTGAAAATGATTGGACCAAAAAATTGGACAGATGATGGATTAGAATCTCTAAGAGAAACTGCTAGAAAACGAAAGGGTGAAAAAAATCCATTTTATGGAAAAACACACACTGACGAAACTAGAAAAATACTTAGAGAAAATCAGCTAAACAATAGTTGGATTAAGGGTGTTGATCCATCTGAGTTGTCCTACACTACTTATTATGAGATAATTTATCCAGATGGTAATACTAAACAAGTCGCTGGTTTAAGATTGATTGCCGAAGAATTTAAAGTTAGTATCACTAATGTCCATGCTACTATTAAAAGAATGGCTAATGGAGTTATGCCTACTAGGAGTGTATTTAAAGGGCATCTTATCAAGAAAATAGATAAATGAGCAAATCAAAGCAAACATGGCAGTTTAATCCAGTTAGACCTAAGATTGTCGAACATCGTGTACACTTGTTTTCTGTAGGAGGTGTTGCCGATCCCGACATGTATGCTGCACATCCTATTTGGGAGTGGGAGAATACTGAGCAAGGTAGATGGGTTATGCAAAATAGCAATCCTAAACCTAAGTGGGAACGATATATCGATCCACATACATATGGATACAAGTATGTCATCAAGGCATACTTTACTCCTGAGCAAGTAACCTATTGGAAATTAAAATATGAGTAAAATTTTAGTAACGGGAGGCCTAGGACTAATAGGTCACAATGTCGTATCAAGATTAGCTAACTTAGGATATCAAGTTGTAGTCACTGATACACGTACAAACTACGGCATCATCCCTCAAGCAGAGATTGATTACCTAATGAATGAAAGACTAAAAAAGATTCCTGATAATGTTAAAATCTATGACTATGACATTACAGGTGCATTCATTCATAATGTGTTTGATTACCATCGATTTGACCAAGTCATTCATATGGCTAGTTTCCCAAGACAAAAAGTAGTAAACGCTAATCCAGTGTGGGGTAGTCGTGTTATGAGTGAAGGGTTGCTCAACTTGTTGGAAGCTAGTAAGAAGTACAGTGTCAATAAGTTTGTCTATATCAGTAGTTCAATGGTGTATGGTGACTTTACTGATGATGTAAAAGAAGATGCTATTTGTAGACCGCAAGGTCAGTATGGTATTATGAAATTAGCAGGAGAATGGCTTGTTAGAGATTATTCTAGACGAGATAATATTGTTCACACAATTATTCGCCCTAGTGCTGTCTACGGCCCTCTTGATGTTGAGGACCGCGTCATTGCTAAGTTCATGCTTACAGCGATGCGTGGCGGCACTCTCAATGTTAATGGTGCCGGGGAAACACTAGACTTTACTTATGTAGAAGATGCGGCTGATGGTATTGTTGCGGCAGCACTGAGTAACAACACAGACAACAAGACATACAATATTACTAAATCACATTCAAGAACCCTACTTGATGCCGCAAACCTTGCTGTAAAAATTGTAGGTAAAGGTACAATTAATATACGTGACAAGGACGTAGACTTTCCAAGTCGCGGTGCATTGAATATTGAAGCGGCTCGTAGAGATTTCGGCTACGATCCTAAAATAGATGTAGAAGAAGGATTTCAAAAATATTATGAGTGGTTGCAACATTCCCCATTTTGGACTCAAAAGACAGTACAAGAATCTAAGGGATGAAATCCTTGATGCCACTGACCGTGCGTTGAAAGACGGTCAATTGGTAAATGGACATTACACCCGTTCATTTGAAGAATGGCTTAGGCATCGTACTAGTACAAAATACGCAGTAACCGTACATTCGGGTACACAAGCACTTGAGATTATTGCTAGATACAAAAAGATTAAGCACAATCAAACTATGCAGGGTAATCCTAAAATACGCATACCTAACTTAACATATCCTGCAACATTAAATGCGTTTTTAAATGCAGGATGGGACTTTGAATTAGGTGATACTGACAAGTACGGTATATTAAAATTAGAAGGTGGTACAGGTGGAGTATATGACTGTTTAGTAGGACTCTACGGTAAACTGCCTTGGGAACAATCACGCATAGAACAAAGTCACGGGGTGATTGTCGACGGTGCCCAGCATTGGTTAGTATGTAATGGGCAAGTAGGCAGCGGCATGGCAATCAGTTTTGATCCTACAAAGAATCTAAATGCTAGTGGCAATGGCGGTGCAATCGTCACTAACGATGAACATTTATATTTGTTTGCCGCACGTTATAGAGACAATAATAAACCTGACTTCTACGATGCTGGAACTAATACAAAAATGAGTGAGCAGGATTGTGCTCAAATATTAGTTCGTTCAAAATATATTAACGAGTGGCAAGCTAGAAGAAAAGAAATCGCAAAATTTTGGTGCGATAGATTTAAAGAATTACCAGTGCGATGTTTAGCCGACACATCAGTACCGCATGCATATCAAAAATTTGTTATATATATGTCTGACAGAAATTCTATGCACACCCATTTGATGCTAAATGGCATAGACAGTAAGATAAATTATGAATATACGTTGGGTGACTTGCCCACTACGTTTGGTATTCCAAAACCAGATTTGTTGAGTACTAGCGTAATGTTAAGTAGGGGAGTAATTAGCTTACCTATATACCCTGAATTGACTGATACTGAAGTGGAATATATAGCAGATAAAGTAGATGAATTTTTTGGAGAATAAAGTGTATCCCTAGTATAAATAAGGATACTATGTGGATACTATCAATACTCTCTGAAACAGCCATACATACGATATTTGGCATTGGTGTCCTAGGCGTAATCGCAGGGTTCGTCCTAGGTTTTATACCCTTTATTAGGACTTACAAACTAGCGATACAAATTTGTAGTATCTTATTGCTGGTTTTTGGTGTATATCTTGAAGGCGGCCTTGCTGACTATAAAGAGTGGGAACTCAAAGTCAAAGAAATGGAAGCCAAAGTTGCAAAAGCAGAAGCAGAAGCAGCTAATAAAAATGTAGAGATACAAGAAAAGATTGTCGAAAAGACCAAAGTAATTAAAGAAAAAGGTCGTGATATTATTAAATATGTTGACAAAGAAGTGGTTAAAAAAGAAGAAGTTGTCAAGTATATTGAAAACTGCCCAATTCCCAAAGATGTGATCGATGCTCACAACATTGCAGCCGAATTGAACAAAGCAGCGGAGAATAAAAAATGAAGTATTCACTAATCCTTTCGTTGTTTTTAGTTGGCTGTTCAACCACAGTTCCAGTCAAACCAACATTTCCTAAAGCGGCGCCTGAACTTATGAAAAAGTGTGAAGCCTTGAAAAAGATCGAAGGTGATAAAGTAGCAATCACTGAAATGCTTAAAGTTGTGATTCACAATTATTCACTATATTATGAATGCTCTACTAAAGTAGAAGGTTGGCAAGAGTGGTATAATGAGCAGAAAAAGATATATGAGAACGCAAAATAATAGCATATTATTAGCTACTTGTTTGCTATTAGCGGGCTGTGCATCTACAAATGATTACCAGACATATGTAGAAACTCAAAAAACGTTGAATAAAGACTATACTATGGCTGAACTCGCTAGAATTTCTGCATTGATTGAAATTGTAAAAGAATCTCAGGATATATCTGTTAAAATTGAAGCAATTAAGGCTTTACAAGAAATACAACGAGTAAAGAAACCGTTAGAAATAGACAGACCGAAGTCTTGGCTAGAAAGATAAATACTATATAGGGATTTATTATGGCACAAGAAATTATTAATGTAGGTGCGCTACCTAATGATGGTACCGGAGACCCATTGCGTGTTGCATTTGAGAAGATTAACAATAACTTCAGTAATCTGTTCGCTACTGCAACAATTACTTACTCAGTATACACTGTAGGCAACACACCCGGTCAAGTTATTTTTGAAACCCCAATAACTGCATTTACTCAAGCCAAATTTCAAATTCGTTCTAGTGACAGCGGGTCTCCTAATAGCCAAAATATAACAATTGCAGCGCAAATATCTAATGATAACGCAAATGTAAAATATACTGGATATGGAACCACATTTTTTGGTAATCCAGTAACACAGTATAGTATGGATGTGTCATCTGGAAACGTTAGACTTATGGCAGACCCATTAGTCAATGAAGCATTAGTACACTTTATTTCTGCACAAGTAACTTACAATAGTGATACCGCAGGTATAGATATTGGATTAGATGGCTATGTTGATTCAGTGCTAAACACTGAAAACAATCTAAATATCACTACTGAAAACGGATAAAATGAGAGCCAGAGAGTTTATTGCAGAATCTACAGGCAGTATTTTACCAGAAGTACAACATACCCTACCGGCCGCCTGGGTGATCGATGCACTACAAAACAATGATTTTTACAAACAATACCGTTTTGGTGTAGCACTGGCAGGAGCTAAAGGAGCCGAACAACGTAAAAAAGATAATGTCCCCGAGTATTCTACGGAAACTGTTTGGGGAGAAAATGAAGTTATAATATCATATGGTGGTTCCGATTATTTAAAGAAATATTTAGATGACGCATTACGACAAATGGGATTGCCATCCAGTGCTGCAAAATTAGTAACAACTAAAAAGAGTGAAGAACCAACTAACACTGGCAAACAAAGTACACTACTGCCGTTTAAAGGGTACAAAAGAAAATGAGAGCAAGAGAATTCATAACAGAAGGGTCTAAGGGCCTGCGTGGAAACAATAGAGCAGAACCTAACCATGAATTTGCGTCAGCACACCCTAGTATTGTAGCACCACATGGTCGTGGGGACATGTACATTGGCCGTTACTATGACTTTTATAAAGTAGCGCAATTAACTGGTATGGATCCTGATGAACTAGACCAGATGGACTTAATTTCATTCTTTGGTAACCTGCCTGTGTTTTCGGGATATACTGAACAGGACCGTGAAAAATTATTCCGTGTTATGAAAAAGCTAGGTATGAAACCCAAAGACTATATTCCTACTGGTAGCACAGAGCCCGATGATACACATGTCACAAGCCCATTAAATGGCTTCAAGGGTTACAAGAAATAATGTGTATCATAGTTGCGAAATACTTTGATGGAATTGGATGGGCGGGCGCAAAGAATCGTGACCGTAAGTATATTCCAACACTAGATTTTTTAATTGAAGATGTAGGTGATGTTGAACGTTGTATGATGCATGACCAAATAACAGGTTATAAAGAAGGCATCAACAGTTATGGTTTAAGTATACTGAACACAAGTTTAGATGTACTAGAAGATGAGCCGGAAGTTGAATCGGGTAAGGCAAAGAATAGTCCTGACGGTCAAGCAATAGCAGAAGCATTGGCGATGAAAGATCCGTTGGATGCAGTAAAACATCTAATCAAAAAGAAACTTGTAGGGTGTACCATCGTCTTTAATAAAGAAGATATGTATCTTATAGAAGCCGCTGACCAAGATGGCACAAGATCCTACGAATTTGTTGTAAAAAAGATAGCAAAGAAGAACATAGTAGCAAGAACTAATCATGGAATCTATCTTCCGTGGGCAAGTTTTCAACGTGTTGAGGGCGATGAGGAACAAACACTTGATAGAATATCTAGCGAAGCGAGGCTTTTACAAGCAGAAGAAGTCGTAAAGAATGCTAAATCTCCGCAAGACTTAGTAGATGGATTGTGTCAAGTCAATGTTAACAATCCTCAGCTAAATATAATGAGATTCAGTACAGAAGAAAACAAGTTTCGCACAACAAGTCAGCAGTTATGTGTACCCAAAGAACGTACATTATATTGTCGTCCAGTGAGTAGCAACTTACAATTTAATTTCTGGGAACTGAATAAGCCAAACCGTGACACATGGGTAGAAATTATAAGCAACAGAGAATTGTGGAAACATTCAAAGAAAAATCTACCGTTTGATGATGTCAATTTGAAAGATATAGAATGAGAGCAAGAGAGTTTATCACTGAAACAAAATACGGCTCTGCCGAAGATGTTTCAGCCGACGCCAAAAAACTACCAAAAAGCCAAGCCTCTGCTCTCAAAGGTGCTGTAAGTATGCCTGACATTTCACAAGTAAAACAAGGTGGTAGTCCATACGCACAATGGCGTTTTGGTATAGCAATGGCAGGGGCACCCGATTTTCCTACTGAACCTGCAGGGGCATTTGCCGGCGACCCTCTACTGGCAACATATACAGATGTTGAGATGGATATTATCAACAAAGCAGCTAAGTTTATTGGCGCTGGCGAAGTTAAACAACTAACTAACAACAGAAGTCAAGAAGCCGATTGGGTCAACAAGAATAGTTTAGTAAAACCATTTAAAGGTTACAAAAGAAAATAATTTAAATCAATCCTCACTGTATAAGTAATTTTATACTTTATAGGATTTTCAATGATTGACATAAACAATACACTTGACTTAGTTAAATTAAAACTCTACAATGAGTGGATTTATACAGCACATATTTATGATGAGGGCCCTAGCCCAATGCATGAAACACTAACTAAACAAGTTGTAGAAAAATACATCGATCCCATAAATTTACCTAAAAACTCTAAAATCTTGGATATGGGCTGCGGCCCTGGGTATTTTTTGGATCAAATGAAAGAACGCGGATACACTGACCTCATCGGTGTAACTCTAAGTCCCGGAGATATAAAAGTATGCGAAAGCAAGGGTCATAAAATTGCAAAGTATGATTTGAGTTTTTTACCCCAAAAAGATGGCTATTACGATGAATCTGTTGACTTCATTTTCTGCCGTCATGCACTAGAACATAGTCCATACCCGATCTTCACCTTAATGGAATATAACCGTATTTTAAAGCAAAACGGCAAAATATACATAGAATTACCCCAACCAGATTGTGAACGCAAGCACGAGTACAATCTAAATCACTATAGTATTTTTGGTGAAAATCAATTGGCTGCTTTATTAATTCGTTGCGGTTTTAACATTGATATGTTCAACAAACTAGAATTTGACATACAAGGTAAGAGGGAAAATGACGAAGTTTTCATAGCCAAAGAAAAATTCTATTGTATTGTAGTCACAAAAGCAAGACCATTAGATATCAAGTAAAACGATAAATACTCACTATAAGTGAGTATTTTTATGGCTACACCAGAACCAACCGAAGTCGCACCTTGGTATTTGCGAAATATCAATCAGGCGCTAGAATTAGATAATGTAACAGGACAAGTACATGTCCGTAGTTCTATTGTGGGAGGTAATGTAACGATAGCAGGAAATATCATTGTCAGTAATATCACTGTCGATGCTATGGGAAACATCGACTTGTCTGGTAACACAATGCCGGTCAGTGGAAATGTAACAGTAGATACAATTACTGGTAATGTTAACGTTACGCAAGGAACTGATCCCTGGATAGTGTCAGGAAATGTCAATATTGATTCATTACCGGAAGTTGAGATTAAAAACGACATTGATAATCCTATACCAATCAGTAAAGATACTAGTGTCAACTCAATAACTAACCCTATCTATGTATCAGGTGTAAACAATGCAAGTTTCTTTGCACCAACACAATCAGATGCATTCGGTAGGTTGCGTGTAAGCAATCCGCAGACATTATTTGATACACAAGCAAGATACTATGACCATCAACAATTTGCTTCAAATACAGTTGGTGGAGGAAATGTAGTTTATAATGCAAATTCAAGCACATTTGCTATGAATGTGGGTACAGGATCAACCGATAGTGTCTTTAGAGAAACATATAAAGTATTCCCGTATCAACCAGGTAAGAGTTTGTTGATATTGTCAACATTCTGTATGAATGCTCCTAAAGCTAATTTAAGACAACGAGCAGGCTATTTCAGTGCTAATAATGGTATATATTTTGAAATAGACGGTACAACTTTAAACATGGTTATCAGAAGCAGTAGCAGTGGTGTTATTGTGGAAGATAGAGTACCGCAAATAAATTGGAACGGCGATACGTTATTAGGTACAGGTGGATCAACTAATCTGAGTGGTATACAACTAAATCCAGCAGTAGACCAAATTTGGTTTACTGATATTGAATGGTTGGGTGTAGGTAGTGTTCGTGTTGGGTTCGTTATAGACGGTCAATATATCGTATGTCATACTTTCCCGCATGCTAACGTTTTAGGTAATACTACAACATACATGACAACAGCTAGTTTGCCGCTAAGATATGAAATTACAAATACAGGAACAACAGCAAGTAATAGTACATTAAGGCAGATTTGTTCTAGTGTTATTTCTGAGGGTGGGTACCAATTATCAGGAACACCAAGATCAATTGGTCACGCATTGAATGCACCGGTAACACTACCTAACGACCAATCATTTAAACCAATATTAAGTATTAGACTAAAGAGTACTATGTTGGATGCCATCGTATTACCAACATATTTTACCATTGCTCCTACAGCACAAAGTACATTCAAGTACAGAATTTACAGTCGTGCAATCACCACCGGAGGATCATGGGTAGGTGTAGACGGAGCTTTTGAAAGCCCGGTTGAATACAATTTAAATCCGACTACTATATCAAGTGGTGCAATAGTCACTGAAGGATTTATTATTTCTAGTAACCAAGCATCGGCCGCCCCTTCGCAAGTTGCATTTGGATTTGAAGTTCAACTGCAAAGAAACTCTTTTACTAGTGTTGCTTATGAGTATGTAATTGCTGTTGCTACTACGGGTACTAACCAAACGGTATATTCAAGTATTGAGTGGCAAGAAGTTAACTAACGAATATTATTGAAATAAATAATGGTATGAGTGGAACACCTACCTTAGTCAAGACCCCTTATCAAAAGACACATTTTAAAACCGATAAGGAACTACAAGATTTTATAAAGTGTTGTGACCCTGACACGGGTTATCTATATTTTATGGATAATTTCTTTTACATACAACATCCTACTAAGGGAAGTATGTTGTATCATCCTTGGCCCTACCAAGAAAGATTGATCGAAACATACCACAAGTATAGATATTCAATCAGTCTAATGCCTCGACAGTCAGGTAAGTCAACAAGTGCAGCAGGATATCTATTATGGTATGCTATGTTTGTACCCGATTCAACTATTCTTATTGCAGCGCACAAATATACAGGTGCTCAAGAAATCATGCAACGTATTCGCTATGCATATGAAGCATGTCCCGATCACATTAAAGCAGGTGTCACAACATATAACAAGGGTTCGTTAGACTTTGAGAACGGATCTCGTATAGTAAGTGCAACAACGACTGAAAATACAGGTCGTGGTATGTCTATCTCACTTTTATACTTAGACGAATTTGCGTTCGTTAGACCTAGCATTGCTACAGAATTCTGGACAGCTATTACTCCTACATTGGCAACCGGTGGTAAAGCAATTATCACTAGTACACCAAACAGTGACGAAGACCAGTTTGCATTGATTTGGAAAGGTGCTAACAAGTGTGAAGATGAGTTTGGAAATACAACAGAAGTCGGTGTAAACGGATTCAGAGCATATAGAGCATACTATACAGAACAACCCGGCCGTGATGAAAAATGGGCAGCAGAAATGAAGGCACAACTCGGTGAAGATAGATTCCGCCGAGAGATTGGGTGTGAATTCATTATTGCTGATGAAACATTAATTGCTCCTACAACATTGATCGACTTAGAGGGAATCGAACCTGTCAGTCGCATGGGTCAAGTTCGTTGGTACGACACTCCTAAAAAAGGCAACATCTATGTTGTTGCATTAGATCCTAGTATCGGTACCGGTGGCGACCCTGCTGCCATACAAGTTTTTGAGGCTAATTCAACCAAGCAAATAGCAGAATGGAAGCATAATCGTACGGATATCCCTAGTCAGATTAAATTACTAGCACAAATCACGAAACATATATCTGAAATTACAGGTGAACCTAACAATATCTATTATTCAATAGAGTGTAACGGTATTGGCGAAGCAGCGATTGTGTCACTAAATGAATACGGAGAAAGCAACATTCAGGGCATTTTCTTGACTGAATCAGGAAAGTCAAGCCGCCGCGGCTTTAACACTACAAACAAAAGCAAACTTGCAGCTTGTGCCAAGTTCAAAACATTGGTTGAGAGCAAGAAAATGAAGGTAAATAGTCGTAGTCTTATAGGAGAAATGAAGTCATTCATAGCCCACGGTGGAAGTTATGCAGCCAAAGTCGGAGACACAGACGATTTAATTATGGCATCATTATTGGCTGTTAGAATGCTACAGCAATTAAGCGATTATCATTATGATTTAGAAGAACAAATTCGTGACCATGATGAAACAATACAGCCCCTGCCCTTTTACGCTGTTTTAGCTTAAAAGATAAATACTTATATGCCAAAAAATACAGATTCATTAAACCGTTCATTATTTGAACTATTAAACAGCAAGGGATATGACCCTACACTATTAAGCACTGCGGGTAAGGAAACACCAACACCTGAGGAAGCAGAAGTTTTCCAATTCAACTTTGTTAAAGACGGCGAAGATTACGGAAAAGTCACAATGTCTATTGATGGATTACATAAACTAGTTATCTATTACGACGATGACATTGCTAATAGCGAAAAAGAAGAAAATGAATCTGGTGATTTATCTTGGTATCAGTTATTAAATCAATTGAAAAAATTCGCACAGAAATATCAATTGAGTTTTGAATTACGGAATGTAAGCAACTTAAAGCACGATATGGCAAAAAGGGAATATATGAAAAAGAAAGAATCTATTGCAGAGGGATATTATCCAATGGGCAAGAAAGCAAGTTACAGTGATGCTGTACCTAGCGTAAAGATTGTATTACAACACACTCGCCAAATAGAAGAAGGTGAGCAACGTTACCGTAATATTGCTAGAATCTTTTTAGAAAACGAACAAGGCGAAAGATTCTTAGCTCCCACAACTAAGCCAGGTATTGCCCGTGTATATGCTCGCCACATTGCTGAAGGTGGTCAGCCTCATGACGAGCGTTGGAATCATATCAATAGTTTGTGCGAAGAATATCAAAAAATGGCAGGATTTGTTCGTGCAGTTCGCAATGGACAATTTAATGAATCAGCACAACAATTGGTTAATGAAGGGGTTAATCATTATCAGTCATTGCGTGAGTCACTAAGCAAGTTAACAGGTCATCGTGGTTACAATGCATATTTTGAAAGTTGGACTCCTCCATTAATGGAAGATGACACTGATACAAGCAATATCAATGAATTGTTCGTACAAGAAACTGTTGATCCTCGCATTGAATCTGTTATGCCTATTCTTTCTAAACTTCAAAAGAAGATTAGCGAGATGAGTGAAGTTAATCAATTAGCAGAATGGGCAGATAATTTAACAGAAGGTGGCGATGGCGGTGAAGCTAGCGAAGAACCAGTTGAACAAATCGAAGAAGAAGAAAGTTTAACAAGTAAAAATCCAGGTGGTATACCTGAAGGTCATTTGAGCAATCCAGGTGTGGAAGATAGTCCTGTAGTCAATTCAATTACTCGCCGCATTATAAATCAGCGCACAGACCTATTAGCAAAACATGGCCCTGAAAAAGTTGCACAAGCAATTGACAGTGTTGCTCATTTTGTAGGTGATGTTGATGAAATTGGTTCTAGTGATATCAGCGGTTGGGTCAAACAAGTTGAAGATGAACTAAACAGTGTAACGGAAAGTATTGTTGACGATTATGAAGATATGAGCGATAGCGAATTAATGCGTCATGCTCGTATGCTAGGTTTAGAAGATAACATTGTCATGGATGGCGAAGGTGGTTTAGCTAACCGTATGGAAATGATTTATTTGCTACAACAAGAAGCAGGTGATAATCTAGAAGAAAGCGGATTACAAGCATACTTAGGTAACAAAAAGTATGGCAAAGAAGGTATGGACGCACTACGAAAAGCGGGTCGTGAACATGCAAGCAAAGAAAAAATGGCAAAGATTCGTGCTAAGTATGACAAACTAGATGAAGAAGATGTTGAAGAAGGTTTAGGTGATGTTGCTAAGAAAGTTGGCAGCGCATTGAAGAAGGGTGCTACAGCAGTTGGTAAGGCAATCGTAGGTCCTGATGATGACGAATTATTAAGAGACTTAAAAAAGAGAGCCGGCGTTCGTAACCCACAAACTGGCAAGCCAAGTATGGCGCACAGTGATGTAGAAAAGCGTGAAGAAGGTGTGGCGGAAGGTGGCTATCAAGATGATAGTAAAGAGCGTGAAGAAAATTTAAGATACGCCCGCACTCGCAATCCTGTTGCCGATGTGATTCGCAAGAAATTAAATCCTAATCAGAAACCAGAAAAAGAGCAAGGTGTGGCGGAAGATTTAGATGCTAACCAAAAGCGTGTTGGTCAATTAGGTCCTTACGAAAAAGTTAAGAATAACAATATCGGTAAACTAGTCGGTGCTAATGAGAATTTTATCAATACAGATGACCAAGCAGTTGTAACTGAAACTAATCCTAAAGGTAAAGTTGATTTTGCAGCTAAATTCAAGAAAAATATTGATAAAGTAAACCAGAATAAAAAAAGTACTGACGAGAAAATAAAACAGCACCATGATGACCAAAATAAACAAGTCAAAGAAGGACAAGAAGACCTCGATGCTATCCTAAGAATTATCAGAAAGTAATTCTCCCAAAAACCTCACTTAAAATGTGAGGTTTACCATATCCAAAAGGCATAAATAAAAGTGTAGTTCGCGGAATTGGCGTTCCCAACTACTCTAATGCTATGAAGGAGCACCAGCATGAATATTTATGATAGGTCAAACCCACCTCAAGGGTTCTATGTATACGCATATCTCAGAGAAGATGGCACCCCATACTATGTAGGCAAAGGCAAAAGCGTTAGGGCCTCAGCAGACCATAAACACATACCTGTACCAAAAGATCACAATAGGATAAAAATACTTCAACATGGCTTGACAGAAGAACAAGCCTTCGCAGCCGAAAGCAAACATATTCTTGAATATGGAAGAAAAGATTTAGGAACAGGTATACTTATAAACAGAACTAACGGCGGCGAGGGTCCTACCGGAATGACGCATTCCGAAGAAACTAAACTCAAAATGAGAGAGTCACATAAAACGCAAATACCTTGGAATAAAGGCCTAAAGACAGGACCACTATCACCAGACCATATAGCTAGAAGTGCCGCCGGCAGAATAGGTAAACCACGATCACCTGAATCAAAAGCAAAGCAAGCCGCCACAATGAAGGGTAGAGTTCCTTGGAATAAGGGAAAACAAAAAGTTAAAAAGGACGAATAAGGACTAAATATATTTGACATTCAGAGTATTGATCGCTACAATAACTGTATGTTAGTCTCTCATAGGGAGAGGCGAATACTTAATAGAGACCATCTCAATTTTATAAGGAAATATTATTATGGCATCACTAGCGGAAATTAGGGCACGAATTGCTGCCCAAGAAAACAAAGGTCAAAACAGGGGTTCTAACACCCAATCTGACAACTCAATCTACCCCCACTGGAACATTGACGAAGGCACGACAGCTACTGTTCGTTTCTTGCCCGACGCAAACACCAACAACACATTCTTTTGGGTAGAACGACAACTAATCAAACTTCCATTCAATGGTGTTAAGGGCGACCCAAACATCAAGCAAACTGTTGTAACAGTTCCTTGCATGGAAATGTATGGTGAGGCATGTCCTATTCTTGCGGAAGTTCGTCCTTGGTACAAAGACGAATCACTAAAAGAATTGGCAAACAAATACTGGAAAAAGCGTAGTTATATTTTCCAAGGCTTTGTTCGTCAAAATCCACTTGGTGATGACGCTACACCAGCGAACCCAATTCGCAGATTCATTATCAGTTCACAAATTTTCAATGTCATTAAGTCTAGCTTAATGGATCCTGAAATGGAAGAATTGCCAACAGACTATCTACGTGGTATTGATTTCAACATTAAGAAAATCAGTAAAGGTGGTTATGCAGATTACTCTACAAGTAACTGGGCCCGCAAAGAAAGTGCATTGACTGAGGCAGAGCAAGCTGCTATTGAAGCACATGGTCTTTTCAATCTTTCTGACTTCTTGCCCAAGAAGCCAACCGAAGCAGAACTCAAGGTTATCAAAGAAATGTTTGAGGCATCTGTAGACGGTCAACCGTTCGATAACGAACGTTGGGGCGCATACTATCGTCCATATGGTGTTGATGCACCTGCAGGAGCGACAGCGGCACAAACATCAGCAGCACCGACCGTGGCTGCACCCGCAACAGCACCCGTAGCAGACTCTGTACCATGGAATGACGAAGAACAAGCTCCACAAGCAAGTTCTCCTGTTGAAGTTCCCAAAACAACTTCTAGCGATAAAGCGCAAGACATTCTAGCAATGATTCGTGCTAGACAAAATAAGTCTTGATAGGTAATGAGGGGCTTCGGCCCCTTCCTAAGGAGAATTCCATGACATTACCAGACGAAAGATTTAGAGCCTTAAAGCAGGCTAAGAAACTCTTAGAAGAACTTTGTGATCCAGGTCGTACACCTAGAGTACCCAGTTTGGTAAGAGACAGGGCAAGAGGTGCGTTGCGTCATTTTCCTAGTGACTATGAACTCGACAAACTAGCAGAAGATTGCCCCGAACTACTTGATAAAATATCATTCACTGATAGAATGTATATGAATATCGTGCAAAAATAATAGGAGAATAAAATGACAAAGTTAACTAAGTTGGCAAAAGTCAACGAGGGAATTACTGTTAACCGTTATGATAACGGTTGGATGGTTGAAGTAGGCGGCCGTGACAAAAAACAAGATTGGAAAAATTGTAAGATTCTGTGCAACACAGAGGAAGAATTAATCGCTCTTATCAAAGAGTGGAACACAATGGAACTGGACAATTAACATGACCCCAATTGGAACATGGTTATACCTCAAGAAACATAATCAAACGGGATTGCTATATTTCGGCAAAACTGTGCGTAATCCTTTGAAGTATAAAGGTTCCGGTTCGTATTGGTCATCACACCGAAAGATTCATGGTAATGATATATCTACTGTTTGGTGTGAATTATTTGAAGATAACAATAAATTAGTTGAGTTTGCTGAATTTGTTAGTGACTTTTTTGAAATCGTAACCTTTACTGCTAATGGTAAAAAATTATGGGCCAATGAAGTTCCTGAAAATGGTTTAATGGGTGGTCAAAATAAAGGACAACCTAGCAAGATGAGGGGTAAAAAATTAGAAAATCCCTCACCTCTAAGAGGAATAAAAAGGCCAAATCATTCAAATCTCATGAAGGGTAGAAAATTAACAAATGAACACTCAGCTAATATAAGTAAATCTTTAAAGAAACACACCAGAACCAAAGAACATTCTTTGAATATATCACTAGCAAAGAAAGGTAAGAAATTATCTTCTCCTAGAATCTGTAATGTGTATGAATGCCCGCATTGTGGGAAAATAGGCAAAGGGCCTAATATGAAAAGATATCATTTTAATAATTGCAAAAGAAAGGAACACAATGGCTAAGCCGTTTGATGTGAGTAAGTTTCGCCGTGACATTACTAAATCTATTGAGGGACTTAGTATCGGATTTAATGACCCTACTGATTGGGTATCTACAGGTAATTTCGCCCTCAATTATCTTATATCCGGTGACTTTAATAAAGGCATACCTCTTGGTAAAGTTACTGTCTTTGCCGGAGAATCTGGATCAGGAAAATCATACATCTGTTCAGGCAACCTCATTCGTCATGCACAAGAACAAGGTATCTTTGTTGTATTGGTTGACAGTGAAAATGCGTTGGATGAAGCGTGGCTTCATGCGCTGGGTGTATCAACTGACGAAGATAAATTACTAAAACTCAACATGGCTATGATTGATGATGTAGCCAAAACGATTTCAGAATTTATGAAGTCGTATAAGGCGATGCCGGCAGAAGACAAGCCTAAAGTCTTGTTCATCATTGACAGTCTTGGTATGCTATTGACACCTACTGACGTTAATCAGTTTGAAGCAGGTGATATGAAAGGTGACATGGGTCGTAAGCCTAAAGCACTAACAGCACTTGTTCGTAATTGTGTTAACATGTTTGGTAGTCATAATGTTGGTCTAGTTGCTACTAATCACACATATGCTTCACAGGATATGTTCGACCCTGATGACAAAATCTCAGGTGGTCAAGGCTTCATCTATGCTTCAAGTATTGTTGTTGCTATGCGTAAACTGAAACTTAAAGAAGATGAAGATGGCAATAAGGTTAGCGAAGTGCGTGGTATTCGGTCAGCCTGTAAGGTTATGAAAACTCGCTATGCAAAGCCCTTTGAAAGTGTACAAGTTAAGATTCCGTATGAAACAGGCATGAACCCCTATTCTGGTTTACTCGACTTGTTCGAAGGTCAAGGCATGTTGACTAAAGAAGGCAATCGTTTGTCTTACACAACCGAAGACGGTGAGATTCTTAAATTCTTCCGTAAAGGCTGGGAATCAAACGAGGGAGGCTGTCTTGATAAAGTCATGTCCGAATACCAGAAAAAATCACAAAATAAGCTAAGTACTGTTACTGCCGATGAAGGAGCGGCGACAGAATGAGTTTAGACTTGGTAACGGAAGTATGGGACGCATTGCGTTCCCACATTGATTTCAATGAACGCAGCGATGCGGCGGACACATTAGTAAATTTCTTGATTGACAATAATTATGAAGCAGAGGATATTAAAGATGCCTTTAGGGGTGACAAAGATATCATTGCTGCGGTCAAAGATTATCTGTCACAACACGAAGATGAACTAGAATATGAAGATGATGACTATGATAGTGACATTGACGATGATTGGAATTAAATGAATTGGTACACACGCATAACCCAAAACTTAGGCGTGATTCCAGACTTTATTCTTCACTACGAGAATGAACTTCTTAATGCAAAGGGTGAAGTCAAAATTTATGGCAATGTTGAAAAGAACATTGCCAATTTACCTGGTATCACCGAACATAGATTTAACCAATTACAAGAGATTGAAGCGGTTTTAAACTACCTCAACATTCAATTACGGAAAATTCGCCGAAAACATTTTCAAAAATATTTAGAAGCGTATAATAGAGCTTTAACTAGTCGTGATGCCGAAAAATATGTTGACGGTGAAGATGAAGTCATTGACTTTGAAGTTTTGGTCAATGAAGTCGCATTACTCAGAAACAAATGGTTAGGTGTTATGAAAGCATTAGAATCTAAGAATTTTATGTTGGGACATGTAGTGCGCCTCAGAGCGGCCGGCATGGAAGATATTAGTTTGGGTTAAACTTACATTTATCTCCGTGATACCTTGAATAATTAGGTTTATCAATATTTTTATTACAATGCGGACATGTTAACCTTTCTCGGTTAGCATGTTTTCCCTTCATCTTGGCAATAGAATCTTCTGTGTGGGTTTTACCAGTAAAAGACTTGTGTCCTGTATGCACACCTTTATTCCATGCAACCTGTCCCTTGTCTGAAGTTTTTATACCAGTCAATCCTTTATTCCAAGTTGGTTTTCCTTTTCTATCCACTGACATTTTAAGTTTTACCTCGTCTGAATGTGTTTTTCCAAACATATGATTTAACTCTCCCCTACGCAAAGATTTCCTCAACCTTTCTTTTTCTGATTTAGCAGGGTTCAGATCACCTGAAGCGAATCCAACTGGATTGTTATTGAAATTCATACATAAAGGTTTTCCTATATGTTCGGCTAGAAAGTCTTTTTCAGAATCTTTCAATTCATCTATTGAAGAACAATAAAAAAGGATTTCTTTAGTTAGTTCTGTTTTATCCTTAATGCTTCTCGGCCACTTACCCGAACCCATATAACCGTCATCTAAATTTTTTGTGCTGTGCCGTCCTATATAATAACGCCCGTTTGTATGTACAAGTTTATAAATGTAGTGTATCATGTTCTTATTTATCATTGAACTGTAGGAATGGACAAATATGGCTAATTATTCACTCAACAATGCAGGTATGAATGCAATATCTGGAATTTCCGCACAATCTATTCAGACAATAAATTTGAATAGTTTGGCTAATATATCGTCTGATGGTTTATTGGCACAAATTAACCCTCATGTAAAAAAATATCAAGTAATTGAGATTGAGGAAGACTTGCTAGCACTTAGTACTACTTGGAAGCGCTTGCGTGACCAATGTAAAAACGGCGGTCCTCATCCTAACATTTCTAAATTAGTTGATAGGGAACTATTCAGTAAGGTTACTGAACAAGACCGTGAACAAGCAAACATGATACGAGACTACTACAGCAAGAAAATTGTTATGTGGAAGTTGAAGGATCAACAACTCACTAAATTCCGCGAGGACATGAATAGTTTTATTCATAGTAACGGAAAAGTTTTCAAAGAAGATATGTATCCACTGGTTTATCGTTTGCCAGAATTTTATGAATATGATACTCAATTTGAATCTATTTCCAATGAGCATTCTAAATTAATTACCGATAATCCAAAAGGTAAAATCGAGAAAAAATTAAAACTTCAAAAAACATTTAATGTCGATAGTAGCAGAACTGGTAAACGAAAAGAATATTGGTTTAGTGATGAAAATGACAATTTGGTTTTAATGTCATTCAGAACGGATAATAGTCTATTATCATTATTGGATAGATGTGTCGAGAACATACTTCCTGTTAAAGCATTTTATTCAAAAAGGACACGGGATAATGTAGATTATTATACCGTTGATAAGTACACATTCTAAAAGGCCCGACGGGCCTTTTAGTATTACACAAAAAGTATTCATTTTTGAGGCTTGACAATAAATCAGTTTGGGCATACAATACATGTATTGATTGATTAAAGGAGCATGTAATGACCGAATTCGAATCTAAGTGCTATGGTATGTCTGTAGAAGATATCCGTACACAGTACATGAAAAGTATTACCGCTCGTTTCTCGGGTCTAGAAATGGTTGTTATGGGTATCATGTCTGACTGCCAAGAAATGCTTGCAATGGGCGCAGGCCCTCGCTCGGTTGAATACGTTCGTAAACAAATGAACGTTGCCAAATATATCCTGTCTGAAATGCAGGAAGCCAAACAAACGGTTTGACAATAAATGGGCATTCTGCTATAATACATGTATTGATTGATTAAAGGAGCTTTTTCAATGTCTGTTATTCGTGTTCTGTCTGGTTCTTATCGCAACGAACCCGTGAAAGGTGAAATCTTCACTCTCGTCAAAGGCTACCAACTTGGTGCCAAAGGTGGTTTCGTGACTGTTAAGAACGAAGGTCAGTTCCCCGGTCGACCTGCTGAGGTCCGTGTGCAAGTTGACAATCAGGAATGCATTCAATTCATGGCAGGTCGTGACACTGTGAAGGTTGAAGCTCCTAAGGAAACTGATGAACAGGCAATGGATCGTATTGCTACTCGCTTTGCTGTCCTTGATGAAATGTCTGCCGCATGTATCGCAGGCAACATCCGTGCTATGATTGTGACTGGTCCTGCAGGTATCGGTAAGTCACACGGTGTGACTACTCAAATGGAAAAGGCATCGATGTTTGACCAAATTGCAGGCAAGCGTCCTCGCTTTGAGATTGTCAAAGGTGCTATTTCTGGCATCGGTCTGTTCGCTACATTGTACAAGTATTCCGACAAGAAAAACGTTCTGGTGTTCGATGACTGCGATGTGTGGGAAGATCAGGACGCTATTAATGTGTTGAAGGGTGCATTGGATAGTGGCAAGACCCGTCGTATCAGTTGGAACAAGGACAGTCGCCTGTTGCGTGACGAAGGCGTTCCCAATCAATTCAACTTCAACGGGTCTATAATTTTCATCACTAACAAGACCTTTGACAACAAAAAGGCAAGCAAGATTCAACCTCACTTGGATGCTCTCCAAAGTCGTTGTCACTTTCTTGACCTGACTGTTGACAGTGAGCGTGACAAGATGCTCCGCATCAAGCAAGTTCACCGCGATGCTGATGGTGGCCTGTTCAAAGACTATGATTTCACTCAGGAACAAACTGATGAAATTATGTCATTCATCGAAGTCAATCATGCTAAATTGCGTGAAGTGTCACTGCGTATGTGTCTCAAGATTGCTGACCTTGTCAAGATTTCCGCTAACTGGCGTGAACTGGCCAAGGCAACTTGTATGAAACCTGCTTAATCATTGAAAGGAAGCAAAAATGAAACAGCGTAAGCTAACCCCAATTCAATCTAAGGCCTTGATGCGTAAGGTTACAGGATTGACTGATGTAGATTATCAACCAACACAAACCTTGGCATTCACTACAGTGAATGATAAAAAATATCGTTTGGTATATGATACCGATCTTAAATTCACTGGTTTGGCTCATAGGATTTACTAATTACTGCCGTGTGAAGGCGGGGCAATGTCAATAAGTCCCCCACCTATCTGAAAAGGAGACTTTGGTCTCCTTTTCTTTGCCTGTTTATTTGATTTTCAAAACAATATTAAATATAATGTTAAGATGCTTTTCTCGACACTTGATGAATTGGCTACATGGATGCTTACCAATATTAGATTGAGTAGGTATGATGACCAATTTATAAACAATCTAACACTGTATATTACTAGTCAAAAAAGGATTACGACCAATCAGGATACACTATTTAAAAGAGTCGCAAGGAAGTACCACAGGCAGTTTTCCCATCACAAAATTAATGTAGAAAATGAATTATTATTGCATTGGTCAGTTGATGTAGTTGAAAGTTTACCCGAGTATACAGGGGCAAACATAAAGATAGAGAATGATAAAATAATTTTTCGTAGTCCCTACAATAAAAATTTTCTTGCTGCACTTAGAAAAAATACCCCATACAGCCTAGTGTGGGTTAAAGAAAAAAAACAATACGAAGCCAATTACAGCCCTACAGTATTGAAACAATTGATATATTTGTCAGCGGAACATTATACAGTGCTAAATTATTGTGACACTGTTACACAAATAATCAACACTCTTAGCGAATATGATTCAGTTAAATATTGGGTTCCCACGTTAGTATACAACAAGGGCTATTACATTGCCGCAATAAATGAACATGTATATGAGGCAACAAAACATATTGAATTGTCAAGTGACCTAAAATCAATCGCTCAGTTGGTTAAGTATGGTATCACTGTAGACCAATCAGTTAAGGATGAATTGTTAAAAACAGAACATGAAGACCGTGTGAAGTTAGCAACAGAATTTCATGCAACTGTAGAATTGCGTGATATAAAAACAATAATGAGTTGGTTAAAAGAGTTTGGATGTGACGCAATCAATGAAAGCAAAACATTGTTAACTACCCCTTGGAATATATCATTAGCTTCTGAATGTGGTATTGATATTTGTAGAACAACAAAATCACTGCGTGATTATAAAAATCCAGTCGCAGTATATCTGCGCGGTAGCATACAGATGTTTGAAACAAAACCTATAAAATTGATGAAAATCATAAGGGTAGTGAACTCGGAACCAGTTAATTTAGGACCTAAATGAAAGAATGTAAACTAATAATTAAAGATGAAGTAAATGTAAAACTAGAGGGGCTTGAACTGGCTGACCGTAAAACATTAATGAAGATGTTTGAATACGAAATGCCAGGTGCAAGATATCTTCCTGCAGTTAGATTAGGACGTTGGAATGGTAAGGTCAGTTATTTTGCATTGGGTGGTAGCACATATATCAATCTATTACCTGAGATTTTGCCACTATTAGATCAAGCAGGTTATGATATTCAGTTAGAAGATTTGCGTGAGTATACGACAACCTTCAATTTTAACAAAGTGTCCGAGTCTCTGTTTTCTCAGCATGTTTGGCCTAAGAAGCATCCTAAGGAAGGTCAACCAATTGAATTGCGTGACTATCAAGTAGAGGTAATCAACCGTTTCTTAGAGAATCCTCAATGTATTCAGGAAGTTGCAACTGGAGCAGGCAAGACTATCACAACAGCCGCACTTAGTTATAGCGTTCAGAACTATGGACGTAGTATTGTTATTGTCCCCAACAAGTCACTGGTCACACAAACAGAAGAAGATTATAAAAACGTAGGGCTTGATGTTGGTGTGTATTTCGGTGACAGAAAAGAGATAGGTAAAACACACACTATCTGTACTTGGCAAAGTCTAAACAATTTATTGAAGAAAACAAAAGCAGGTGAAACTGAAATATCTATCGGGGAATTCATCGAGGACGTAGTATGTGTGATTGTTGACGAGGTTCACCAAGCAAAAGCAGACGCACTAAAAACACTAATGACTAGCGTGTTCAGTCATGTGCCCATCAGATGGGGTTTAACTGGAACTATTCCAAAAGCAAAGTTTGAAGCACAAGCATTGTTTGTTAGCATTGGTCCTGTTATCGGTAAACTTGCTGCAAGTGAGTTACAAGAACGAGGAGTACTTGCACAATGTCATGTGAATATTGTACAATTAAAAGATGATGTAGAATTTACAAACTACCAAAGTGAATTGAAGTATCTTACTGAGGACAAGAAACGTTTAGATGCTATCAGTGAACTTGTGTTGAAAATCAATCAGACAGGAAATACATTGATTCTTGTAGATAGAATTAGTGCAGGAAAAGAATTAGTTGACAGATTACCGGGCTCTGTGTTTGTCAGTGGAGAAACAAAATTAACCGAAAGGAAAGAAGAATATGACGAAGTTGCTATTTCCAATGACAAAATTATTGTGGCAACTTATGGGGTCGCGGCTGTTGGTATTAATATACCTCGTATCTTTAACTTGGTTCTGTTGGAACCTGGCAAGTCGTTTGTTAGAGTTATTCAGTCAATAGGTCGAGGTATTAGAAAAGCTGAGGACAAAGACTTTGTCCAAATTTGGGACATAACATCAAGCTGTAAGTTTGCTAAACGTCACTTGACCCAAAGAAAGAACTTTTACAAAGAAGCTAACTACCCTTTTGATATTGAAAAACTTACTTATAAGTGATAAGATATAACTATGCGAATACTTACATTAGACAATGAACCATATAATTTAGAGAATCTTCCTGAAGAAGTGGACGATCTTAGATTTGCCATACTTGACAATTCGAACCCCAATTCAGTTGATTATCATTATATACCTTTAATCTTTTTGGAAAGTTTCAATAGCCCCGCGCTTGTTCTACGCATCGGAAATTCAGTAATTAAAATGCCTGTTGATTGGCAGATATTGATAGGTGAAAAAGAGCACGGAGACTTAGAAACATTACCATTGACTAGTATTAATGATCGAGGCTTCAATGCATTTGAGTTTAACCCACTAACTAGTTTCAGACCAGACTTTCTACCTATCGAAATCATTGACATTTATCATGATGTAACTTGGTACGCACCTCGACTACGTAATGGTCAGTTTTTGTGTGTTCCGATTGATGAAGGTCATAAGCCCAGATGTGTTTACTTTGTTAAAGAGATTAGTAGAAACTGTGAGATTGTAAATTACTCTCAAGCATTTTGATTATGGCAACTAAAAAAGAACCAGTTTCAAAAGAAGAAAAACTAGAAAAACAAGATATAAACTTGTTTGAAGTTCTTGCGGCATTGGATAGAAAAGATTACACATATTATGATTCACTGTCAGAAGAACAACAAAAGAAAATTGTGCCGTTTATGCTTACTAAATGGATGAGCGCAATCAAAGGTAGTGAAGGTCTTTCTAGATATTATGTTATGAGTACAAATGAATACGCAAACAAATATCTATTCAATGAATATGTATCTAAACATCCTAAATTGCAATGGCTGATGTTGTGCGCTAGCAGTCCTAGCTTAGGAAAACAATTTCATCAGTGGATACCTGAAATCAGCGTAAAAGTTTCTAAATTAGAAGAAGCGGCTAATTTAAAAAGCGTAAAAGAATATTACAAAAAGATTTATCCCAAAGCCAGTGATGATGATATTGGTGCAGTGAGTGAAGCATTTGTAGAAGAACAAAAACGAAAAAGATATTTGGCTCAACTGTTTCCCGAATTAAAAGTTGCAGACATAGAAGTACTTAACCAGATTACAACAGATGAACAAATTGCTCAGTACGAAAGAGACCGTGGAAACTGACAAACCGTTGAAATATGGTTGTGATTTTTGCGGCAGAGAATTTGCTAGAGAATCAACAATAGCAAAACATATTTGTGAATACAAACAAAGATGGATGAATAAAGACCTACATGGTAATCGTATAGGTTTTCAGTCATGGGTTCAGTTTTACAAAAAGAATACTAACTCTAAGAAAACTAAGACCTACGAAGAATTCATCAAGTCAGCATATTACACTGCATTTGTAAAATTCGGAACGCACTGTGTAGATATAAACGCTATCAACATACCAAGATATGTTGATTGGTTGTTGAAAAATCAAATTAAGATTGACACATGGACAAGTGATACAACTTACACAAAGTATCTGATTGAATATCTTAAAACAGAAGATCCATTAGATGGTATTGCCAGAAGTGTAGAGGCTACGATTAAGTTGGGAGAGAATGCAGGCATATTACCCAAAGATGTTTTACGTTATGGCAATACAAATCGCATTTGCTATGAAATTACTAAGGGCAAGATTAGTCCATGGATGCTTTATCAAAGCAACAGTGGTATTGAATTTTTAAGCAAAGTCAATGATATTCCAGAACAAGCTAAAATAATAATGGATTATATTGATCCAGAACAATGGGCATTAAAATTTCACAGAGAACCAGAAAATGTCAGAACAGCCAAAGAGATCCTCAACGCTGGCGGGTATTAATGTTGAGCACGATTATCGTGTAAGGATACCTTTTAATCTAATACATGACATAACGACAGGTCAAAATACTTGGAATGAATCCTGCGCTAAAGCAATAGAAATGTTTGGGTTGCCGGGTGACAAATATTCATGGAGATTCACAAAAGAATATATTGAGTTTTGGTTCCGTGAAGAAAAAGATGCAATGATGTTTGAACTATGTTGCGGATAAAAGCTAGAATTCGTAAATGGAAAGCCGAGCGCAAACTCAAAAAGAGTGGGTATGAGAATTGGCGTCAATATAAACACAACCGTGATTCTGGAGTAGAACAGTATGCCCAATGCGTAGAAGATTTCTACCTTGATTACCCATATGTCTACGCTTGTAAAAACCCAACCCATTACGCATATCAATGTTTAGATGATTTTGGTCTCGGTGTTCAGCGTTTTGGGTTCGATGAAATGAACGATTGGTGTCACGAAAAGATAAGGTGGAACTTTCGTTGTGATATGCATAGGGTTTATGAGAACCAATGGGGAAGAATGGAGTTGAATGATATCGGCGGATATGATATAATATACTTTGCATTCAAGCGTGAACAAGATTTTACACACTTCTTACTAAGATGGGCTTAAAGAAAATCTACATGATGTATCACACACCAAGAACAATAGAAGTTCTTAATTGGTTTTATGATACGTTCGGTGAACCACAAGAATGGAGTGCAATAGTATTGGAGCCTGTTCAATTGAAACATGGTTATCAATGGGCTAATGGTAAACACCATGACGGTGACTGGGACGAATTTGATACGGTTCCTGTAATTTGGTGTACAGAAAAAGCGTTTATGATGTATTCTTTGAGGTGGTTATAATGGAACAAGGTAGCTTTACATACAAGACTGAAAAATATTACGGTAGCAAGAAAAATGTCCACACCATTTCTTGGAAGGGGAAGGGCGAAGTTGATAGCGCAGAGATTCAGAAATGGTGCATTGACAATTTCGGGCAACCTGGCTACCAAGAAGAACACGGTGAAGCACGATGGCTAGACCATACTGATTTTGGTGAAATCTTTTTGTGTAAAGATGAAGACTTGACCTTCTTCTTACTCAAGTGGACATGAGAAGAATTCATTTTGAAGGCCCTACATGGCATGACACCAAACCCGGTTGGCACGAAATCGAGTTGAACCTAAACGGGCAACCAAAACGCTATCGTGAAATTATAGAATGGCTGTATAATAGTATAGATAAGCCCGAAAGGCATTGTAGGTGGTTTGAAACTAGTGTAGGAATTAAAATCAAGTTTAGGTATGAACGGGACTATATTTTGGCAATGTTGAGGTGGAAATGAGAGTAAGCATTTGGTATCGCACTGAATTACAGCAACCTAGTAAGTCAGGTTACTATCTAAGTTATCGTGGATGGGGCATCGGTGGCAAGGCTGATGGTGATAGCGATTGGGGTTATGTCTATTACGATAAGAAAAAAAATCAATGGAGTGACTACAAAAGCGAGGATAGTCACTATGCTATTGTCTATTACTGGACTGATGCTACACCTGATGATTGGACAGACCAAGACCCTCCTAGCGTCAGCCTACACATACTAAAAGCACAACATAATGTAGCCCTGGAAGATGCGTGGAAAAAAGTTGTAGAAGCAATTGACCAATACAACATGATTAAAGAGTTGGTGAAATGAAACAAGGCGATATCATTAAACTTATTGAAGAAATTGCCGATGGGTTAGCAAAAAAGATTAAACATGATAAAGCAATGTTTGAGATAAAAACAAATACTAAGTATAAGTTCAGCCGTAACTGGTATCAAGCATATTTCGACCTTAAAGACTATGATGCTGTAGATGAATGGTGTGAACAACAGTTTGGAAAGCATCCTAAGAATCCTGATGCTTGGAGTCGCTGGTGGCACAAGTTTGAGGACAGTATTCTGTTCCGTGATGAAAAGGACTATGTGTTGTTCACGTTGAGGTGGAGTTGATGAAATTATTTTATAGTAGTGCTGGGGCAAGCAATCCTAGCTTTGTGTATAAATTCAAAGTTAAAAAGTGTACAACTGAAATGTATGAGTGGGCTAGCAATTATCCCGAAAAAGGCCCCTTCAGCCGTTGGTATGTAGAATGGAATACTATGAAAATGGATAGCGGCAAAAATTACGATGTAATACAGATTGAACACAGCGAAGCAGCCAAAATATTCAAAATTGCATTCGCGGGTGAATATGAAGATATCACTATGAAAGAATATAGGCTTGATTGAAGTCAAACTGATAGATAAACTTCCTATTGAGTTTTTGGTCATTGTAAATGAACTCAAAGAAAAGGGATATGTTCAAGGCGTAGACTTTGACTTTGCCTATCATCCACCCAAATTTGATGACTTTTCAGGTGATGCAGTCTATAATAGATGTGTAATCTTTACTTTTTATAAAGAAGAATTAGCAACATGGTTCAGTCTAATATACCATTAACAATAGATCAAGTAATCAAAGAGAAAGTCGATGAAATGCAAAAGGGTATCGACAATGATGTTATGAGAGCCTGTTTAGTCGAAAGTGGCTGGACACAAGTAGAATTCTACTATACCAATAATAAACACGCAATTGATGTGCTAAATTGGATCGGTGACAATGTGAAAGAAAATCAGTGGTCACGGTTGAACAGTTACTTTGTATTCCGCAAGAAAAAAGATGCGGAGTGGTTCATGTTACGATGGCTATAAAATGGAATATACTATAGTCGAAGATGGGTGTGACTGCTATCCTTGGCATGAAGTTTATGCTTTGTTGCCGCATAAAACTGTGACTGGTAAGAGAGTTTGGTTACAAAAAGTGTATAAGCGTAAAGTGTGGGTTGTATGGGGCACAGGATTTCATATGGAACCAGAAGTGCAATATGCTACTGCATTTGATTTATTAGTTTATGACAACAAGTATAATCCTTAAACATGGGTTAGGTGCCCGTGAAGAACAATGGTTAGCAAAGAATGTGGGGCCTAGAATGCATTATATTCACAATAGCATAGGTGGACAGGGCTGGATAGCTAAACGTGAATGGACTCCTGGAATGGTTAGTAGAGAATGGGTTCTGACATTTGAAGATGAACGCTATGCTACATTTTTTAGATTGATGTTTCCAGAATGAATATATCTAAAGACTTTCAGGATTATGATGACGATGGTCCAGAAATGGAATTTCGAAAAAACCGCTGGAACTATTGGTCTGCTCTTAAACAAGCACGCCAAGAATATATGAAAACAAAAATAGAGTTTGATGCGTATGAGTTTGAAGATTGGCTCGAAGCAATATATGGTATAAAGATGAACATCGTCAACGGTAATATCACAGATGGTTATAAAATTATGGATGAAGCCAAATACACATTTTTTCTATTGAAATTCCAATGAATAACAATCATCCATTTAAGATCACACAGTACGATAGATTTATCACTGTGACATGGCCTAATATGAATGATGTCAGGGAAAAAGTTACTAAATTAAAATTAATAGAGGCAGCATTTCAACAATCCAAAGCAGTTGAAGTAGGCTTTGTGTTAGAACTCAACAATAAAGAATATGATATCATGTGGATCAATTCTTTTCTTAGTTTGACTGAAAATGATTATGTGAATTATATACAAGATATGTATGTTATTAAGGGTGTTGCATATAGAGAGAAAACAGATGCAGAGAAGTTCTACAATTGGTTAGAAGGAAAGTATATATGGCAATTACTCAAGGAATAAACGGAACATTCGTTTCATACAGCGAAATGGATGACCCAATCTATTTTCGTAAATTCAAAAAGACCGTTCCACTTGACGGATCATGGGAAACCCGTGTATTCTATGAGATAACTAAGTTTCCATTGGGTCGCAAAGAAACAGAACAATGGCTAGAAGACCATTATGGTAAGTTGAAATATAGCGACAGTTGGTGGAAAACATTTAACGGTATATGTATGAATGAAAAGATATACATACACTACAAATTATTGGAGTAAGTATGGCGGCGGATATAATGATTGATATTGAAAGTTTGAACACAACACCTGATTGTGTTATTCTATCTATCGGCGCGGTTAGATTTGATCCTCGAGGCAACGGTGTTGTTGAACGATTAGAACTTAAACCTACAGTCGAGGATCAAACTGAAATATATAATAGGAGTATTAACGATGATACAATCAGATGGTGGTCAGAACAAAATCCTGCTGCCCTTGAAGAAGCATTCAGCGAAGAAGGTAGAATCCCATTTGCCGAATGTATGGAGATCCTATACAAGTTTTGTTGGAATCGCCGTGCTGTGTGGAGTAATGGTGCCCCCTTCGATTTGGTCGTTATGGAACATGCTTGGAGACAAACAAGCGATAAACCTAATCCCATCCCCTGGCCTTTCTGGACAATGCGAGACACAAGAACACTGTGGGAAATCGCAGGAGTCAAACTCAAAGACGGAGGACACGTTACAAGTCACAAGGCTGTAGAAGATGCTGAACGACAAGCCATCGTTGTTCAACAAGCATACATGAAATTAATGAAAGCAGGATTGGCAGAATCACGATGAATGTCGAAAGAGAAAACACTTGGAGAACATTGCAAGGTCTTAAACCTATACAATCTTGGAAATGTAGACTTGGATGGCATCGTTGGACTAATTATGAAATTCACGATAGGTCACATGATTTTATGGGACCAGTTGCAAGATGCCATTGTGCTGATTGCGGATTACCTAGAATAGAGCCTCCCTACACAAAGAGTAAAAAATGAAACTAGATGCTGATATTGACATTGACTTTGGTGACAGAGATAAGTTGTTGAAACTTATTGCTCATACATCTGCGGCTATGCGTAATGTTAAACCCATGCGTAAACATAACACGGGTGTCTATGTTACGGACATTCCGTATGATTCAGTAAATGACATGGCTAGTATTGATTACACCGAGGCTGAAAAACGTGGTTATTTTAAACTAGACTTGTTAAATGTTCATGTTTACGAGCAAGTACGTGATGAACAGCATTTAGTTGAATTGATGCAAGAACCAGACTGGTCTAAATTAAATGATAAAGAATTTGTTGAAAAACTGATTCACTTAGCGAATCATTATAATTCTATACAAAAAATGCCTGAACCCATTGATAGTATCCCTAGACTAGCAATGTTCTTAGCCGCTATTCGTCCAGCTAAAAAGCATTTGATTGGATTACCCTGGAAAGAAGTCGCAAAGACTATATGGGATAAAGGTGATGATGGGTACAGTTTTAAGCGTTCGCATGCCGTTGCTTACGCACATTTGGTAGTAGTTCATATGAATCTACTTACGGCATCCTCTTAACTAACGTAATGCTCTTGCGTTTGGTCCTACGCTTGTTTAGTTCACTGATACTACATATAGGACCATGAATAATAGTCAGACTTTTATTGTTAAAAGTCCTTAAATAGGGCTTGAAAATACTCCATTCATCTTTCAGGAATAGGTTTATGGGGATAAGTCTATTACTTTCCCACCACCAAATATCTCCTAATTCTAGGAATTTTTCTTTAATTAGAGGGTCTACTATGGCCCCATAATCGTATATTGTAGTGACAACATCATCCCTATTCTGTACTATACCCACGTAATCTTGGTTTGAGTGCGAACATACTGTTATGAACGGGTGATTTTCACTTAATTTTTTAAAAAATTCGTTGTGTATCATTATTATTTTTAGACCGAAATATTTATCATTGGACACAACCATAATATATTTTGATAAATATCATTATCATGTATTCAACCCAAGTATTTGTTTATACACAAAGACAAATTGTTGTCTTGCTATCAGGGACTTCTCCAAGGAGCTATATGCCTCAGTATGCCAAACCATTAACCCTACACAAAGGTGTAGATAACCAAATTCAATTTCAGTTCTTGAACCAAGAACAGAAACCCGTAGATATCACAGGAAAAGAAATTACCTGCAGAATTTTAAATAGTACTGGCACAACTGTCCTAATCAAAAAAGCATTAACTGTACAATTAGGATTAACAGGTATTGCTGCACTATATCTAGATCCAGGTGAGTTAGAAGAAATTGACGCACAGAAATGCTATTACACATTAGAAATTCCAGTGGGAACATTTGATTATCCAGTATTTGTTGACCAAAATGCAGCCGGCCGCGGAGATATGAACATTGTTAATAGTATATTACCTAGCTTTGTTCCTAGTACAGAACTAACAATTCCCTCTGGTCAAGCATTTGCAAATACTGGTTGGATCCCAAATACATATTATGTTCCCGATCCAAACTCAGCAGTGTATTATACCAGTGTTTATACCACGACTAACAACCCGACACTTACTATTCAAGCAACATATACTGATTTTTATGGTAATGTAATGGTCGAAGGATCAACTGATATTGATAGTGATTGGTATCCAGTTAGCCCATTATTCAATTATACCGATACCACAGAAACTTTCCATTATAATGTAACGGGATATCATCCTTATATCCGCATAGGATTTGTAAGTAATGCGGGCGTAGTAACCAATATATTGGTAAGATCATAACTTGATTGTGTAACTAAAATATGTTACACTAACTTAATGTTTGATATTCTGTCTTTAATTCCAGGCAAGAAAAAACTTACCCACGGTGGCTGGCATAGCTTTAATGCTATCTGCTGTCACCATCGTGGGCACACTGCTGACAAACGAGGTCGCGGTGGTATTAAGTTTGACGGACAAACAAATTGGTCATATCACTGCTTTAATTGTAACTTCAAAACAGGCTTTGTGTTGGGTAGAAGCATTAGTAGAAATACGAGACAATTATTGTCTTGGTGCGGTGTAGATGAATCGCAAATTGGCAAGTGGAGTTTAGAAAGTTTACAACAAAAAGATTTCTTGGATTTCACACTGCCCAAGAAAAAAGAAAAGAAGATAAAATTCAAAGACCATCAATTGCCCGAAAATGCTGTGTTGATTGATGAAAATAACCCATCGCACAAAATATATATAGACTATCTCAGGGCCAGAGGCATAAGTAATACTGAATATCCTTTCATGGTTACTACTGATGACGTTGGTCGAATGGGTAACCGCATCATTATACCATACACTTATAAAAATAAGATTGTAGGACATACAAGTAGATTCTTAGATAATAAAATACCCAAATACATTAACGAACAACAGCAAGGTTATGTGTTTGGTTATGATTTTCAATTACCCGATCAAAGTGTTACTATATTGGTCGAAGGTATCTTTGACGCATTGAGTTTAGGTTGTTGTGCATTGACACACAATTCAATCAATGAAGGTCAAGCAGAATTACTAGCACAATTAAATAGACAGATTATTTTTGTCCCAGACCGAGACAAATCAGGACTTGAAACTTGTGAGAGAGCTATTCAATTAGGTTATAGTGTCAGCATCCCACATTGGGATAAAGACATAAAAGATGTAAATGATGCCGTTGTAAGATATGGTAGACTACCAACTTTACTAAGTATATTAGAGTCTGCTACAATGAGCAAAATTAAAATAGAATTGAGGAAGAAACAAATTGAAAAAGGACTATGAAGATAATAGTTACCCAGTTGAGAAGCAAAAATATTTTTTACGAATGATGTTAACTAACGCAGAGTTGTTTACCCGTGTTACTAACATCTATAATGCAATCAATTTTGATAAATCAATCAGACCTGTTGCTGAGTTTATCAAACACCACGCTGACGAATACAAGATACTACCTGAGTTTGAACAAGTAGAAGCCGTTACAGGGATTAAACTTGATCCTATTCAAAACTTAAATCAAGGACATTATGATTGGTTTTTGGAACAGTTTGAAAAATTTACTAAACGACAAGAACTAGAACGTGCGATTTTAAAGAGTGCTGACTTGCTTGAAAAAGGTGAATATGATCCTGTTGAAAAATTAATCAAAGATGCGGTACAAATAAGTCTACAAAAAGACATGGGTATGGATTACTTTGCTGATCCACGTGGTCGGTTGTTAGCATTGAAATCTAATAATGGTCAAGTCAGTACAGGTTGGCCTAGCATGGACAAGAAACTATATGGTGGTTTTAACCGCGGTGAACTGCAAATCTTTGCAGGAGGCTCAGGTTCTGGTAAGAGTTTGTTCATGCAAAACTTAGCAGTTAATTGGACTAGTATGGGACTGAACGGAGTATATATCACACTAGAACTTAGTGAAGGCTTGTGTTCTATGCGTATTGACTCCATGACCACTGAAACATCTAGTCGTGAAATTTTCAAATCAATTGATGATATTGAAATGAAAATTAAAATGATGAGTAAGAAGTATGGTAAGTTCCGTGTCAAATATATGCCGGCACAAAGTAATGTCAACGATATCAGAGCATATTGTAAAGAACTACAGATCCAAACAGGTATGAATATTGACTTTTTGTGTATTGACTATTTGGACTTATTGATGCCAGTATCTGCAAAAGTCAGTCCGAGTGATTTGTTTGTTAAAGACAAATATGTTGCAGAAGAAGTGCGTAACTTAGCAAAAGAGTTAAATGTATTATTAGTAACAGCATCGCAGTTGAATCGTAGTGCTGTAGAGGAGATTGAATTTGACCACAGTCATATTAGTGGCGGTATTAGTAAAATCAATACTGCGGACAATGTATTTGGAATCTTTACATCCAGGTCTATGCGTGAGCGCGGGCAGTATCAATTGCAATTGATGAAAACTCGTAGTAGTAGTGGTGTAGGACAAAAGATTGAACTTGAATTTAATGTAGAAACATTAAGGATTACCGATCCTGATCCTGAAGGTTACGGGGAACAACAATCTAAGTTTAAACCTAGTCCCAGCCCCAATGACATTATGAATAGGTTAAAGCCCCAATCTACAATAGTTTCTACTGAACCTATAGTTGACCAGAATACAGGAGAAGTCTTGGAACCGTCAAACAAGAAGGTTGTTGTGGACGTTCAGGGATCAAAACTCAAGACTTTATTGAATAGTTTAAAGAAATAAAAACGGCTTCAGACTAAATACTATATCATGCAAAAACAAACTCGCAGTCTTTTAGAGGAATTAGAGGCCATTGGTAATAATCGTGATACCGCTCACATTATTGAGAGCAGGGGTCACAACATTATTACTAGCGCCATCAATTTAATTGAAATGATTAATAAATACTATTCTCCTGATCAGGCTGAGATTTTAGAAAGAAAATTATTGAGTGCCATTAAAAGCAAGGATCAATCTAGATTTTCTAAGTCTATAAAAAAGAATAGTAAAAATGAACCCATCTGATGAACTATCATTGCTAAAATCTAAGATTGAAGAATTAAGTCTTTTTGAAGGTAAAGGTCATTTAGACCATCCTGAGGATTTGATATTTTTAGATGGAACTCAGGGCGCTAATCATGCTATACAGGCATCAGTGGCCACAGTTAATAATCCACAAACAGTTACTATCAAATGGGATGGATATCCTGCATTAATTTTTGGTCGTGGAACTAATGGTAAGTTCACTATAATGGACAAACACATGTTCAATAAAAAAGATTTATCAGGAAGACAAGTCTTTAGTCCAGAACAGTTTGTTCAGTATGACCGAGCACGTGGAGTAGACCGCACTGGATTACATCAAATAATTAACGAAATATGGCCTGGTCTAGAAAAGTCAGACCGTAGCAAAGGGTACTATTGGGGTGACCTACTATTCAGTCAGCCACTGCAAGACCAAAACGGTATGTATAAGTTTAGAGCCAATCCCAATGGTATCACATATACCGTAGATACAGATAGTGAAGTAGGGCAGTTATTTAAAGGAAAGCAAGCGGGAATAGTTGTTCATCAATTTATTCCTGCTACAGCAGTGACCACTGACGAGGCAACTCCTTTAGATGGCACTATAGGTAGTTTAAAAAATAATAGCAATGTTGCTATTGTTCCTGCCAAGATGCCTATAACTCCTAAACTAAAGTTGAATAACAGTTTAGTCAAAAAAGCACAAGCTGCTATTGCTAAGTACGGCAAAGATGTGGATCAGATGCTAAATACTGCTCCACAGGCAGCATCTGCCTTTCGTACTATGTTTACTACCTACATCAATAAAAAGATTGTTGCAGGAGATTTGAACAATTTAGTAGATGGTTTTATGGAATTCTTCAATAGCCGTCCAATGACCGAAACTATGCGTCAAAAGTTAACACAACATTTACAAGCTAACAAAGCAGGACTAATAGGGGCATTCACCATTTGGGCTGCACTATATCAATTAAAAATGTCTATTGTTGACCAATTAAACAGAGCAGCAGAGGCTAGCCCCGTTAAGGGTTATTTACAAGACGGCACACAAACTCAAGAAGGTTTTGTCAGTCAAGGGTTAAAATTCGTTGATAGAATGGGTTTTTCACGCCAAAATCTTGCAGGCCGATAGCCCAAAACCAAGATTTTTTTCTACCAGGACTAAATAAGTGTATGAATCTATATGATTCAAACATTTTAAAGGAATAATATCATGGCAGGATTTACACGTACTCATGGTGATGCACAACCAGTATTTGCAATGGACGTTCAGAACGGTCCAGTAGCTTCTTCAGCAGCAGCAAACGGTACAACTACTAACTTCATCGGTCCAGCAATGGACTTCTTCGGTTTCGACCTAGGTGCTGCTCCAACAGACCAATTAGGCGTTGACGAAATGGTTGCTCAAGTTCTAGTTTCTATCGAGCAATTAGCTACAGTTATGATGTACAGCGTAAGCGCAACAGCTAACGTGACAAACATGTCTGTTGCTGTATACCCAGTTGGTGCATACACAGCGGCTGCCCTACAGACACAAATTCGTGCTCTAGGTACAGTTAACGGTTATGACCTAAGCGGTGCAACAGTAACTAACGTTGGTTTCCGTCTAGCTTCTACAGCTACAAGCGCAAGCTAATCAGTTGTTTATCAACAGAAAAATCCGAGATTTATTCTCGGATTTTTTTTGCCTCTAAATATAGATATGAGTTTTAAAGTAAGTTGCTATACACTATTTGATATCACTCAAACGGGTGTAATCAATAGAAGTCGTCCCGGTCCAGAAGATGAACCTGATGTATGGCTACACAAAAGAAATACGCAATGTAATTTTGATACAATATTGCAAGTAATTTCATTACGCAGCCAACCAGAAGAAATTGGAATTCCCAAATTAATTAAAATCAAATTCAATGAATTTGATAATTTTGGGTTTTTGTTTAGTCAGGAACCCGACGAAGAATATAATTGCTGGACATTTGATTTTACCATACATCATCCTAGTGTATTCTATGATGGTATTACAGAATTAGGTCATTTATACGCTGATTGCGATCAGGTACCTATGATAAAAACAAATACAACATGGGATAAACTTCCTGCGTTTTTGGACTCTACGGATGAATTACGTAACATTTATTTTAAGGTGATTGAAAATGAGGATAACTGAGACAGAAATTGAAAGAAAATTAAATCGAATAATTTCTTATAGGGAAATGAATGATTTGCAGTCAATTTCTATATTTGAACTGTCACCTAATTACTATTCTGTATTTGGTAAATATTATATCAATAAAAAATCAAAAACATCGGTAGAAGTATTAGAATTAAATGGGGAATTAGTTCATACTTTTTTTAGTATGCGTAATGCAATTTGTTGGTGTATAAATGATTTGCGTGGAAAATATATTTCAGCGAATAGAGTAATTACATTAGACAAAAACATATCCAATGAAGAAGCTCAAATAGCAGTACACAAATTATTGTTTAAAAAAGCTAAAAACACAGATGACAAATTGATTTTTTTGGCTAAATTGAATGAAGAAAAGCTAAAAAGAAGCAAAATGATGGGTGAATTAGAGTCATACATCATAGAATCCAACTATTGGCAACAAAGTAAGTTTAACTTAAAAACCGAATATTAAAGCCAAAAATGATAAATAAGATATACTAGTCTTAGGACCCTAACTATGAAATTAACAGATTTTGATAAAAAGCCAGTAGAAGTTGCTCAAAGAGCACTAAAAGAACATTATGGTAGATCCATTGATGTTAGCAAAATGTCTTACGCACAAGTAAGAACAATGCTCAGTAAAGTTCGTGGATTAATGAACGAATCAAAAGCAAGCAGCGACTACTACAAAGATAACTCAGCATACATGAAACTAGTTTTCATGGAGCAAGCACTAAGCAAGCAATTTGCTCAACTAAGCGCAAATCGTCCTCGCATTGTTGTCGAAAATGAAGAAGTTGAAAAGTCTCAGACTATTCTTGCTGCTCAAGATATGGTTGATTCTATTCAAAAGATGGTTGAGCAAGTTTCTGACATGATTGTCAAAGAATTGCCTGCACTAGTTGATAGCGTTCAAAGTGAAATCGGTGTCAATGAAAGCCAACAGTTTCAGCAGCAGGCCAGCGAGGCATTGACTTCCCTGCAAGCAGCATTGACACAAAGCCAAACAACAATGAAGGAAGCCGTCAATGGCATCACCGGTCAAGGTGGCATGGGAGCATTTGATGCTGGCGCCGACATGGGAGCAGATGCAGATATGGGCGGAGAAGAATTTGCTGACATAGGTGCTTCTGAAGAACTTCCCGGAGGCGAGGAAGAAGTTGATCTAGACATAGGTGCTGAAGAAGAACCTGAAGATGTTGGGTCAGTAGGCCGCGCCAAAAGATAATATGAGATTATTTGAGTTCACCGACAGTCCACTAGTGGTTGGGTTGGTAGCAAGTACTAACCAGCTTAAACACGAAATAGATAGTGGTAAAGCAAGACCTGATTGGACTGTAGCAGAACTATTGAATTATTATAAAGATAATGATATCATTATCGACAAGAGCGATTTGTATAATATGATTAAACAACCTCCCCTAAATAAGTATATTACAAATATACAAGGGGACAATGTAGTTTTCAAAGGACAATCAGAACCGGGTGAGCAAAAGCCTGACGAGAAGAAAAAGGTTGTTCAGCAAATGGCTAAAAAAGCAATGAAATGATAACTCTGACAGACAAAGCAAAAAGTAAAATACAACAACAAATTAAAAAGCGTGGCAAAGGCCTGGGTATTCGTGTAGGAGTTAAGACTACAGGTTGCTCAGGTTTAGCTTATGTGCTTGAGTATGTTGACAATCCAGTAGAGGGTGATATCGCTGTTGATTGCGAGGGTTGCTCATTGTTTGTTGATCCTAAAAGTTGCCCATATGTTCAAGGTATGACTATTGATTTTGTTAGAAATGGACTTAATGAAGGTTTTGAATTTAGCAATCCAAACGAGCGTGACCGTTGCGGTTGCGGGGAAAGTTTCAGAGTATAAGTATTGACAATGATTGATTCTTGTGCTAGAATTAAAGAATGTATATTCCAAACAAATATAATTATGTTTCAATTAATAGGGAAACAATAAATGGTGAACGAAGATACGCTACACCTGACGGTGAGAAACTACCTAGCGTAACTACGATACTTTCTGCAACAGCCCCAAAAGAAAAACTTCAAGCATTGCAGGAATGGCGCAATCGTGTGGGCCATAAACAAGCACAGGCAATCACTACAGAAGCTGCAGGCCGTGGCACACGAATGCACAAGTGGTTAGAAGATTATGTAAAAACAGGAGTTATAGGTGTCCCCGGAAGCAATCCATACAGCATCCAAAGCCATAAAATGGCATCTACCATCATTTATGAAGGACTTAGTAAATGTAATGAATATTGGGGGACAGAAGTTCCCCTTTATTTTCCTAAAGTATATGCCGGAACAACTGACCTGGTTGGCGTTCATGATGGTAGTCCTGCTATCATGGATCACAAGCAATCTAACAAATTGAAAAAGCGTGAGTGGATCGAAGACTATTTCCTACAGTTAGCAGCGTACGCCAATGCACACAACGAAGTACACGGTACAAATATTCGCAAGGGTGTCATTTTTATGTGTACCGCAGACAATATCTACCAAGAATTCATCGTTGAGGGTAATGAATTTGATGAGTGGACAAACAAATGGTTTGAACGGGTTGAAAAATATTACACACAGTTCTTGTAATGGATTTTAGATAAATAAGTATAAATCTGCAAAGAATTACACTTATGGCTATTATACAAATTTCAAAAATCCAACAAAGATCCGGAAACTTAGTCGATCTACCACAACTTGATGAAGCTCAATTTGGTTGGGCTACAGACGCTAAGAAATTGTTCATTGGTAAAACCACAGGAAACATAGAAAATATTGAAGTATTAACTAGTTATTCCAATATTAGTTTCAGCCAAATTGATGGGTCTGACGGCGGCAATTTTAATATTAGCAACGCTACTAATGGACAAATACTGACATATGTAGAGTTAACAAATACTTGGGAGAATTGGACAGGAAATGCATCTCAACTAAGTAATTCAAAAATACAATTAGGTGATGTTTCAAACATCAGTATAGAAGGCGGCGCAACTGGCTATGTCTTAGAAACAGATGGTGTAGGTAATCTTGCCTGGACAAGTAAGGGAACATTAAGGTCGGCCATTTATGGGTTATCAAATGCAACTCCCATAATAATGACAGTTGAAAATACTACTCCATATACAAATAAATTACCAGTTACTATTAGTGGCGCAAATGCAGATAATGCTAACTCAATTGTAAATGGACAAACCTTCTTTGTTAAACTATCAGTAGATTTCCCTACAACTGGAAATGTTGAATTATATACCTCCTCTAATTTAGATATGGCTAATGCGGCAGTAGGTACAGGGTTAAACAACTATGTTTCAAATTCAGGTATAGCAACTGCACTATTAAGTGCTGGGGTAGTACCCAATGCAGGCGGCTCCGTCAATACTATACAGTTTAATAACAGTGGAATATTAGACGGTTCGGCAAACTTTACTTTTTCTGGTGGAAACTTAGTAACATTGAATGGTAATCTTATTGCTGGTAATGTGAACGGTGGAAATCTAGTATCAGCAAATTACGTTTCGGGTGTGTTGACTACAGCATCACAACCTAACATTACTGCTACTGGTGTATTAGCAAATTTAAGTATTAGTGGCAACATCAATGTTGGGGATATAAATGTTTCTGGTAATATAATACCCACTGCAAATGTAACTTATAATTTAGGTAATTCTACTAACGCATTTAAAGATTTGTATCTTTCTGGTACAAGCATTTCACTAGGAACGCAAACAATAACGTCAAACGTTAACGGAGTAATATTATCTAATACAGTTTTTGCATCTGCTTTAAGTATAACCGGTAATGCAGATATTGGAAATATTAATACTAGTGGCACAATAAGTTCTACTGGTACTGCTACAGTTGGTAATTTAAGCACAGGTGGCACAATAACTTCTACTGGTACTGCTACAGTTGGTAATTTAACTACTAGTGGTACAATAACTTCTACCGGTACTGCTACAGTTGGTAATTTAACTACTGGTGGTACAATAACTTCTACTGGTAATATTGCCGGTGGAAACTTAACAACAAATGGAAACGTAACGGCTAATAACATTTCTGCTACTGGTAACGTTACCGCTGCAAATTTTATCGGATCAGGTAATGGATCTCCTACTATTAATAGTGCAAGCACTTTAACTATTTCTGCTAATTCAGGGGTGACATTAGGCAATGTTACTATTTTATCTACTGGCTCCAATACTACCGCAGGAACAATTGTTGGTAATTGGACGTTAGATGGAAGTTTTAATGCATCAGGTAATTTGGGTACATCTGGTAATTTGAGTTCAACTGGTAATTTAAATATTACTGGTAACATGACAATTGCTACGAGTCCTGTTTTAAATAGTAAATTTGGTGTAATATCTTCTGGAAGATTATTGGGAGTATACACTAATAGAGTCGGTATTGGTAGTTATTATGCTGATTATAATGGTACTAATGATATTACATCTGCTGATGCTACTAGCGTAAGTAGACTAGGTACTATTTTGGATACCGGAATAGCTTCATCAAATACTTCTGTTGCATTCGGTACCAGTTACGGCAGCAATCCGGCAGGTCTAGCATTTGTTTCTGGTACTGCACAGGACGTACTTAGAATCGCTACTGGTTTACCGCCTACTTATACGGGAAATATCAATGCTGTTTTATTGGGGTACCCCAGCGGTGGACCAAGAATTCTAGTGCAGAATTATGCACTTGTCGATGATTCACCGAATACTATCACTCATGTTGCTACTACACATAAATTTGTAGGAGAATTATCAACAACAAATATTACAACCGGCGCAAACACGACCGCAGGAAGTTTGACAGGAAATTGGACATTAACAGCAGGATCTCAATTACAAGCAACATACGCTGACTTGGCTGAATATTACGAAGCTGATGCTACTTATGAACCAGGAACAGTTTTAGAATTTGGCGGACTAAAAGAAGTTACATTAGCTGAAGATGAAACAACTAAAGTAGCAGGTGTTGTTTCAACCAATCCGGCTTATGTGATGAATACCAACTGTAAAGGGTTTGCCGTAGCTATTGCTCTGCAAGGAAGAGTTCCAGTAAAAGTTAAAGGCAATATAAAGAAGGGTGATATGATGGTTAGTGCTGGTGATGGATTTGCAAGACCCACAAATAGCCCTAAATTAGGTACTATCATAGGAAAAGCATTGGCTGACTTCAATGGAATTGAGGGTATAATAGAAATTGCTGTAGGAAGATTGTAAAAATATGAGTGAGAAAAAAGTTTATCAGATTGGATGTTATACTGAAGCCGGCTGGGATATAGTTCATGAATTACTAACTAGAGATGGAACATTAGAAGATAATATTCCTCCTAGGAGTGTTGAATTAGTAGACTATAAAGAGCATAGTCCAACTAGATCAACTTATCTTTTGTCTGATGAAGAAGCCGAAGAATTAAAAAAACGTCCTGAAATTAAATTTGTCAATATAGATTATACTAGCTACGGAGATCAATACAAACCACCGGCAAAAGATTTGTATTGCGACTATAGATATTCATCTAATGTAAAGTCTTATAGAAATTTTTATTCTCCCAATCAATTGCCTGCATCTCCGACTTCGGCAGACTTGAACAGAAATGGGTATCAATTATATAGGTGTACACAAAAATTAAATCCATGGGCGGGTGTAAGTGACACTACAGTTTTTAATGATAGAATACAAAAAACCGGTACTGGTCTAGGAGTAGATGTTATAGTAAGTGATGACGGGTGTTGGTTTGGTCACTCTGAATTTCAAAACAATACAGGATCTGGTCCTACTGATTATATAGGTGGTAATGTATTGCCCGGAAACGGTACATGTGATTTGTTAGATTTATATCTGGACAGTCCTTATTATATTGACCCAGACTGGTTCAACGCAGATCCTGCAACTAGGCTAATTACAAGATGGGATGGAACCATTGTTCCAGTTGAGCAAGTCGCTAGAGATTGGTGGAGTAATCCCACAAAAAGGTCAGCCAAATTTGCAGGAATAGGAACTGTTCCGGAGCGCACTGCATATACAAGAGATACTTGTAATGGATCTAACACATTTAAACTGGGGATATTTGCTCAAGGAACACATGGAACACCGTGTAGTTCTTTAGCATATGGTAGAACACTAGGATGGGCATATAATGCCAATAAATGGGCTGTCAATATTCTTGGTTTAAACTCTATATCAGAAGAATCATATTTTGATATGATGAAAATATTTCATCAAAATAAACCAATAAACCCTTCTTATGGAAATAAAAACCCTACAATAAGTTCTAATAGTTGGGGATACAGATATGCAATAAGTACGTTTAGTTCATTTAATACTTATTACTATCGTGTAGGAACTACTGGTTCGGGAGGGATTAATAAACCCACTCTCCCTGGTTTTTTATATTATTTAGGTTATTTTGATAATTCAAGAATTTCTAGTGAAATGCTAGATAACTCAATTAGTGAAGCTGGAAAAGAAATGATAGATTCCGGGGTTATTTTTGTCGCGGCAGCCGGCAACAATAATCAAAAAATAGTAGGATCAAATCATCCTGATTACAATAATTATTGGGCAAATAATCAGAATGTACCTCTAGCAAATGCAACCTACACTGATTACTATGATAGGGTATATTACCAAACATCAAGCCGCCGCGGTTATCCTACCCAGTTAGGGAAATATACCAATACAGGTTCGGTTGTATATCCTGTAATTGCAGTTGGCGCATTAGATGGACGTATGTACTCTCCTAATACAATAGAATATATAGCCAACTATAGTATGCGGGGCGAGTCAGTTGATTTATATGCTCCCGGAGATGGTGTTTTGGCTGCAAGTACGTGGCAGGCAGATTCTGGCTATACACAATATAATAGGGCAGATACGTATCCTGGTGCTAATTTTACATTTCAGGATATATATTTTAATGGTACTAGCGCAGCATGTCCTGTCACAACAGGTTTAATTGCCACCGCATTACAATACAATAGAAATTGGACTTGGCAAGATGTTAAAGCGTGGATAAACACATTAGAATTGCAGACTGAATCTGCTTTTTATCAAGGACCAGATCCCAATACTGCTGAAAGTCCAGACTGGAGTAGTTTTACTAGTCTAATGGGAGGCTCAAGACGTATATTATATAACAATGTCACAATACCCACGCCTCCGGTTGTAACTAATCTTCGTATAGCTGGATCAGGACTTCGACTTGGTGGTAATGGTTTAACAATCAGTTTGTAATAAATACAATACAGGAATACAAAAAATGGCGTCATACATATATACCGCGACAGGCTCTAGTCAAAAATCAGCCGCAATTCAAACAGATAAGGTTAGAATCTCTACAACAACATCAGCTATAGCAATCGCCATTGGTGATGCCAATGTAACTGCTAATTTGACAGCATGTGAAATAGTTCCATCTAACACGGTTCTTAACAGTGTTATTGTTGGGCAAAATAATTATATAGCATTTATTAATGTCGCAGGGACAGCAGGTGCTTTTAGTGTTACTGAATTAGGTGCTAATCATCCCGAAACTGGCACCGAATAATTGTCCATTTCTGATAAATATATAGTACGCTCTTAATTCTGAGAGTTTATGCGGTCCCCGCCGCGTAGTGGAATAGAACCCACATATCAACAAGGAGAAAACAAATGGGACGTCCTTTAAAAATCGCTAAGGCTCAAGCAGTCTTAACAATCACAGATACAACAGCAGCAACAGATACAGTTACAGTATCTCAAGATATTTCAGCACCACCAACAGGTGTTGGCATTATTGCAGGTATGCCATTTGTAGTTGCATCAAACGTTGGTGGTCTAACAGCTAACACAACATATTGGGTTTTAGAAGTTATCGATGCTAATAATTTCACAGTTTCAGCAACTGATTTAAGTGCAAATAGAACTCGCACACCAGTATCATTGTCTGACACAACATCTCAAACAGTCTCCGCTTCCGTCGGTGTAGTTGACGCTTATTTCAACAATCCAAACGGTGGCGCAGGTTTCCCAGCAACAAACGCTAACACATACAGTGTAGTTGGTGGTAATACAGCTATTATTGGTCCACAAGTACTAGCACGTGTTGCTATTGCACAAAATGGTGTAGGTACAATTACAGTAGCCGACGATAGTCCAAACATCACTGGTGTAGGTACAGACTTTGCTAACACGTTGACAGATGGAACAGTAATTACAACAGCAGATGGCACATTATTAGGTTATGTAACTGATATCGCTAATGCTAACGCTACATTTGCTACGTTTGCAGCTAACAGCTTGTCTAATGCTACAAATGTGAGTTTCGTATTTGCTAACAATGAAGCAGGATTTATTGTTCGCCAAAAAGGTAAACAGAAATATCTAGTACAAGGTACAACTTCAGGTTTAGTTGGCGCTTGCTTTACAGCTAACCTAGCTAATGCTGATTTATATCCAGGTACTATGAACATTGTTGGTACATATGCTAATGCTGCTACAGAAAACGTACAGTCATTAAGCGATCACAATGCAGAATTGTTTACAGCAACCTCTGGCATAACAGCACTGCCAAACGAAACTGCAAACATCAATAATAGCTCACCAGCATACAGCACGTTCAACACTGCTTACGATGCTGATACATACGGTGGTCAACCATACCCAATCGTAACTATTTCTAATGCATAATTATGCCAGCAGCAAAGACTATTAAAATGCCTAAGACAGAAACTGAGGTAGCAATCTTGCAAGTACAAGTTAAAAACATTGAAAATGATGTTTCTGAAATAAAATCAGAAATAAAAGATGTTAAACAAGGCCTTGTGGAAAATATGGAAGAAACTAAAAAACTTCTTAGAGATATGAAGGATGCTAGTACCAATGCTCACAAGGCAATGTCTGAAAAAATCTCTGCGCTAGAAAAATGGCGATGGATGATGATGGGCGCTGGCGTAGTCATAGGATCTTTGGGATTCGATACGCTGGGAAAGCTGTTCAAATAAAAAAGGACTCTTAGGAGTCCTTTTTTGTTAAAGTCAATAATTTAGATTGTACAACATCAAAATTTACGGTGTTAAACAATCCAGGATGTAATGGTTTAGGATACTGATTATCACCTACCCAAGCATATCCGCAATGCTCATCATTTAGTATGGGCGTAAACTCTTTATCAACTTCACAAAAGAATGTATGATATGTGAATGAATGATTTACAAATTTTTGAATTGGAATTAATTTTGCTTTTTTGGGAAAGTACCCAATTTCTTCCATACACTCACGTTCAACACCTTCAATAAGTGTCTCACCTTCTTCAATCTTACCACCTGGTATACCCCAGTTACCGGGATTTTTGTGGTCAGTTCTCAACAGATATAGATACCTGTCTGTCTTTTTTGAATAAAAGAAAACTCCTGCTGAAGTATTACTCATATTATGATTTATCATAATTAAATCACAATAGAATAATCTCCTTGGTCATACCAACCTTCGTATGATTTCATCCAAACACCATCGGGTGTATAGCGATATTGAATACCTGTGGTTAGATTAGTTACGTATTCCACTGTGTCACAGGCTTGACTGTCAAAAGAAACGAACCACTGGCCTGAGGTGGCATCATATTCAACAATGTCGTTAGCGTTAGCTATTAAATCACCCCACGCTACTGTAGAATCTCCCTCACTACCAATTGACTCTACCAACAAGTATCGAACGCCATTGACAGGTCCTGGCAATCCTGCATTCGGCCCCGAGATTAGAGGGTTAATTACACTGTTTACTGGTCCAAGTGTATTTTGGGGAAGGGTATCTGGGTCAATATTATAGATTAGTAATCTATCATCAGTTGGATCTTGTACAATAGTACCAACAATATCTGTATCCATATATGGATTTTGCAGCCATATTTGACTAATACCCGGTCTGATGGTTCCGTATACATTCAATAATGATGACCAATATAAACTGGTATTAGGTGGGTTAGGATAATTTAAATCAATGTTACTCACGAAGGGAGCATTATCCGCAGGTAATAATTGAAGTCTATTGCCCATCAATAATACTTTATAACCATAAGGCGTAATTTTTTGTCGAGTTCCTAACAACAAGTCATCATTTTGAATATCTTGTAATGCTGTTCCTTTGTAGATACTGGCGATAATTTTCTCAATGACACCCATCTTCTTGAGTTTAGCAGCAGTACTAATCCATATAGGCATGTAAAATTTCCAACTCATTACATCGATGGGGTTCGCAGTACCTTGTGGTATTGTTCTACTACTGAATGTTAATCCATCTTGATATACAACTGACAACGAAGTCCAATCAATAAAGTTATCAGTAGATTGAATCTCCATACTAGGATTAAATAATGTTCCTAACTGTTCGATTAATTCTAGTTTTTGATTATAGTTTGTAGTCCAAAAATCAACTGTTACTCTTAATGTATATGGTACAGGCATCAGTCTTTCGACTGTAAATGCTTGACCTTGAACACTTTCATATTGCCCTGTATCTTCGTTGTATTTTCTTTGTCTAACGTTGATTCTATCAATATAAGTAGGATCTTGAGTTCTGCGCTGGTCATACTCTAGACCACTTATATAGTATGTAATCAAGGGTGCGCTAGGTAAATTACTTGCAGAGTTATTTGCTATTACTGTAGAGGCTTGACGACTTTGGTCACCGTACATTATAGGCACTCGCACTAATATGTCGTTCCCATTAGGATCTTTGCCTTTAGTGACATACCAATTGCTAAAAATTTTTGCAAATTGAATTAAAAATCTGCGTATCTGATTATCGTAAAAAAACTGTGCCATATTATAAAATCGGTGGTAGTGGATCTGGAGCAATAGTCAATATTGATGACAATGGCTGAGATTGTGTTGTCGTTGTTCCATCAGTTAGAACGGTTACATTACTGTTATTTATGAAGCTAGATAGTTGTGATTGATCTCCATCCATCAATCCAGTATCTGTTCTTACATTTTCACTAATTCTAACCCATATGACTCCGTCCCAACGATATAATATTTGCGGCAAATAGTCTATTCTTAGGAAATAATCTCCAACTTGTGGATTTTGTGGGAAGCTGATGCCTGCTCCGGTCGGGTAACCATTTGGAGCCTCTGATGTACCAGTCAAATAACCTGCACTATAACCGAAACTTCTTGGACTTGAACGTGCAATATATTGGAATCTAGGATCACAATCCGCACGATAGTCCATTTCTTGAGTTATGTTACCAGTAAATCCCGGTGCTTCTGGGTTTTGATCTGCAAATGCGTATGTATTATCGGCAGTACCATATGGACCAGTTATGGTCATCATACTATCGACAGTCAATATAATATCATTTTCAACTGCGCCTGAACCCCCGTCTGTCATCATTGGGGCTATTTCTTGGACTAAAAGCGAAGTTGTGATGTTTGTTTGACTGGAAGGTATTCCTGGAAATGCAGTGTCTAATATTTGATTCCATATTTTAGCTACTGTAGCAGCCGGTATTCTTAGATAAGGACTATCATTAACATATTTGGCATTGCTATAAATTTCAACTACCGGCGAAGGTGCACCGTCCTGTGCTGCACTCGTTACAACGTTAACTGGTGGTGCAGGTTGATTTAATTTATCTGATAATAGATTATCCTCTTCATAGGGGCCGTATGTAGGAACAATATATAGGTTGCTCGTGTCATAACCTGATTTAGGTAATAACCGTTTAGCCTCGTCGAGGTTAGCATTATTGATTTCAAGATTTTTATTATATGTAGACAATATATCTTTGAGATTTTGTTCTTCCGTTAATTTCCAATATGTTTCATTGGGTGGATTAATTCCTGCAGGCACTTCAATAATCGATTCGTAATTTTTATCACCGTAACTAATAATATAACCCGGTGGATATGTTTTATCTTTATCCCATAATCCTAAATAATTATCTTGATTAATGGGCTCTTGTAATATTTGACTGAATTCTTGACTATCAACCAATGGCTCACATTTAATGCGCCATAAATGAGGGAACCAAGTTTGACTAAAACCCTCGCTGGCAAAATTAGCATCAGTAATCTGGTAAAATCTTTTTAATGCTACTGGAATAGTTTCTCTTAATGGATTATAATCTAATAAATGGGGTAATTCTAATACATCACCGACCATTAACTTTCTACCAACAATATCAATCATATCATTATAATGTACATTAATGAATATAATATCGTTGTTTAAAAATAATCCAAATTGACTTAAATCGAAATCTAAATTCTGCACATTATAATGTCCACGTAATCTATATACATTTGGATCATATGTCCTATCTCTATTTTCTAAAAATAGTAAATCCTGTATATTAGTAGGACTTAATGTAGCATATTCAGGTTGAGTATAATCTATGCTCTGACCTTGATTTGTTGGTCCTAAATACTTGTGAATATATAAATCCGTGCCGCCCACACGCAATTCTTCGGATATTGTTCTATCAAAGAAACGGTAATCGTTTTGTTTATTTGGGCGGTATAGTGACAATTTTGGCATACATGTATTTATCGGAATAGGTTGACAATAAATATGGTCTATGTTATACTAGCATTTAGTTGTAAATTTAGGAGAAACAATGGCAACTCGTAAGCGTAATTCTGAGGATCACAGTCAAGTCAAAGCACTGAATCCCAAAAACCCTGATACAAAGTACATGGGTGATGAGCCACTATTTGTCATTCAACCTGATAGCGACCGTAGAACTTCTGCACTAAGTAATGCATTCTCTTGGTATAATTGGTTCTATACTAAAAAAGACGCTAAAGAACTACTTTGTCAATACCTAGATTTCAGCAACCGCCAATCCGAGGCTAAAATTGTACGCCGTGTTGCTGATAGCGAAATCATTAACACATATTGCTGGCTAGCTAGGATGAAGCTACGTGGTTTGGAACTTAATGAACACGAACTTAGTACCCTCGAAAACGAAATTTCACGACTTATTAAAGCTGTACACAAGCCTGAAGTCAAAGAAAGTATTACCTCTGTCACTAAGGAAGTAACAGAAGCACCTGCTCGTCCTAATATTCAGGACATTTTGCGTGAAAAAGCAAAAGATGCGGCAGGTGAACTTGAAGGCGTTTTTGATGACTTTATTCTAACTGGCAAAGCAAGTTCAAAAACAATGGACGTTGTTGCACGATTTAATGTTATGCCACAGCACATCGGTTTGATTACTGAAATTTGGAAGAAAAAACAAAACGAATTTACAGAACTTCAAGGTGGCCTTGATAAACAACTAAATGAAGGTTATAATTATCTGACAAAAATTCAGGTTCGCAACATCTTAAAATTTATCGATCAGGTACTTTCTGACCTCAATGCATATATCTCTGTCAAGAAAGCAAGCAAGGCCCCGCGCAAACGTAAAGAGGTTCCTGTTGAAAAGATTGTCAGCAAACTCAAATACCTCAAGGCATTTAAAGATGCCGCAAGCAAACTTGACTTGGTTAGTATCAGCCCTGTAAAACTACACGGTGCAAGCGAATGCTATCTGTACGACACTACGAAACGCAAGTTGGTTTATTTGTGTGCTGATGAATATAGCAAAACTTTTACAGTAAAGGGTACTAGTATTCTTGGTATTGACACAAGTAAAAGTCAGATCAAAACTTTACGGAAACCCGGAGATCAATTGGGTGCATTTTTGAAACTAGGTAAACCGGCCGGAAGAAAGTTTTTTGACGAAATTAAAGCAGCAGGTACTACACCTAATGGCAGAACGAATGAAAATATGATTATTCTTAAGGCTTGGTAACATACTTGATATCTTCAAATTCTCTCCTTATTTGATAAATAAAGTAAGGAGAGTTTTTTATGGATGAAATTATTAATATTCTGAATAAGTGTTCTTTTAAAGGAAAATATGTTACTGTAATTAAACAGGCTAATTTATGGCATTTGATAGAAAATAGCGTTGGTACTGTAGAAGTGTCCGATCCAGAAAAAGTTTATTTGTATCTTAACCCTCTTGCGGAAATAACCTGTTCATCCGGTAATAAAAGGAAGTTCAAAGGTGTCCGAATCGGGTACAACTTATATTGTGAAAATAAAAAATGCGATATTTGTAATACAAAGAAAAAGCAGGCAGTTAAACAAGGTGTATTTGAAAAATATGGAGTAGACAATGTAGGAAAACTACAATCAGCGATTATTAGTAGAGATAAATTTTGGAATGACAAATCTGCCATCGAAGATGCTAATAGTAAAAGAAAACAAACTAATTTGACAAAATATGGATGCGAGAATGTTTTTCAGAATGAAAAAATTAAAGAAAATATTAAAAACCTATTCATAGAACGATACGGAGTAGAAAATCCGTCACAATCAGAAATTATTAAGGAAAAAAAGAAAAATACTTTGACCGAGAATTACGGAGTTCCTTTTGGGCTACAATCACCTATAATCAAAGAAAAAATAAAGACTACGAATACTCGTAAATATGGCGTTCCGCATATTATGCAGGTTAACGAAATAAAAAATAAAATGATTGCAACCAAAATAGCAAAGGGCTCTTTTGGAAAAAGTAATTCTTCAATAGAGGCTACTACCTACTTCAAAAACTATATAAAGACAAAGGGATACAATCTATCACAGGTAGCGTTTAATGATCCTAAAAATGGATTGTATGAATGGGGATTCAGGTTCGATAGATGGTACTTGTTTGATTTTGTTGCTTTTGAATTAGGTCATAGAGGAGACTATAAAAAAATTATAGAAATAATAGAATATCACGGACCATTCCACTATACAGAATCCGATGTGATGATTAGGGGATCTGAAAAAGCCTATCCATGGAAATCTAATAATACTACAATTTTAGAATCTTACCAAAGAGATATACAAAAACAGGAATATGCTGTAAAATATCTTACTACAAACTACAATGTTATATGGAGCGAAAATGACAAGTAATGAAAATCAAGTAAACATGAAAAAGTATCTTAATTTTGTTGATACTTTGACCTCTAATCCAAGTAAAGAACACGAATTATATTTGAAAAGGTTGAATGAGCTAAAAATACAAGGATGTGATATCACTCGGTTAGATACCGCTATTTCCGGGCTAATAGCTGAGTCAGGTGAGGCGATGGAAATCTTGAAAAAGATGAAATTTCAAGGGAAAGAGTGGTCAGAAGATATTAGGTACCATTTGAAAAGAGAAGCAGGCGATGTAATTTTTTATTGGATTAACCTTTGTATTGCACTTGGTTATGACCCCAACGATGTTATTGCTGAGAATGTAGGCAAACTTGAAGCACGATATCCGGGCGGACACTTTGACGCATTCTATAGCGAGAACCGAAAAGAAGGCGACCTGTAAAATGGCTCCTTGGGATGAAGAACTGTACTTGTTCACTCCTGAGGAGTACGAACAGTTACCTGACGGTATTGAACTAACATCAATTAGTGGTGATTCCAAAATCAAGGGCAAAGATTACATTGACATGGATACACGATTCGGGCACATCGCCTATGGCGTGAAAGATCCATGGAATCATGAACTCAAAGACTTGTTCTTGATTTTCAAAATCAAACAATGAGATATGGATATACTCCCAGAAAGACAGTAGTACATCCCTGGGAGCGTTGGTTTGCGTGGTATCCTGTCAAAGTGCATGGAAAACGTACATGGTTAAAGATAGTATACCGTCGTTGTATTAATACCTATGTTGATATGGAGGACTGGGAACGATACGAATATGGAAATGTATTTGATTTGCTAAAGGACTGATTACCTGATAAATACATTATCAGGTAATCCATTATGTCTATACCATCAATAACACCAAACATTCTTTCTACTCCCAATGGCATGACATTGGAAGAGCTAAAACAAGGATTATTTCAAAATCTACGTTATCGTTTAGGTGACGGAATCATCGACTTAGAATTAGATCCGCAACATTTTGAAGCGGCGTTTAACTATGCTATAAAAGTATATCGTCAAAGAGCGCAAAACTCTACCGCAGAATCATATACCTTGATGACAACAATCAAGGATATTGACACATATACATTGCCACAAGAATTTATTAACGTCAGAGCAATTTTCAGACGTACAGTTGGTCTTGAGACAGGCCCTAGTTCTACTAGCTTTGACCCATTCTCAAGTGCTATTCTAAACACATACTTACTCAATTACAACTGGGCTGGCGGTATGGCAACATACGATTTTTACGCCGGCTATGTTGAATTAGCTGCACGTATGTTCGGTGGATATGTCATCTACACTTTTGATCCTGTAACAAAAGTATTGCGTATTGTTCGTGACCCGAAAGGAACAGGAGAACGTGTTCTAATATGGGCGGACGTTCAAAGACCTGAAATTGTACTATTACAAGATCCAGGAGCAGGTGTTTGGATTGGTGACTTTACATTAGCAACACTAAAGATAATCATCGGTGAAGCCCGTGAGAAGTTCGGAACAATCGCTGGTCCAGGCGGCGGCACAACACTAAACGGTACAGCCATGAAGTCAGAAGGAACCGCCCTACAAGCACAATTAATTGACGAACTCAAGCGTTACGTTGATTACAGTCAGCCGTTAACTTGGGTCCAAGGTTAACCTAAACACTTTTCTTTGTCACGCTCCTGTCATAGAATAAGTATCTCTGACAGGAGTTTCCATATGATTTTAGGTGTAACTGGACGTATAGGTTCTGGCAAGGATACAATTGCAGATTATCTATGTACATTTCACGGATTTAAAAGAGTTAGTTTTGCAGCGTCATTGAAAGATGCTGTAGCAGCAGTGTTTAATTGGGACAGAGAATTGCTTGAAGGGTCTACTAAATCAAGCAGAGAATGGCGAGAACAAATAGACGAGTGGTGGTCTGACAGACTAGGAATGAATATTACTCCTAGATGGGTTCTTCAATATTGGGGTACAGACGTTCTTAGAAACAATTTTCACAGTGATATATGGGTTGCTAGCGTAGAAAACAAACTACGAACTACTAAAGACAATATAGTGATAACCGACTGCCGTTTTGCTAATGAAGTCGAAGCGATCAAAAGAGCAGGCGGAATTACTTGCAGAGTTGAGCGCGGTGAACTACCCGAGTGGTACCAATATGCCATAGATCATAATAAAGGCCCCTCACATGTGGGCTGGTCATTAGGAAAATCTCGCCTTGACAAACTAAAAATACATGCTAGTGAATATTCTAGTGTTGGTCTAGAATATGATTATTATATTGATAACAATAATACTATTGACGATTTACACAAACAAATCAACTCAATAATCAACTTCTAAGTCACCTCTGCGCCAGGTAACTTCTTTTTTCTTTACAACCTCAACGCAGTTTAGACAGATACTACGTAGATTGGTAAACTTACAGTTATCTAAGTTTCCGTCAATGTGAAACACTGTAATTTGAGTAGGTAGTACACTTTTAAAGCCACATAAATCACATGTGGCTTTTTTCTTATATCCTGCAGCCTGCCACCTAGAAGTTCTAGGTTTTTGTTTATTCTTTTTGCGACCACATTCATCACATATACTTCTATAGTGGGTAGTCCCGTTACGCACATAATTTATAGCACAAAGATTTTTGTTACAGTGCTTACATATTGGTCTCATGTTATATTTAGCAACTAACCTTCGAAGGTACGGTAAACCCATTATTTTTTCATTTTTAACTAAATAATAGTATGCATTTTAGGTGGTAAACCTCATAATTTTACATAAAGGAAAAACAAAATGGCATTAGTATCTCCAGGCGTAGAAGTTACAATCACAGACCAAAGTCAGTATCTTCCAGCCCCAACAAATTCAGTCCCTCTAGTCGTTTTAGCAACAGCGCAAAACAAAGCTAATGCTAGTGGTACGGGTGTAGCAGCCGCAACAACTGCTGCAAACGCAAATAAATTATATCAAGTAACAAGTCAGCGTGATTTAGTTAACTTATACGGAAAGCCGTTCTTTTACACAACAACCAATGGTACTCCTATTCAAGGTTATGAATTAAACGAATATGGTCTATTAGCGGCATATTCATTATTGGGAGTTACAAACCGTTGTTACGTACTCCGCGCTGATGTTGATTTAGCTAGTTTAGTTGGTCAGACAAGCCGTCCAACTGGTGCACCAGAAAATAATACTTATTGGCTAAATACCTCAACATCTACATGGGGTATCTATGAATTTAATTCTACAACTGGCTCGTTTACACTTCAAAATCCTATTGTAATTACAGACTCTGGTTCGTTGTCTGGTGGTTTTCCTCTAGATAGCATAGGAAATATAGGCGATTACGCCGTTAACGCTATTCAACCAATCGGGGCGCCTGCTGCAACGACACCGAAGACATTTTTCTATAAAACTTCAAACAATGTTTGGGTAACTTTAGGTGGTGGCGCCTGGAGATCAGATATACCTACTGTACAAGGTACTATTTCTAATCCAACACTAAGTCCAACTAGTAATTTTACTATCAATGTAAGTGGAATTTGGACAGCTACTGTGAGCGTTGTAGGAACTTCAGTTAATGACGTTGCTACTGCTATTAACAACTTAAACACGCCTACAGTTATTGCTAGAGTTGTAAGTGGAAAATTACAAATCTTATCAAACCAAATTACATCATCAGGAATACCTTCAATCGTATTAACAGACGGAACAAATACTCCATTGGCTAATTTGGGTATTGATGCTGGTACTTATTATCAGCCTGCTCTTGCGTATGGAACTTCCGCACAAATGCCATTATGGTCAGCAAGTCAAACATATCCTAGACCAACAGGTTCAGTATGGATTAAAATCGGTATTGCTGGAAATGGTTTATATCCTCAACTATCACAATATAAAACTTCTACAGCGTCTTGGACAACAAAAAATGTTTCACAGTATAATTCTGATTGGGCAGCCATTGCTAATTTAGACTCTACTGGCGGCGCCCTTATCCCTGCTGGAACAATCTATGGTCAATATGATTTTGATGGACAGATATTGACTTCCCCTTACTATTTGTGGGAAAGAATTGCAACAGGTCCTACTGTTGTTACCGGTGATAATAATAGTCCTCTATTCAACTCTACAAATTTAGGAACTGCAGGCCCTTATACTTTAAATTTAAGAGTTAGTGTTCCCGCAAGTACTTCATTATCATCAGTATATACAGTTACAATACCTAATAATGCTGACGCTACTGATTTTGTTACAGCATGGTTCGCAGCAAATATACCATATACATCTGCTAGTGTAACAACAGATGGTGCTATTCAATTGACTCATACAGAAGGAGGCGTAATTATATTAGGCGACTTGTCAAACCAAGTAAGTAATGGAGTTATCGCTGAAGCTGGATTTTCGATTGGTTCGACACCAGGTGTAAAATATGGACCAGTGAATCAATATTCATGGACTAATCTTGCATCATCAGGCGGAAGTGGTACTGGGGCAAGATTTGATGTGCTAGGAATCGGTGCCGCTTATTATCTAAATGGAGATGGAATTAATGTAGGTGGTAGTGGATATACCGTAGGGGATATCATTACTATTAGTGGTACTATCCTAAGTGGTTCCTCCCCGGCAAATGACTTAAGATTAGTGGTGACATCTGTAGGTGCATCTAATGCTGTTACAGGAGTCGCATATTATTCAGGTAGTGGTGTGGGCGGATATACTACTCAATTGAGTAATTGGGTAGAATTTGCTTATACTAGCAACGAAGGTGCCCCTGTAATTAATCCTGTAAACAATACCAATTGGTTCTACTCAGTAATCGATGAAGTCGATATCATGGTTCAAAAGAACGGTTCTTGGGTTGGTTATAGAACAACTGCTTATGATTTTAACGGACATCCGGCAGCTAGTGGATCTGCAAACACTGATCCAAACGGACCTATTATTTCAGGATCTGCGCCTACTACACAAAGTGATGGTACATCGCTTGTTTGGGGTGATCTATGGATAGACACAAGTGATTTAGAACTATATCCTGTTATATATCGTTGGCAAGAGGTTAATGGTATCGATCAGTGGGTACTAATAAACAATACAGACCAAGTTAGCCAAAATGGTATAGTATTTGCTGACGCTCGTTGGTCTAGTTCTGGTGCTATTGATCCTACAAATGATCCCATACCAACAATTACTAGTTTATTAACAAGTAACTATATTGATTTAGATGCACCGGAGCCAACTTTATATCCACAAGGCATGTTGTTGTTTAACACTCGTCGTAGTGGTTACAATGTAAAACAGTTTAGAACTAACTATTTTACTGGTGCTAATTATCCAGATGCAGGATCATATAATCCAGCACAACCTACTAATACTAGTAACTTACCGGCGTACAGCTATACATGGGTTTCTGTAAGTGGTAATCAAGCAAACGGCGCCCCTTATATGGGCCGCAAAGCGCAGCGTGCAATGGTAGTCCAATCTTTGAGAGCCGCTATTGATACTAACTTAGCGATACGTGATGAAGATAATTATTTTAACTTAATTGCTTCACCTAACTACCCTGAATTACAACCTAACATGGTTGTATTGAATGCGGATCGTGGTGAAACAGCATTTATCGTTGGTGACACCCCATTGGGTCTACCTGATGATGCTACTGCAATTCAAGCCTGGGCAACTAATGCAGCAGGTGCAACAAGTACAGGAGAAGAAGGCTTAGTAACACGCAACACATATTTAGGTTTGTTCTATCCAAGTGGAATTACTAACGATTTAGATGGCAACGAAGTTGTTGTACCAGCAAGTCACATGATGTTACGAACAATATTAAACAGTGATACTAAATCTTATCCTTGGTTAGCACCTGCAGGTACTCGTCGTGGTAACATTGATAACGCATTGAATATTGGTTACTTAGACCGCGATACCGGAGAATTTGTTGCTATTAAAACACGAATTGGTATCCGCGATGTTCTATATATTAATCAAATCAACCCAATGGTATTCTTTACTGGTGTTGGATTGTTGAACTATGGTAACAAAGTAAGTTTCAACTCACAATCTGCGTTAGATAGAATCAACGTTGCTCGTTTGATTAACTATGTACGTCGTCAGTTGACAATTGCTGCTCGTCCGTTTGTATTCGAACCTAATGACCAGCTAACACGTAATGAAATAGCAGGAGTTGTACAAACATTAATGGTTGACTTAGTTGCTAAACGAGGTATTTACGACTATCTAGTTGTATGTGACGAAAGTAACAATACACCGGCTCGTATTGATAGAAACGAACTATGGATTGATGTTGCAATTGAGCCAGTCAAGGCTGCTGAATTCATCTATATCCCTGTTCGTGTATTGAATACAGGTGAAATTTCAGGTGTAGTTTAACAAGATGCCCTTAGGGGCATCTTATAATTAAGATAAATAGTATACAGGAGAAATAAAAATGGCAACAGCCTCTCAATCATTATTCAACATGACCGTCGCTAGCGATAATGCAGGTGGCAACCAAGGTCTGTTGATGCCAAAATTACAATACCGTTTCAGAGTTAATTTCTTAAATTTCGGTGTTGGTCAAACAGTTGAGTTAACAAAACAAGTAATTGATGTCACTCGTCCCCAAGTTAGCTTCGGGGAAATTACTATCCCAGTTTATAACTCTACCTTGTATCTTGCTGGTCGTCACGAATGGCAAGCGTTGACTATTAACGTTAGAGATGACGCACAAGGTCAAGTTTCTAAATTAGTTGGTCAACAATTGCAGAAACAATTAGATTTTGTTGAACAAGCAAGCGCCGCAACAGGACAAGATTATAAGTTTCAAACAAACATTGAAATATTAGACGGTGGTAATGGTACTGTTGCACCGCAAGTATTAGAAACTTGGGAAGTTTATGGATGTTTCTTGCAACAAGCAAACTACAATAATTTGGCATACAGTGCAAACGAAGCAGTTACAATTGCCCTAACAATTCGCTTTGATAATGCAATACAGAGTCCTCTAACTTCTGGTGTTGGCACAAGCATTGGTCGTGTATTAGGTGGTGCTACTGTAACAGGTATTGGCGCGCCACAAGGCTAATATCAAGGCAGATACATGAGTGGATTTTTTCAAAATTTATTAAAAGATACCGTAAAGGGTTTTTTTGGTAATGAATATGTAAGAGATTATACTCATGCTGCCAAAACTTTTAGGTCGAATGCATATCAATACGCACCTAAATTAAAATTTTTATTTCATGTATACTTTGAAATTAACCCTGCTGTCTATGCCAAAGGCATAGCCCAGGGTTCTAATTTTGGTCTTGCTGTAAAAACAATCGATTTACCTAAATATTCGATTGATACAGCAATCATGAACCAATACAACAGAAAAAGACTAGTACAAACTAAAATTAAGTATCAACCCATTACCGTAGTATTCCATGATGATAACGGTAATATAGTCAACGATATGTGGTATAATTATTATACCTATTACTTTCAAGATGCGAATAAACCAGTAGTATCAAGTGCAGGTAGACAAACCACTAATGTCAGTAACAGTGGTTCAATCGATTTTAATTCTAGAAACTTATACAAACCTGATATATCAGGAGACGAAGATTGGGGATTCATTGGAGAAACTAGTACCCCCGCCGGAACAGCTAGCCAATTGGCACAGGGTATAAGTAAAATTCCTTTCTTTAAAAGTATACAAATATTTGGATTTAACCAACATAATTTTATACAGTACACATTAATTAATCCAGTAATCACGGCGTTTAACCACGATACATATGATTATAGTCAAGGCAATGGCACCATGTCAAATACAATGACAATTGACTATGAAACAGTTAAATATGCAGAGGGTGCGCTCGACGGCAGATCGCCAAGTAATATTGTCACTGGTTTTGGATTGGACGCAAATTATGACAGGACACCAAGTCCTATTCAGCGTCCCGGTGCTAATGGTACTATATTAGGTCAAGGTGGATTAGTAGATGCAGCGGGTGGTTTTATTAATGATTTGTCGAATGGAAACATATTGGGTGCAATTCGTACTGCCGGAACTGCATATAATACTTTTAAAAATAAAGACTTAAAGCAAATAGCAACTTCTGATGTAAATTCTATTTTAACCAATGCGGTACAGCAACAACTACCGAGCGCCGTAAGAACAAATACATATTATCCCGGTTATGGGACAACTCCAAATAATGTTGCCGGCGCACCAAACTCAGGCCTTTCACAACCACCACAAATTTCAAGTACAGGAACGGGTGTCAATACAGCAGTACAACCCGCCGGCAAACAAACTATTCCTGGTCAAAAATAATCTTGCATAAATACTCTACGGAGATTTATATGGCAAAAATTATTGATTCACGAACACAACTCGATCAAACAGTTCAAATTTTTGATGAATTCTATGAATTTAATTTAGTTGTAAGTGGTAGTGAATATGATATTGTTTTTTCATATTTCAAAAGTATCTGCGATACTACCCAAATTGCAGGAAATTTTACTGTCAAATTATTTAGAATTTCTCAAGAAACTCAAATCCCTGTTTTAGACTTACTAAGATATATTCAAGGTAAAACACAGCTAGAAACAAATACCGTTATAGCATATTACCTAAACAGTTTTAAATCAAAAACTTCTCTTTATGGATTTGGTACTTTGCCACAACCAAATGAATCCGTTCAAAGAAACATAGTTCAATAAATGGGTAACTGGGCACAAGGGACATTTGCTCCCAAGAATCCTGAAAAGTATGTAGGCAAACATGCTCCAAGATATCGTAGTGGCTGGGAACTAAGAGTAATGATGTTTTTAGATGAAAATAAACACATCAATCATTGGGCTAGTGAAGCGATATCCATTCCTTATAGAAACCCATTAACCGGGAAACTCTCAAGGTACGTACCTGATTTTTTTGTAGTATACGAAAATAAATTTCACCAGATGAAGGCAGAAATTATTGAGGTTAAACCAAAAAGTCAAACTTCATTAAAAGAAGCAAGAACAAGACAAGATCAAGCACATGCTATAGTAAACCAGGCTAAATTTATGGCTGCAATGGCTTATTGCAAACAACATGGTTATGTTTTTAGAGTTATAAGCGAGGATTCTATTTTTATGAATACCAAAAGTAATCCTAAAAAGAGATAAATAAAAGTGTAGTTCGCGGAATGGGGATTCCCAACTACTCTAACGCTACAAGGAGCAATCAGCAATGATATTTATCAATAACCGCTATACAGCAATCTATTATAGAATAATTGAAAATTCAATTCAACAAGAATCTACAAAGGATGGTAAAGAACGCCATCATATAATACCTGAGTCATTTTTTATTAATAGGTCACGTCCGGGCCCGAAAGGTTGGCTAACCGGTAATCCCGAAGATTGTTCTAATATAGTATTTTTAACTCCACGTGAACATGCTTTTTGTCATAAATTACTAGTACGAATGACAATAGGAAAAATGAAATCTAAAATGATTCTAGCAATTTGGCGAATGTTGAATAGTAAACACACAAAGTTGTTTTCTTCAAAAGATTATGAAAAGTATAGATTATTGTTCATTGATGCAATCAAAGTTATGAATACCGGGAAAAGAAAACCTTTAAGCAACGAACATAAATCAAATATATCAAAATCATCTAAAGGGACTCCTAAGACTGATCTCGCAAAAAACAACATGAAATTAGCATGGACGTCAAGGGATAGAACAGTAAAACAATCTACTAGGGAACTTAACAGAATTGCTAGTAATAGATATTGGTCTTCTGATGAGGCGAGAAAAGTCCAGTCTGAAAAAAGAAAACAATTTATCCACTCAAATCCTTCCATAATAGATGACCAAATAAAAAATCTTAACAAATTAAGTAAGTGTGAACATTGTGATAAAACTATGAATCTTGGAAACTATAAAAGATGGCACGGACCCAAATGTAAACTAAATAAACTACTATGACAAAAAAATTGCAGGAATTATTTGAATTACCAGAAGATGACCTAAAAGAGGTAAATGAATCTTTAATCGAAAAAGCTGAGGCTGATTTAATCACTGAAGAAGCATATAATACCATAGACAAAATAGAAAAAGCACTACCGCAAGTTAAAGGATTAGAAGCTAGTGACGGTGAAATGGACGAGTTAGCGCAACTTGCAACAAGTAGCTATAAAGACTTGATGGATTTGGGAATGCAAGTTGATAGTCGTTTTGCTAGCGAAATCTTCAATAGTGCGAGTTCTATGCTAGGACATGCTATCACGGCAAAGACAGCAAAAATTAATAAGAAGTTGAAGATGCTAGACTTGCAGTTAAAAAAAGCACAACTAGACCAAAAAATTGCCGGAAAAACGGAAGAAATTGAAGCAACCCCATTGGGTGAGGGTAAGAGTTTGGATCGAAATGAACTACTTAAAATGCTAGCTGCTAAAAAAGACGAATAAAGATAAATACTGAATATAGGAATAACAAATGAAAAGCCTAAAACAATATATTGTAGAAAGTGTTCACACATACAATTACACGATTAAAATTGCCGGTAATGTAGACAAAAACTGGCTAGATATGTTCAAGTACAACTTGAAGAAATTTGATCCTGTAAAGATTGATGAACCAAAGACTACACCTATTCAGAAAGATCCATACGGATTTCCCAACATACACAACCAACCTGTTACTATCATTAAAGCAGAATTTCGTTACCCAGCTAACGAACCCATGATTCAACAAATTGCTCAATTGTTAGGTTATCAAGTTGATATGGTTCGTGTAATTGGATCAGACTATGACGATAGCATCAACAGCGAAGCAGAAGGCTATGCTAATGAAATGAGTCATAATCCATTATTGCTACATCCTGAACTAGAAGAACAACCTGGTGCTAAGGAAGCAAATAAGAATTATTCTGATAGCTATTTAAGCTCTATCAAAGACCAAGCTAAAGACAGTAAAATTGACATTCCATATGCAGGTACAAAGACTCCTGATGCATTTGATCCATTCAAACCTTATTTGGCAAATGATCCAAGAGGAATGAAGAGCCCAATGTCAACAATTAAACGTCCACCAAAGCCTGCAACAGGTGCAAGCGCATCAAAATAAGAGGAATTAAAAATGAACTTCAAAGATATGTTAGAAAAGATTAGTCTACTAAGTGAAGCTACTAAAGAAACGCCAACGGGTAAAGTACACAAGGCTGAGCCAGGTGGATATGGTCGTAAATATGATACCGATGAAGAAGGTGATGAAAAAAAAGCAGCCAAGGCAGATGCACCTAAGCGTGGACGCGGCCGCCCCAAGAAAGGCGCTGATGATGCAGGTGAAGTAAAAACATACGATACAAAAACATTGGGTGGTGTATTTGGTGGTGGAAAGAAACCCAAAAAAGAAGTAGGTAAAGTTTCTAAAAAGCATAGTTTAAAAGAATATTTTGATTCATTAGATTCTGCACTTAATGAGATGCAAACGCAACAACCTATTCCGGTTGTTAGTAAACAGGGCGCTACACAATCAACCGGTGCAGGTTTTATTCATATCGATGATACCAGCCCTGCAGGCAAAGCAATGAGCGATGCTTTAGGAAAATTGGCACAACAAAAGAAAGCACAGATTGTTGTTCCTACGGCACAACAAGCTACACAACAAAAGCCCACGGCTACTGCAGGCGGTGCAACAAATCAACCTGCCATGTCTGAAAAGTGGGAAGGTGGCGCAGAAGTTGAGAAGACCGGTGAGTATGCAGGTAAAACAACTGCTGAATTAAAATCTATGTTAGCTAAACTACATAAGAGTGGTCCTCACAAGCGAGGAAGTCCCGAAGAAAAGAAAATGCATCAAATCAATTTTGCACTACGAGCAAAGGGTGGTTGGAAAAAAGGTGAAGGTGCGGCATCTAGAGAAGATATGGCAGAAGCAGACATGCCACCGCAGGATTCAATGGCAAGTCCATTAACACTAGAAGGAAAAGGTTCTAAACCTGATTTCTTAGATTTAGACAAAGACGGCAACAAAAAAGAATCAATGAAGAAGGCCGCAAAAGACAAAAAGAAAGTTGATGAAGGTATGGAACATAAACTAAAGGCGGCACGCCATGCAGGCAAGGCACATGCTTTAGCTAAAGAGGGTTACAACTGCCGTTACGATGACATGGAAGAAGCAAGACACTATCACGAAGGCTATAAAGAAGGCTTGGATGAGTGCTATGGACAAATGCCAATTCAAGGTTATGTAGGTGAAACAACTCCACCTGCAACAGTTCCTGGTATGGCTAATCAAGCGGAACACGACGATGTAGAAGAAGGAAATGCTTTTACAGCAGCACTAGCTAAAACACCAAAAGGTGGTAAGTTCAGTGTAGGCGGTAAGACATTTACAGACAGAACAAACTATGATGCCAAAGTAACAGAAAGCCCATTTGCATTCGAAGCATGGGATAACCAATTATCTGCTTTACTTGAAGGTAAAGAAGAAGTTGCCGAAGGCATGACTGTTTCTATCAGCAAGGGTCAACAAGGCATGCCCGACTCTGTTTCAGTAACAGCGCAAGACCAAGAAGCTGACCAACTATTAGGTCTAATCAAACAAGCAGGTTTGGGTCTATTTGGTGGTGACGAGGCACAACCAACAGCTTCTAGTCCAATGTCTCTACAACCAGCAGACGGGGAACATGGCGCTGAAGAAATTGGCGTTGTTGGTGACCATGATGGTATGATGGATTTAATAAAGAAGGTTACTGGTGCTTCGGTTGGTCCACAAGGCGGCGAAATCTCTGCTGACCACGATGCCGACTACGAAGAAGAAGGTGGTGAAACTCATGACCATGAGCACACTGATGAAGAAACATGCAACGAATGTGGTATGTACGAGTCAAAATGCGAGTGTGACCATGAAAAAGTTGATGAAGTTGAGTCAGAAGATCAAATGACTTATCAAGTTGCAGAAGATAATCCTCCTGACAGTGGTGCAGAAGAATTTCAAGCAATGGATCAAGAAATAGCACAAGATAATGCAGCAGCTAGTTCACATGGTGGTGCACAAAATTCTAACTTAGAAGAAGAATCTGAGGAAGAAGAAGACGACCATGCAGAAGAAGCCGGTGAAAAAGTTACTAAAGACATTGAATACGATGACAAGAAAGACAAGAAACTTGACGAATGGGCTAACGAAGCAGGTAAAAAAGGTACAGATACTACATTTGAGCAAGACATTGATTACATGATGAATGTAATCACAGGTGGTTTGAACAAGCGTAAAGTTACTGGTCAGACAACTATCCCTGTTATCGCAAGTCAAACAAACAGACAAGTTTCTCACAATACTACTGATATAAACGAATCAACAGATGATGTTGCAGCATGGAAAAAACTAGCAGGTATTTAATTAAAACTTGTACAAAATACCCGGCTTAGCCGGGTATTTTTTTGGGTACGACACTTTATGAAAAAACGATAAATACTTAATAAGGTGATTTAAAAATGGCACAACAGAACATTGACTTTGGTTCATTTCCAGACGATCCGTCAGCAGATGCAATAAGAACTGCGTTTTCGAAAGTACAAAATAATTTTACACAATTGTTTGATGCAACATCCGGCGCGGCAGTTACATCGGTTAACAGAAGCCCGGGAGCAGGTATAACAGTTAATTATCCAACTGGAAACGTAGTAGTATCTGCAAATATCGCTAATATCACAGTATCATCGCCCAACTTACTATTTGGTACTAGCTTGGGTGTTTTAGCCAGTTCTTTAATATATACATCATCTACTCAAACATTATACATTGTTGTACCCAACACCTTTAGTGTAGGTAATATAGTCGCTTCAGGTAATATTAGCGTAGGAAATACTCTCACCGTTTCAAAATCTTCCAATTTAGGTAACACTGCAACTGCCAACTATTTTATAGGTTCTGGTAATAACTTATCTAATATACAAGGGGCAAATATTTCTGGCCCAGTAGGCAGCGCTGTCACTGCACAAACAGTAACCTCAAATGCTCAACCAAATATCACATCAACAGGTACATTAATATCAGTATCTGTATCAGGTAATGCTAACATTGGAAACATTGGTACTGTTGGAATAATTACTGCTACTGGTAATATCACGGGTGGCAATTTAATAACAGGTGGTAGTCTATCAGTTACTGGTAATTCCAACGTAGGTAATATAGGTGCAACATTATTTGTAGGTGATTTATCTAGTACCGGAAACAGTAATGTAGGTAATATAGGTGCAACATTATTTGTAGGTGATTTATCTAGCACCGGAAACAGTAATGTAGGTAATATAGGTGCAACAGGTGTATATGCTACTACAGTAAGTGCTACAGGTAATGTAACTGCAGGTAATATTATTACTACGGGTTCAATCACAGGTTCAGGTGGTAATATATCTGGAGCTAATTATGTAATTGCTAACTATTTTAGTGGAAGTGGTAATAATCTAAGTAATATTCAAGCATCAAATATCACCGGTACAATCGCAAATGCAAACTATTCCTTATATGCAGGTACAGTTCTAACAAATTCTCAACCAAATATAACTAGCGTTGGTACATTAACATCATTATCAGTTTCAGGTAATGCCAATATTGGTAATGTAGGGGCAACCTTATTTGTAGGTAACTTGACTGGTACTGGGAACAGTAATGTTGGTAATTTAGATGTGATCGGAGTATATGCGGTCACACTAAGTGCTACAGGAAACGCCAATGTAGGCAACATAGGTGCAACATATTTAATCGGCAATTTATTCAGTGTCGGGGATAGTAATGCTAACAATCTAGCTGCTAGCGGGTTTATTTCAGCGAATGGTAATATCACCGGTGGTAATTTAATAACAAGCGGTAATTTATCTGTTACAGGAAATGCTAATATTGGTAATGTTGGTGCAACATTATTTGTAGGTAATTTGAGTGGTACTGGAAACAGTAATGTAGGTAATATAGGTGCTACCGGTGTATATACTACCACGTTAAGTGCTACGGGTAATGTAACTGCAGGTAATATTGATATCACAGGTTCAATCACAGGTTCAGGTGGTAATATATCTGGTGCTAATTATGTAATTGCTAACTATTTTAGTGGAAGTGGTAATAATCTAAGCAATATCCAAGCATCAAACATAACAGGCGTTATCGCAAACGCAAATTATTCTTTATATGCAGGTACCGTCATTACTGCCTCGCAACCAAATATCACTAGTGTAGGTACATTAACATCATTGTCAGTTTCAGGTAATGCCAATATTAGTAATATTGTAGGTGGCAATCTAGTAACAAGTGGTTTGATTACTACTACTGGTAATATCAATGGTGGAAATTTATCAATAACAGGAAATACAAATTTAAATAATTTATCAGTATCTGGTAATCTGACTGCCGGAAGTATTATTATTGATAGCATTGTTAATGGAACCAGTAATGTTGATATTACAAATCCTAACGGTAACATTACGATGGGTGTCAGTGGTATTCCTAATATATTTACAGCTACTAGCACCGGTATTGTTATAACAGGAACATTAACTGCTAGTGGCAACAGCAATGTAGCTAATTTAGAGGCTACCGGTTCAATTACCGGTGCTAATGTTATTGGTGGTAATTTAATATCAACTGGTATTTTATCGGTTACAGGAAATGCTAATATTGGTAATGTCAGTGCAACATTATTTGTTGGTAATTTATCAAGTACTGGTAATAGTAACATAGGTAATTTAAGTGCTAGTGGATACATAACTGCCTTTGGTAATATTTCCGGTGGTAACTTAATAACAAGCGGTAACTTATCTGTTACTGGCAATAGTAACATAGGTAACATAAATGCTACTCAAATTAATGCTACAGCAAATATTACTGCACCGCAATTAATTTCAAATGTAACTACTGGCACTCCTCCCTTAATAGTCACATCAACAACTCAAGTTGCTAACTTAAATGTTGCAACTGCAGGAGCAGCTACGACAGCTGGCACAGTTACAACAGCCGCACAACCTAATATAACTAGTTTAGGTACCCTAACTGAGTTAACAAGTACAGGAAATATTAATTTTAATGGTGCTTCAAACATATCCTTAGCAAATGCCAATGTACTACGAATAGGTGGCGGCAGCCTAAACACAGTATTGATAAGTGATGGTACGGGTGGAGTAAATTGGGGATCATACTCAGGTTTACCGATTGGTGGATCCAATACTCAAATTCAATTTAATGATGTCGGACTTTTCCAAGGCTCTGCAAATCTCACATTTAATAAAACAACAAACACATTATCTGCAACAAACATTACATCTAGTACTTTAAGTGCTACCGGAAATGCCAATGTAGGTAATTTGGGTAGTATAGGTACTATTATTGCTCAAGGAAATATAAATGCCGGCAACTTAGGAACCGGTGGTTCACTAACAGTCACAGGAACGGCAAATGTAGGTAATTTAAACTCATTGGGATCGTTGTCCGTCGCCGGTATAAGTAACCTTGGTGTAGTAGGAAACGTATACATCTCAGGTGGTGTTAATGGATATGTGTTGAGCACTGATGGGTCTGGTAACTTAAGTTGGGTAGCACAATCCGGTGGCGCATCAATTACAGTAACTAACGATACTACTACAAACAGTGATTTATTTTATCCCTCTTTGGCAACAGCAACATCAGGTAATTTAACTGGGGTCACAGTTTCAAGTACAAATATGTATTTCAATCCCTTTACAGGACAACTAAACGCTGTTAACTTTAATTCATTATCAGACGAGAATAGAAAAGCAAATATTACAATTATCACTGATTCACTAAACAAAATAATGGAATTAAAGGGAGTTACTTTTAATTTTATTGACAGCAATGAACCTAGCGCAGGCCTGTTAGCGCAGGACATTCAAAAAGTATTACCGGAAGCTGTTAAATACACAAAAGAAACGGATACACTAAGCGTTAACTACAACGGAGTAATAGGAATGTTAGTCGAGGCAGTAAAAGAATTAGTATCTAAAGTTAATATCCTTGAAACTAGATTGAAGGAGAATGGAATACAATGATTACACTAGAATTATTACAGGCAATGTGCCCTAAAACAAGAAAGTCAGTTTTAGAAGGTTATATTGAACCTCTTAATACTGTAGCAGAATATTATGACATGTTTGAAAATCCAAAGCGTGTTGCGGGATTTTTAGCACAAATTGCACATGAGTCAGGTGGATTCAATGCTGTAGTTGAAAATTTAAATTATTCTGCTAAAGGTCTAATGACCATATTTAAAAAATATTTTCCTACAGAAGAACTTGCAAAACAGTATGAACGTAAGCCTGAAAAGATTGCTAATCGTGTTTATGCTAATCGCATGAGTAATGGTGATGAAGCAAGCGGAGATGGTTGGAAATTTAGAGGTCGTGGATTGATTCAATTGACAGGTAGAGCAAATTATACAAAGTTTGCACAAGATTTAGACATGTCTATAGAAGATACAATAGCATATTTAGAAACACCTAACGGTGCTGTAGCAAGCGCAGGATGGTTTTGGGATAATAACAAATTGAATCAATTTTGTGATAGGGATGATTTTGTTACGTTGACAAAACGTATAAACGGTGGTACTATTGGTCTTGCCGATAGACAACATCATTATCATATAGCACTACAACATTTAGGCGCACATTAATATGGCACAACCAATATGGAATACCGCTGCAGGATTTATAGGTAGTTTTCCTGCGTCAATTTACACTACATTTCAGTTAAGTGCCAGTCCAGTGTTACCTGCAGTATCTCTAACTTATACATTAATTAGCGGATCATTACCTAGCGGAATGACTATTGATTCTAATGGATTAATCAGTGGGACCCCCGGTATTGTTACTACCAACATAACTTCAACTTTTGCTGTTAGGGTCATTGATAATTTAGGAAATTTAAGAGATAGAACCTTTGACATGACCATTACAGGTTCTGCTATCCCGCAATTTGTTACACCAAACGGTAGTATATTGACAACGCCCGATAGCATATGGGTTGAAAACCCAATTGCATATAGTAATCCTAAATCAGATAACCCGGTAATAATTCAAGTAAAAGAAGGATCGTTGCCTCCTGGTCTAGAAATAGACACTTTGGGTATCATCAGAGGTTACGCCGATCCTCCAGTGTTAGTGACTACACAATCTTTAGTTACAACAACTGCATTCCTGACCGCAAATTCCAACAATTCAATAACAGTTGGATCCACTACAGGATTTACTGTTGGTAGACCGATTGTTTTTAGTGGATCAACTTTTGGGAACATAAACGCTAACGTGACTTACTATATCAAATCTATATTGAATAGTACAACATTTACAATAACCGATACACAAAACGGGCCTACATACGTATTAACAGACGGTAATGGATCAATGCTAGTTACGTTACCTGCTGTCTCTACTGGAAATCCAGTAATTAGAACATATTCATTTACATTAGAATTATCTAGTCCTTTAGGGACTGACACCGCTGAATACTCTATAACTGTTATAAATCAAAATACTCCGTTCACGCAAGGCAACCCCAATCCGCAGCCACCAAACAGTAGATTACCGGTATTGTTTAACACAAGACCGCCAACATATGACATTAATGATACCGATCCATATTATGGGTACTACATATTACCACCAGTATCTCCTATACAATCAGCCAATATGGGAAATTTTAAAAGCGGAGAATATTTTTCATTTAAAATGATAGGACATGATTTTGATGGTAGCCCAATTAAATACTCATATAGTGATTTGCCAATGGAATTGACTGGTGATGTTGATACCGGTTGGATAACAGGAAATCCGTCATTGTCAACTGATGGACTTAGTAACTACAGTTTTAGAGTAGGCGTGTATAAAGCAGATGCACCAGAATATGCAAGCCCGTTCTATAACTTTAATTTCACATTACAGCGCAATATCACTGGAGAAATTATTTGGATTACAGGTAGTGATTTAGGACAAATATTAAATGGAACCATAAGCACACTATTTGTTAAGGCTACCAGTGATGTAGAATTAAGTTATGCGGTTGTATCTGGAAGTTTACCACCTAATTTAACTTTATCTAGTAACGGAGAAATTATAGGAAGAGTAGCAGATCAACCAACAGATAACTATTTAAATCCCGGAGATACTAGTAGTTATACTTTTACTATACAGGCTTACTCTACCATATATCCTTCTATAGTTTCTGAAAAAACATTTACAGTGACAGTATTGCAAGAGTTTGAGCAACCAACAGATATTCTATATATTAAGGCTGCGCCTCCTGTTTTTGATAGAATTATATTAGAACAATTATTAACAGATGAAACAATAATACCTACAAATTATTTATATAGACCGGATGACCAGTATTTTGGCAAGGCGACAAGTGTGATATACGAACATGCGTATGGTATATATGCAAGTGACATACAACAATATTTGGCTGCAGTAACTAGAAATCACTATTGGCGTTATTTAACTTTAGGAGAGTTAAAAACTGCTATTGCTAGAAATGATACAGGCGATATCATATATGAAGTTGTATACAGTGAGGTAATTGATAATTTAGTAAATCCTCAAGGTGTAAGCATACAAACTCCAATAGTATGGCCTAGAAAAATAGATTTAGGATTGGGTCCCTGGTATACTAGCATGACTGATATATATACAAGTTATGTAGAAATTTTGGGACAACAATTTTATACTAGTTTAACTCCTGGCTATGCAAGGATATTATATCCAAATAGTTTATACAACATGCGAAATAGAGTTGCTAATGTATTGGGGCAAGAATACAACAGTAAACTTTTACCACTATGGATGACTAGTCAACAAATAAACGGTAACACATTGGGGTATACGCAGGCTTGGGTCATAGCTTACACTAAACCTGGCTATAGTGAAATAGTAAAAAACAATATTCAAACTAAATGGAAGGATCCTGTTGGAAATCCATATACATTAAATTTAATTAATTTTCAAATTGATAGGTTTACTGTAGATAAATCAGCAACATATAATTATGATAACAACACCGATCCTGATGCCTGGACTGGGCTTCCTAGTGCAGACCCTGCTCCGAATCCATTAGATAGTAAAGATTTTTATGTCTTATTCCCAAGACAAACTATTTTACCGGATGAAACCCAATACTAAATAATAGACGGAACGAATAACTATGACAAGCGCAATTAACACGAATGGAATAAATGTAAATTATCCAGTACCAGGTATCAATAATAGTTCTCAGGGTTTCAGAGATAACTTTGCTGCCATAAAAACTGACTTGAACACTGCTGCAACTGAAATAACAGATTTACAAAATAATGTTGTATTGAAACAAGCATTAAGTGGTACTACCCTTAATAACGATATGGCTAACACATTGATTAGCAATGCTGTTACCCGCGGATTCAGAGCTAGTACATTTAACTTAGGTAATGCTATTTCAGGAACATTAATAGTTAATGCTAGTTTAGGCGATGTGCAGTATGGTTCAATAACTGGAAATACTACTATTCAATTTACCGGTTGGGCACCTTCGGGTACACAAAGTAATGTAGAATTGCAATTGTCCGTAGCTAACAATTTAGCAGTTATATCATTGCCAACACAAGTATCAATGGACGGTGGCTATGGAATTGAAACAGTTGAAAACTTTTCAAATGTTTCTGGTACGCCCACACTAACGATTCCATATGGTGCTACCCGTGTGGATTATTGTTTTAGCACTATAGACTGTGGTAACACAATAACTATTGAAAATTACAATAGACCTAGACAGACCACACAAATTCAACAAAGAATTCCTAGTCCTATAGGTAGACAAGGGGATGTAAACGGCACTGTTTGCGTAGATACTGCCACATCTACTGCTTTTGCTACTTGTACTTCAACTAATGGTACTTATGAAATAATAACTTGCGATAGCACTGCAGGATTTTATTTAGATATGCCTATACAGTTTTCAGGTGTAGTTTTTGGTGGAGTTACTGCGGGAACTGTATATTATGTTCGAAGCATCCCGAGTTCGACAACGTTTACTATATCTTCTGTACCGGGAACAAATTCAGGACCAGCAAGTGCGTTTAATTTAACGTCAGCTAGTGGATCAATGACAGTATCACCGGTGAGTTATATTTATGTTGCGACAGGAACATATGATGGTACTACTATAACAAAGTCTGTAACTTCCACCAATGTAGTGACAAATACAGTAACCTCAACAAACACAGCTTCCACTGGTAATCTTATTACTGTGTCAAGTACTGCTAACTTTGTCATTGGATATCCGGTATCGTTTTCTGGAACAACAACTAATGCTACTGCGACAGCTACATATGCAACAAGTAATGTTATAACTGTATCTACTACTGCAGGAATGATATCAGGAGGAAGAATTACATTTTCAGGAAGTGTTTTTGGTAATTTATCCGCCACAACATATTACATAAAAAACATATATCCCGGTAACTCTAATATTACTGTAAGTACAACATTTGGTGGTGCAAATGTAGCACTAACTTCTGCTACTGGAACTGCTAATATAACATATGGTAATATAATGGGAAATTTATCGACTACTACAAATTATTTTGTACAAAGCATTCCTTCAGGTACAACGTTTACTGTTTGTGCTAATACTCCTGGCGGAGCACCGGTGGCATTACTAGATGAAAATGGATCGATGCAAGTCACTGCTGTAACGAATTATAATGTAACATTAAACAGTACAACCAGTATTGCCAATAATAATCCAATAGTTTTTGAAGGTAATGTGTTTGGCGGAATAGCAGCTAACACTGTTTACTACGTTGCTAATGTAGAAAGCGGTACTAATATCACAGTATCACAGACCAGATATAATGGTATTGCCGGGCAAAAAATGGCACTAAGTGCTGCTAATGGTACTGCAAGCATGACAGCGTATCAGGGAACCAGTATTTGGAAAAGAACTCAATTAAGTTCTTGGTAATAAATATTAGGATGCAACACCCATTCATCACTAGCCTAAACGACAAGTCTTTAGATGAATTGTCCACGGCTCTAACTGACTTAACCAAAAAATTGAATTTTGCTTATAGGTCTCAAAATGGACCTATGATTCATCAATTGCAAATGATTCTAGAAAGCTATAAAGCAGAATACAATAAAAAAATGGATGAGCTTATGAAAAAACAAAACATAAGAACAGCAGTCAAGGTCGAAAAAGAAGGTGAAATTAGTTCCAAAAATTCTTGATATTTTCTATGTAATGTTGTAAACTCATAATATGAGAACTGACATATACGGGCAACAAATCTATGATGAAATGGAGCTATGCTTACTGTATCTGCAGGATCCCTCACGTAAACTAAAAAAAGTTTTCGTAGAAAAAGAAATCAAGTTTGACGATACCCTACAACTACAAAACATCCCCGAACTTATAAAATACAACAGTAACAACATTTCTATAGAAGAATTTGACACTATAAATCAAAATAATTGGTTTATGCCCGAAGAATATAAATCAATGGACATAGCCAAATTTGTATTAGACCAATGCAAAAATGAAGCAGAATTGCAAAGGGCAGGCGAAGAACTGTTGTTGTTTCAAGAAAGGAACATGTTTACATTGTTGTGCTACTTAAAATATTTGGTAGATACAATGCGTAAAAATAATATTGTCTGGGGTGTCGGGCGAGGATCGAGTGTTGCTAGTTTCGTATTATTTTTGTTGGGGGTACACCGTATAAATAGTTTGTATTACGACTTGTCTATCGCTGAATTCTTAAAATAAGGAGAAATTATGAAAAATTACAGAACCGCAATGGGAAAAACTGTAGATATGGCTGCATTAGCAGCAAAAAACGAACATACTAGAGCCGTGGGTAATATGAAAGTAAATGCCCGAGGTGACAAAATTGATAGCACCGGACGAGTCATACAACCAGTAAACGAGCGTGTAACACAAAATTATTCTCACACTGTAGGTAATAGGTCAGCGAATGCTAGTCGTACCCAATCAACTCCGCCCAAACCTAAAATTGTAGAAGAACTTACTCCTCAAGAACTTGAGTTGGAAGACAGCCTAGAGGATGATTTAGAAGTTGAGAAAATTAAAGCACAGGAACTAAAAGGAAAGAAATGAGCGAATATTCTAAACCAGCATTCAGTCCCACGAAAGTAGACAAATTACGGTTCATGTACGACAACATTATTGTTTCGGATATGAAATTTGATGAACGCATCAGTCGAGGAGGTATCGTTCTTTTGGACGATGACAAGAAAAGTTCTGGTATTCGCCCTCGTTGGGCAAAGATTTATGGTTTGGGTCCTGATGTAAAAGATCCACAACTTGAAATTGGGAAATATATTCTTATCAGTCACGGTCGTTGGACACGAGGTATCACTGTTGAAACTCCAGAGGGCAAAGTCACGTTGCGTAAAGTAGATCCTAATGATATACTACTTGTGTCGGATGAGCCGATGGAAGATGAAACAATGAGTGATAAGGTTATAGCATGATGAAATGGTTTTATAGATGGTTGGCTAGCAAGATTCAAGACAGTCAATATGCTGACGAGGAAGCACAAAATATCGGACTAATAATTGGTTCAAATAAAGTAAATAGAGTACGCAAAACTACCACCGTCCGTGAAAGTGATGAACTTGGCTCTGAACCAATTGTATTCAAAATGTTCAAAGCAAGTGGTGGCTGGGCTATTGAGTTCAGACATTATGATAACAGAAATGACAGGGTAGATACCAATCTTTATGTTGTCAATGATGAAGAAGAACTTGGTAGTCATATTTCTAAAATTATTACTATGGAGGCATTAAAAAGATGAGTTATTCAGATACATTAGTATATCGTAGTGCGGCTCAAATCAATGAAGCAATGAGTCGTGTGTATGGCTACATGGGACTTGCTACATTAGTTAGTCTGTTTGTAAGCTATGTTGTAGGTTCTAGTCCAGAACTAGTACAATTTTTCTTTACAGGCTGGATGCGCTATGTAACTATTTTTTTACCATTGGTGGCAGTATTCCCAATTACCATTGCTTTGAACAGTAACCCACCAAAAGAAATGGCATTATTCATGCTAGTTCTTTTTGCTGGTATAATGGGCTTGAGTTTTGCAGTAATTTTTGCAGTTTATACAATGGCAAGCATTGTTAGTGCATTTATGGGTTCAGCAGTATTGTTTGGAACTATGAGCTTTTATGGTTATTTTACCAAACAAAGTTTAGACAGTGTGGGCAAATTCTTATTTGTAGGCTTGATTGCAGTGGTAATTGCTAGTATAATTAACGTCTTTGTGGGTAGTACCGTAGCACAAATGGTAATTTCAGCAATTGCAATTATTGTATTCTTGGGACTTACTGCATACGATACACAAAAAATCCGTGAACAATTAATGGATTCTAAGGAGTCAACTGTTGCAGAAGTATCTGGAGCATTGACATTATACCTAGATTTTATTAATATATTCTTGTCGTTGTTACAACTTTTTGGCAATAAGAAAGATTAAATGAAGAATCAACTTTGGGTAGAAAAGTATAGGCCCGCTTCGGTAGACGAATATGTTTTTGTCGATGATCGTCAACGAGAGCAAGTCGCACAATGGATTAAAGACGGGTCTATACCCAATCTATTATTCAGCGGGGACCCTGGCACTGGTAAAACTACACTAGCTAAAGTTCTAATTAAAGAATTAGGTGTAGAAGATTATGATGTGATGGAAATCAACGCAAGTCGTGATAACGGCGTTGACTACATCAGGTTCAAAATTGAGGGCTTTGTGCAAACTATGCCTTTCGGTAAGTTCAAAGTGGTTTTGTTAGACGAGGCAGATTATCTGTCCCAGCCCGGTCAAGCTATCTTGCGTGGATTGATAGAATCATATTCTGACACCGCACGATTCATATTGACTTGTAATTATGACTACAAAATCATCCCTGCATTAAAATCTCGCTGTCATAATATGCATATTGCAAAAACTGATATGACAGAATTCACTGCAAGGGCGGCAACTGTATTAGTTAACGAGAATGTAGAATTTGATTTAGATACACTGGATAACTATATTCGTGCCACATACCCGGATTTGCGTAAATGTTTAAATCAACTTCAAGTTAACAGCAATACAGGTAAGTTGTTATCTGCACAAGCACAAGGTTCTAGTGAACATGAATTATTGTTAGAGGCAACACAATTGTTTAAAGCTGGAAAAATTCTTGAAGGAAGACAACAGTTAATGCAATATATCGCACTTTATCCTACACGAATTGAGGATACATATAGGTGGATGTACGACAATTTAGATTTGTGGGGCAAAGATCAGGAAAAGAAAGATGCAAGCATTATCATTATACGAAATGGTCTTGCGAATCTTCCATTAGTTGGAATCCCCGAAATTAGCATGGCAGCAACATTAGTGGAGTTAACAAGTTGAGATATTTACTTATTCAATTTCTTAGAAAGCCAGGCGGGCAGATTGATGAACAGGTTACTGTAGCTAAGAGAATAAAACCAGCGGACCTGCAAACATGTAATGTTATTTTAGATTATGGAACCAAACAACTTCAAAAATGTGTCATTGAAGGTAAAATTGTGGATACAACTTTTGAAAAAATGGATGCATATTACAAACAAGTTTATCCCAATCTTATCAGTCAATTAGAAAAAGAGGCTGTTATTACAGCCAATCATAAAGGGGCCTAAGCCCCTTTATTTAAGAATACATTTTCAAAATGTGTTCTATAATTCGATGACGCTGAATATCCCGCGTATCGAATTTGCATGACGCCATGCCCGGAATCACCTCCTTCCCTTTTTCTAGCCTACTTAGTAAGTCTAGGAGCCCATTCTCAGGCGTGCGTCTATCTGTCTGTTCTACATCGCCAGTAATGACAATCTTGCTACCGATTCCGATGCGTGTCATAATCATTTTTAACTGACTAGGAGTTGCGTTTTGAGCCTCGTCTAATACAACCCAACTGTTTTTAAAGTTTCGACCTCTACAGAAAGCTAATGGAGCAATTTCAATAATCTGATCCTCTAGCATTTGTGCGATTTCTTTGGTTGTATAGTATTCTCGCAAAACATCCAATAACGGCCTTGTCCATGGTTCCATTTTTTGATTGATATCACCAGGTAAGAAACCATGTTTTTCGTCGTCAACACCGACTGCAGGTCTAGTTAAAATGATCCTGTCGCATTCGCCGCTTTTCATTGCTTTGATGGCAGCTTGCATGGCCAAATACGTTTTCCCTGTCCCTGCTGGTCCCGAAACCACAACTATGTCTGTCTTATCATCAAGTAATGCTATGATATATTTTTCTTGATTAATGGATTTGGGGATGAGTTCTACGGGTTTGTGTACCCTTGACCTTTGCGTTGCTTGGTTAAAGTCGATAGTTTTATTCTCATTTGAATAGAATGTCTTGCTTTCCTTTTTATTGTGTGAAAAACGTGTGTCTGTACTACGTAATGCGCTAGTTTTTCTTTTGCTCAAGTTATTCTCCTTTGAAAGAGCATGAGTCCTCATACGACTCATTTTTATTTAAGGTAGTTAAAACCTTATATACTAGTATACTTTTAACGCAAACTTTTAGCATAAATATTAGGCTAACCCCAAAATTCTTCAAAAGTTGTATTCGTTGAGAAAAAGATAAATACAACTATGATTAAAACCGCCGACAGATTTTTTGATGACGTTGATTATGTCAGTATTATAGACACTGTAAAGGGTATCTTTACTAGTGACGGGTCTATGGCCGTTCTACTAGATTTTGAACGAGTATTAGACGAAGCAGATTTATATGCCTTCCGTAACTGGGAATTAGGAGAGTTGGTTCAGGGCCCCGTAGTAAAACGATACAGTGTAGGCTCCATGTTTATGTGGCCTTATAAATTGATGCCCGATCCTAGGGCATGCAAAAGATTAATACATTTAGGTTGTAAAATTTACTGGAAAAAAACGAAAATCAAGGTTCCGGTAGAAGTCCAAGATCCAGACGATTTCCAGCCCGGAACACGTTATCCGAAAATGAAACCTAAAACAGTTTGGTTGGTTTATATAGAAATGCCCAAAGAACTTATGGACGATATTCGTGAGGGATCTATTGATTTGGCAGGACAGAATATTGACTTGAATGAATTAGATGATTCATACGATGAAGATATGCAGAAAGAGGATAGTGACGGTACCGAACAAGGTGGAAATACTCAACAGTCTACACCTGATATGGGAGGTAACGTTGGAGATAATGAACAACTGCCGGCGATGTAATTATGACTAATATATTAAATGAAGGCCTAGACTATCACGACTTAGAGGGTATCGTTACACCAACGGTTACTGTTGATGAATACGCGGCTAAAATGGGCAAAGATAGCGAAATTGTTACGTTATCTTTCGTTGTTAATAATAAGCAAGCAGGATCAGATTTGAGTGACTGGTTTGAAAGAGGATATGATTTTGTACTAGATGCACAAGTTAGTGATGGTGAATTAAGTTCAGGAAAATATCTGGTATTTGTTGAGATGAATCGCAGAACAAGTGTTCCTGAAAGAATTATTAGACTTATAGATGACTTGGAAACATTAACTGACATCCCACTAAAAGATTGGACTATTGTAGTAGATGACGAAGAATATGAACCAGATGAGGAAGTGTTAAAACAAGTACTAACGTTATCACCACACCAATACCGCGAAACAGTAGAACCAGAAAAAGAAGAAGAATTAAACGAAATGCGTGAAAGAGCAGGCTTAGAAGTAAAATCACTTTATACAGATAAGCAAGATGCTGATATCAAAGCATTTAAATCAATGGCGGGGTTATAACATGGCAACAACAATATTAGCAAAAAAAGCTGGGGCAGAGACTCCAATTGCAACTGATGATGAACACCATCAAGTCTTAGCAGCAGATCCATCTATACAACAATTCCCACAAGGTAGTAGTTTTGGTGGATTCAGTTCACCGTCAAGTTCAAGTTTTGGAGGAACACAGATGAATAGTTTTCAATCTGCGGCAGTGAACAATTTTGCGAATACTCCGGGAACAAATCAACCTCAACCAAATCTTACACAAGCAGGTTCAAATGCAGCACAAGGTGCAGATGTATTAGTAGCACATGACAAAGATAGCACCGATTGGATTAATAAAAAATGGCGACCAGTTATGGGTTGGGTTTATATGTTAACATGTACTGTTGACTTTGTTTTATTTCCCATATTATGGTCTATATTACAAGCCCTAAGTAAAGGTAATGTCACAAGTCAATGGCAACCTCTAACCTTGCAAGGTGCAGGATTGTATCATATTGCAATGGGTGCCGTTCTTGGTATCGCAGCATATGGTCGTACCAAAGAAAAAATTGAGGGTAAATCTTAATTTGACTAAAAACACGTAAGGTGTTATACTCATTTAATGGATTACTATAAGACATTAGGGGTAGCTAAAACGGCTACTCCTGATGAAATCAAAAAAGCATATCGCAAACTAGCAAGTCAGCATCACCCGGATAAGGGTGGCGATACCGCTATGTTCCAAAAGATCGAAGAAGCATATCGTATTCTTTCAGACCCACAACAACGTCAACAATACGACAATCCAAATCCATTCGGACAACACCCATTTAATAATCAAGGTCCAGGATTCCCGGGCGGCTTCCATTTCAATTTTAATGGCGCTGATTTAAATGACATTTTTAGTCAGATGTTTAACCATCATCAGCAACGACACCCAAATTCTCCCCACACATATAGAACCGCAGTTTCTATTACTTTAGAACAAAGTTACATAGGCGGGTCTATGCCATTAAAATTACAAACCAATACACAAATGTATACTGTAAGTATTGACATACCCAAAGGAGTTTCAGATGGTGGTCAATTAAGATATGATAATCTCATACCCAATGCATCTTTAATTGTAGAATTTAGAGTGCAACCTCATTTAAAATTCGAACGCAAGGGTGTGGATTTATATTGTAATCAACAAATATCAGTGTTGGATTTGATTGTTGGAACCACATTTGAATTCACTACGATATCTGGAAAAACATTAGAAGTTAGGGTTCCTCCCAAAACTCAACCACACAAACAATTAAAAATAGCAGGAGAAGGTATGCCTATAAATGGCTCTACATTATACGGAGACCAAATCATATTGATTAAACCCTTCGTACCTGATAATATCAGTGACGAGATAACACAAAGTATTTTGCGTTCCAAATCCAAATAAATATTTTTTTTAATAAAGGAAGTTATGACTAATTCACCAGAAATTGAAAGCATTATCGAACAAGCCATTGTTTATGCTAAAGAACGCAAACACCAATACTGTACGGTAGAGCACTTATTGCTATCATTGATTACGCATACTCCATTCAAAAAATGTTTGGATAGCTTTGGTGCCGATAGTGATATGTTGATTCAGGAAGTTAGCGCATATTTAGATAGTCTACATGCTATCGAAATTAAAAACGTAACTGCCGACGAAGTTCAACCTCGCAAGACAAACAGCCTTGAGCGCACGATGAACCGTAGCATTACACAAGTATTGTTCACTGGTCGCCGTCAAGTCACAACTATCGATTTATATCTTAGCATTGCATCAGAGGGTAACAGTCATGCACATTATTTCTTGTTGAAATACGGAGTGAACAAACAAGAATTTGTCACGCATTGGCAAAAAACTTACAAAGGTGCTGAGTTTACTGCCAAGTTGTCTGAATCCCAAGCTGATGAAATTCTCGAAGAATATACCACAAATCTTACTGACCTCGCAAGGCAAGGCAAACTAGAACCGTTGATTGGTCGTAGTAAAGAACTTGATGATATTGTTAATGTTCTTGCTAAACGATTCAAAGCAAACGTTCTCATGGTTGGTGATCCGGGTGTTGGTAAAACTGCAATTGCAGAAGGTCTTGCAAATATGATTGTTGCAAATGAATGTCCTGAATTTATTCTCAATCATGAAGTTTATAGTCTTGAGGTCGGTGCATTGCTCGCAGGAAGTAAATATCGTGGCGACTTTGAAGAAAAAGTCAAGGCAGTATTAGAAGCACTTAACACCAAAAAGAAAGCAATTTTATTCATTGATGAAGCACACACCATGAGTGGTAGTGGTAACGGTAATGGTGGTAGTGTTGACTTCGCTAACATGATTAAGCCCGCGATTACTAAAGGCACACTAAAAGTTATCGCAAGCACAACATGGGAAGAATTCTACGAGAGTTTTGAAAAGGACCGCGCACTAATGCGTCGATTCTATCGTGTTGGCATCGATGAACCCAATAAAGAAACTACTATTCGTATTCTAACTGGTTTGTCACAGAGACTAAGCGAGTTTCATAATGTTGCCGTTTCAGAAGAAGCAATTACAGCAGCAGTGGATTTGGCTGATCGTTACATTCACGACCGTAAAAACCCAGATAAATCCATTGATTTGATTGATGCAGCATGTGCTAAACAGCGTGTACTAGACAATAAAGGTGCAATAATTAACAAAGAGTTAATTTATGAACAAGTGGAACGGTTCACAGGGGTACCTGCTGATAAACTTCAAGGTGATAACATGGATCGCATACAAACGCTTGAAGTTAACGTTAAAGGTAAACTTTATGGACAGGATGAAACTGTCGATAAAGTACTAGAACGTGTATATGTTAGTTTTGCGGGTATTGGTAATGAAACTAAACCCACAGCAAGTTTCTTGTTCTTGGGTCCAACAGGTACAGGTAAAACAGAATTGGCTAAGTTGTTGAGCAAGAACCTCGACATGCCATTACTCAAGTATGATATGTCAGAGTATAGCGAAAAGCACTCGGTTTCTAGCTTGATCGGTCCTCCACCTGGTTATGTTGGTTTCGGTGACAGTCAAGTTCAAGGTGGTCGATTAATTTCTGATTTGAGTAAGAACCCACATGCTATCATGTTGTTTGATGAAGTTGAAAAGGCTCACCCAGATATCTTTAACATCTTCTTGCAAATGCTCGACGAAGGTACTATTACTGGTAGTAACGGTAAAAAAGTTAGCTGCAAGAACACTATCATTATCATGACCAGTAACTTGGGCAGTAGTGATAGTGAACGTAATAACATTGGTTTCGGTACCCAGGAAAAGACTGGCGAAGATGACAAGGCACTAAAAGAATTCTTTAAACCTGAGTTCCGTAATCGTTTGGATCTTGTCTGTAAGTTCAATAAACTTGATATGCTTGCGATTAAGAAGATTGTTGTTAAGTTTGCAGAAGACCTAAAGAAATCAGTACTTGACAAGCACAATATCACATTGAATCTGTCCGAAGAGGCAATTGAGTATCTTGCTGATAAAGGTTACGACAAGAAGATGGGAGCTAGACCTCTTGCTCGTAAAATTGATGAATTGATCCGTGTCCCTCTTTCAAAGAAGATTTTATTTGAACGAATTAAAAATGCAAATGTTATGGTAAGACTAGAAAACAACGAAATTGTGTTTGATGTGCAACAAAAATTAACAGCTACGGTGAACCAAGATGGGATTATTGAAGTCAATTGATAATGTGCCCGGTGTTGATTATTACGAATACCGTGATAATCAATACTATAACAAATATGAATACCGCCTAAGGGCAACTATTCCTTGTATTAAATATACATGGGATTGTAAGAATCCTGAGGATCTGGATAAAAAACTTCAAGGTAAATTTAGTGGTTACGGAAATGTGCGTAAAGAAGATAAACAAGATGTTATCGATAACTTACCTGCATTAAAATATATCATCGGTTTACAAAAAGAGAAAAAGAAAAAAGAAATAGGAATCCGTATCGAAAGCAACACTATTGCGATTTTTTCGAATGATCTATCTACTCTCAAGGATATCGAAACACTACTAGGTAGTCAATATAAATTTAATTATACACAGGTGCAAACCAGTCAGTATGCAGGTGTAAAACATTTTGTAAATGACCCTCCGCACAAATACCGTGTTTATTTAAAATCAAAACGAGTAGATGACCAATTTCATGTCGAATTGCGTGAAATGTTCAAAAAACAACCTAATTTATACCCCAGTCCTTCACTAAAACGATGGATGTATAATGACGGTAAACGCTATGGAATTTGGTATTTCCGTTGGTCTAGTTCAGCACATTTCATTGATTACGATGATGAAAGTACACTAAGTTATCTAGCACTTATGCACGGTGAAATGTTGGGTAAAAAGTACAAACTAGAAAAGCGTCCCGATAATATCTAAAAGTGATAAATACTCTATTACTATAGGGTATTTACCATGGCACAGGTTTTAGAAGAAGCAATCGTAATTAAAGTTAGCAAGTTAGTAAAAAATGGTTCAGGAGAAACTCTTGTTCCGGAAGAAACTTTGCAAGCATTAGAACAAGTCACCCAAGAATTATTGGGTGATTCCGTTATTGTTGAAGTGGAAAAAGCATGAGCCAAACAACAACACTAATACTATTACCACAAACAACTTGGAATGGTAATGTTTCCAATGTACAGATTTATGATGTTGTGGGTGACAAAAAACAAGCAGCAAGTTATTATGTAGGAAGCAAAGACCTACAAACTGTTAATATCAATTTAGCAGGTGTAACAGGAAATATCCTTATACAAGCTACATTAGCTACAGAACCAGTTGAAGTAGATTGGTTTAACGTTTATAAAATAGAAGCTAATGCAGGAGCACCTGCAAATAGCGAGGGTAATTTAAACGCTTTCTTAAATGAAGCGATTAACGTTGAGGGTAACTTTGTTTGGATGAGGGCAAAGATACAAGATTTCAATGGTGGTATCGTTCAATATGTTAAACTGAGTTACTAATATGTCTATGATTGTTATTATGCCGGGCGGCTTTCATCCCTTTCACGCAGGTCATTATGCGTTGTACCAATCTGCATTAAAAGCCTTTCCTGGTGCAGAAGTTTATGTGGCCGCAACCAATGATATGAGCGAAAGACCTTTCCCCTTCGCACTAAAAGAGAAACTAGCAAAGCTAGCAGGTGTTAAGCCGGGACATTTTGTACAAGTTAAAAGTCCATTCAAAGCGGAAGAAATTACAAAGAACTACGATCCAGAAAAAGATATATTAATATTTGTTCGAAGTGAAAAAGACAAAGACGAGAGTCCCAAACCAGGCGGCATTAAGAAAGATGGCACTCCTGCTTATTTCCAACCATGGACAGGAAAAGATGCTCAGCCATTTGCTAAACATGCATATTTTGCATATCTACCAACTGTTGAGTTTGGTCCTGGAATCACAAGTGCTACACAGATTCGTAAAGCATGGCCTACACTAAATGACAGACGCAAGACCGCACTTGTTATGAGTTTGTATCCTGGAGCACAAAAGAATCCTAAACTAGCACAAAATGTGGTTGGTATGTTTGACCAAGTTATGGGTGGACAAGTAAGTGAAGGTGTAGCAGAGAATAAAGAAAATAAATGTCCACCTGCTACACAAGATATTACATTAAATCTTAAAAATCGTCAAAAAGCAATTGATGAATATGGTTATGGTCCATTAAATCCTGACTTACCTAACACTAAGTTTTGGATGAAAAAAGTAGACGAGTGGAATCTAGATTCTGTAGAAGAAGCCAAACAAAGTTTGTGTGGTAATTGTGCAGCGTTTGATATACGTCAAGATACATTAGATTGTATTGCTAAAGGTATAGATAGCGATAATCCCAGTGATGCTGAAGTTACAATTGATGCAGGTGAATTAGGTTATTGTAAGTTTTTAAAATTCAAATGTGCTAGTCGCAGAACGTGTGACGCATGGGTAACCGGTGGACCACTTATAGACAAGAAAGACGTAACAGAGAGTACAGATAAAAAAGAAGCAACTCGCAGAATACAAAAAATGTTAAATGATAAGTTTGGTGCTAATTTAGATATCGACGGTATCTTAGGACCACTTACATTACAATCAATAAACAAATTTATGCCAAATGCCAAAGTAGGGCCTGCTGATGAACCTAATAAAACTACTGCTGTGCAAGGTAAAAAATATAAAGATGTATCAGAAGATAAAAGTGACGCAATTGCTAGAACAGTAAAAGACTTAACCAACCCACCCAAAGTCATGCAACATCGCAGCAAGCGTGATATGGAACGAGAAAAAGAATTACAATACAGAAACATTTCTAAAAGAACCAATGAAGGATTTGGTCCTGGATATCCTGAGACATACGAACAAGAAAACAAACCCTTCAAACACAAAGGTGGTTACCGTATCACTGATATAACAAGTGAAGATGTTAACGAAGAACATGTTTATCGTGGTAATGCACCCGGTGAAGCAGTTAGAACTGCCAAACCCAAACGCATGCCTAGTCAAGTTGAATTAAATAGAAAAAAGGGTATATTGCCTGAAAGTATCGATTACATAGACGAGATATAAAATTTTTCGACACCCCTATTGCCATGTAAATAATCTTATCTTATTAAGAGGAATTTATGGCAACAAAGAAAAACGCATCAGAAACGGCAGCTAAGAAAACATCAAGTGCTGCTCCCAAAACTACAGCACCTAAGACTAAGAAGGCATCAAAAACTAAGGCGGCCGCCAAACAAGTAGCGGCTCAAGCTGTACCGGAAACTGCCAGCGTACAAACCAGTGAAAACAAAGAACAACTACAACAAGGTCAAGTTCAAGTCAATGTAGACTATCTACGTACTACCAGAGTACATATCGCAATGCCATGTTATGGTGGTATGCTAACCGAATCTACATTCATGTCTTTCATTAAGTGGGCAAATACAGCCCGTCAGCTTGGTATTGATTGGACACTAGAAACTATGGTCAACGAAAGTCTTATCAGTCGGGCCCGTAACACATTAACTGCTAAGTTCTTAGACATGCCCGAAGCAACACACTTATTCTTTGTTGATGCAGACATTGGTTGGGAACCATGGCATTTATTGGTTTTATTGAATCATGATGTTGATGTTATCGGTGGTTTATATCCAATGAAGACCATGCCCATTAAATGGGTTGTTAACGGATTTGAGGGAGCGGAAGAAGGGCCAGATGGTCTACAAGAAGTAAGTAAAGCAGGCACAGGTTTCTTGTTGATGAAGAAACATGTATTCGAAAAACTAAAATCGCACCCTGCAGTCAAGCAGTACAAGAACGATATCGGTCTAGATCCTAAGTACGACCAACATTTAAAGACTTACTTTGATACCGCGGTTCGTCAAAATCGTTATTACAGTGAAGACTGGACGTTCTGTGAAAACTGGCGTGATCTAGGTGGTAAGGTTTATGTTGACAAACGTGTCTTACTACGACACAGCGGTGCATATGTATTCTGTATGGAAAATCAACAACATTTGTTGAATACTATAGGACCAATGTATCTGGAAGAACAAAAGAAAAAAGCAATAGAGCAACAAAAAATAGCTACTGATAATAACGGGAACGTTACTTTACAGACTACTTAAAATAGCCCCGAAAGGGGCTTTTTTGTGGCTATACATTAGAGTAGTTCTCTTAATATTCGATAAATATATAAAGAGGATTCAGCATGGCAAACAATCAAATAGAATATCCAATATCTGGAGCATATGACGGGAACATAATAACTACACCAGCTTTTATACCAGAGCCGCCGCCTCCTATAGATACAACTCCTACTATAGTTAAACCATTGGGTGTTGGGTCAGAATCTGAAACAAATATTATTCCTAAAAATATTAATTCAATGAGAAATCCAACAGGATTTGGTATTGTTTCGGTTACTGGTCAGGATTCCTTAATTGCTAATTCTTATATGGATCAGTTAAATATTGTGTCCGGTAACAATATCAATATAACAACTGATGCAGCTACAACTTCCGTAACAATATCAGCAGAAACACTCAATGCAATTACTGATGTACTTCCCGGTACTGGAATCGGTGTAACTGGAAACAGCACTTCAGTTATAGTTACAAATACATTTACTGAAATAGTATATTCAGGAGGAAATGCAATTGGCACACTCACCCCTAATAGAAACAACGGTACCGTTCAAAAATTTACATTAACAGGAAATATCGTATTAGCTCCTCCTACCAATATGTTAGCCGGCCAAAGTTTGACATTAATACTTACTCAAGATTCTGTAGGAAACAGAATACTAGACGCAAATACTGCTTACTTGTTCGCTAGTGGATTTCAAACTTTGAGTACAGCATCAGGTGCAATTGATATGATAAACATTTTTACTGATGGCACAACATATTATGGTACGTTAACAGTGGGGTATTCATAATGCCTATAGGAGCCTCTCGATTAGGATTTTGGTTTGTACCTTCAAGTCCGCCGGATCCAGAAGATCCAGTAGAACAGTTCACAAATTTAGGTTTCGAAGAAGGAATATCTGGCTGGACGGTAGCTGCAACTAGGATTAGATTTAATGGTTTAAGCCTGTTAGCCGGGTTTCCTACTCCTACAGATCCAGATCCCCAAGGGGCCGGCGCCGGAGATGCTATCGTTGTAAACACAATGCCAACTTTTAGGTACCTTCTAAACACAGTTGACAAACCTCCATTAGGACAGGTGCAAAGTATGCATTTGATTATGGGTGATCCGCAAGAAGGTCAAGTAAATGCGTTCGGCGCCCTATACGGTCCAGCAATTTACAGTAATTTTTATGTCAATTTCAATGCCGGCGATCAAGTGGCGTTTGATTGGAGAGCAAGACCATTGAGTGATGCTTATACTGTTTTTGCTTATATGATCGAAAAAGATACGGGTAATGTTATCAATCTATTAAGATCATGGGGTCAAAGTTCTAGCTCAGGAACTTCGTGGACTACGACAACAGTAAATGTAACTACAACCGGAGCATACAAGTTTGTATTTGTAGCAGGTAGTTGGGACAGAACGGGCGGTACTATTATCGGCGGTGAAATGTTAATCGATAATATCAGAAGGATACAACCTTAATAAATATTTAAACTATGAATTTAAAAGAACTAGACTCCTTCAAAATTTCTGATGCTATTACTTTCCACGATAAGTTAAATCCTAAACTGTGGGCAGGTAATAAGTTGCGCCCTGAAGTTAAAAATCAACTAGAATCTATCGCAGAAGATTTTTTACAAGAAATGGGAATACATGATTTAGACGTTAGAGATATTACTATTTCTGGTTCTAATGCAGCATACAGTTATAATAAACACAGTGATATTGACTTACATATTTTAGTCAACATGAATGATTTACCAAACAGTGACATTTATAAAGAGTTGTTTAATGCCAAGAAAACAATATACAATGATTCACATGACATTACTATTCACGGTATTCCTGTAGAATTATATGTGGAAAATGCAGCAGAACCTGCAGTTACCTTAGGTGAGTACAGTATCAAAAATGACAAATGGTTACGAATTCCCACAAAACGCAGGGCAAATTTTGACCAAAAATCTACCAAGTTAAAATATGAGAAACTACTTGATATTGTTAAACGAGCATTAAAGTCTAAAGACTTAGATAAAATTCAAAAAGTTTTAAAGAAAATTAAACAATATAGACAAGCGGGATTAGATAAAGGCGGAGAGTTTGGTCCCGAAAATCTAGCATTCAAAGCATTGCGTAGTCAGGGCTGGATCACTAAATTATATGAATTACGTGATAAATTGCATAGCGAAAAGTTAAGCATTGAAAGCATGTATGCCAGCGAAGATTACAATCCAAATGGTCCACCACCTGGTCCTGAATTCAAACCAACTATGCCTAAGGGCACAGTCAAGGTAGACGTTAGTGACGTATATGATTGGTATAAACTAGGTCAACACATTAGCAATATGAAGGGCTTAGGGCAACATGACTTTGGTCAAGGACCACCTAGTACTATATTATCTTTTGGTGATGAAGATACTGAACATCAATACATACAAGATTTAGAAAAAACAGGATTGACAACTACTGATGTTGACCCGCCCGCACATGATAAAATAAAAGGTCAAAAAACTGATCCAAGATTTAATGTCGAAGAAGCTAAAGTTCCTAATATTCGCCAACAAATAATTGATACTGTCAAAAAGTATGGTGGCGATATAAATGACTATTTTGTGCGATTCACAGATACCGATAAATTAGGATTCAGCGCAAAACAAGGGTTTGGTAAAACTCCAGATGTTGACAATCCTAAATTTGATGTAGACTATATTGGTCAAGGTGAGGGTCGCAGAGCATTATGGTTTTATCCACTAAGTTATTATCTCAAGGACAAACGAGGTGTTTATGCCAGCGATAATCCATATATTTGGTTAGTAAAATTAAAACCCAATGCATGGATGCAAACCGTTAAGCGTGGCGATAATAAAGTACAGCAAGCCCCTAAAGGTAAAGAGCGTGTGGGCATGTTAAGAATGAGTGATCCTCCCGCAGCTATCTTTTTTACATATGGATTTGACGTAGTTGGCCGCTATTATGACTATGCAGGGCAACATAAAAGACACGGTGAAGTAAAAGGTCGTCCAGATCCTAGTTTCTTTGATAAAATCAGGGGTATTGACGAGGATTTTACAGGTCAGTACGCTAGTGAAAAAACACCAGTTATAAGTCCATATGCAGGTGTTAAAGATAATCAATATCGTGGTGCAATATCAGAAAACTCAACATCAACGTTTGTCTATCATGTCACTCCCACAAAGAATATAAAGTCAATAGCAAAGCAAGGTCTTACTCCGACAGTGGGTGATAGGGCAAGTCAAATTGCAGGTGAAAAATCTGGAATCTATGTATTCCCTGACAAAGTAAGCGCAGAAGATGCGGTTATGAATTGGTTAGGAGATGAATTCGATGACGAACCATTAACGATGCTAAAGATTGATATTTCTGGTTTAGAAAACAACATCACTAAAGGTGCTGACTATGAATTGATAGTTGGTACTACAATTGAACCTAAACGAATCAAAAAAGTCAATATTCAATTAGAAGAAGCATCAGGTTATATACCCTCAGAAAAAGAAAAAAACGATCCTCGTTTTAAGACAGCATTAACAGTAGATATTAAGCCCTACACTATGAAGAAGGACGCTAAAAAGTTCGGAAACACAATAAGTCGTGCAGGTATACCCCCAACTCTCAAACCCTCAGGCAAATTCTGATTAAACGGTATTTTGATAAATACTATATAAATTCGGAATTTAGCTATGAAAATCAATCAAATCATCAGTGAAACTACAACAGCGGGAGCAGTCGCACCCGTAAGTCAAAGTTTTGTTAAAATGTCAAGTCGCAATCCTGTCGTAAGCAGCAAAAAGGGTAATAATCTGTTGACTGGAAAAGTGACTAATAAAAAGTACGCAAACAGCGTTAACGAAAGCAAAATGAAAGACCTTGTAATGGATCTAAAGTCAGGTCCAGATGGTTTGACAGATGAAGAATTCAAAAAGAAATATAACAAGAGTAAAGCTGAAATGCGTAAAGCAATGCGTGATTCTGACAAAGAAATGAAGCAACAAAAGCCAGAACCAGTCAGTGAAGCAGATTTACACGAAGAAGATAAAATTATTGCTGTTGGTAAAGGTAACAAACTAAAGCCCGGGTTATTAGATAAGCCAATAAATTCAATGAACCCTACTGATACTGTCAAAGTTGATGTTCCATTTTTAATCAGACTATTAGAATTCGCAAGAGAAGATGCTAGTTCTGATATGGATCTACATGACCTAGCAGAAAAGTTAGTTGACAGAGGTCGTCGTGGTAAGACATTAACCATGAAAGACTATGAGTATGTTGTTGACAAACCCCAAGTTGACGAGAAAGCTGTCAGCAAAGCACAGCAAAGATTCATGGGCATGGTTCATGCTGTTCAAAAAGGCGAAATGAAGGCTCCTAGCAAAGAAGTAAGCAAAGTAGCTAAAGGCATGAGTAAGAAAGCAGGACATGACTATGCTGCAACTAAGCACAAGGGTCTACCAGAAAAGGTCAAAAAATGAGCAACATTTTCAAAGGACTAAACGAAGCTATTGATATCGGCAGTATGCAAGCCGAGTATAGAACTCGCAAGGCAGAGATTGAAAAGAATGCTGAACAATACTCTAAAAAGTATAGCATTCCTACTGACGACCAATATTTTGCTCAGAAAGTTATGCAAGCGCAGGATCGTGAAAAAGATCAAGCTAGATTAGCACAGCAAAAGCAACAATCGGCTGCTGCACAACAACAAAGTGTTGCTGGTGATAAACAAAATATTGAAGCACTAAAGCAACAATTGCAAAAGTTAAAGGGTCAACTTGATCCCAACTATCAACAAAGTGACGATTACACATTCGTTAGTCAACAACAAAGAATTGCAAATGCTATTCAAGGTTTAGAAAAGCGTATCAGTGCTGCCAATGTATCAGAAGAAACAATACATGTAGGTCACCGTAACTCAAAAGGTGACTGGGTAAAAACCAGCACACATAGTAACTATGCTGATGCAGAAGCTGCAATGAAAGAATTAGAGAAGGCTGGTAAGAAAGGTGTTCAACATCGTTATGACAACAAGGGCAATATTGATCCTGGTGCCATGATGACCGCAAGACCAGATTCTGGAATGTTAGAAGCAGAACAAGATTTAGGTCCTAAATATCAATCAGCAGTGGCAGCATTGAAACAAATGGCTAAACAAGGTCCGCGTAAAACTGTTTGGGATCCTGTCAAGCGTGTGTACAAGACTGTTCCAGTTAATCCACCTAAGAAAGAAGAAGGTGTGTCGGAAGGATCATCTACAGGCAATTTACTCTCAAGATCGGGATTCAAAGAAATTAGAAAAATAAAACACGGTGCTGAGTATAGCAATGGGCGTCAAGCAGTTAGTATTCAAATTGATCCATCGGATCCCGATTGGATTAATTGGGCGTTAGGTGAAATACGAGGAAAAAGAATAGATTGGATTGAAAGTGGTAATGATGATAAGCAAGAAGCATTGCACATCATAAAGACATTCACTAAGCAAGGTGTGGCAGAAGAGAAATGCCCAGAGTGCGGTGGACCAATGTTCAGCGATTTGATGTTAGCTGAAAAGAAAGATGCTTGCTACAACAAAGTTCGCAGTCGCTACAAAGTATGGCCGTCGGCTTATGCGTCGGGTGCTTTAGTTCAGTGCCGTAAAAAAGGTGCTAGTAACTGGGGCAACAAGTCAGAAAGCATGGCGAAAGGCTCGGAAAATATTCTTCCAAGAGGAACAGCCGTAACAGTCCTTCATAAAGGTAAACAAGTACCTGGTAAAATTGTTAGATATGATGCTGGTAAAGGTGGGTATTCAAACGCTTATGTAGTTGACATTGGTGAATATGAATCTATATTTGTGCCGACTAATAAAATTCAGCAAGGTGTGGCGGAAGAACAACTAGACGAAAAGTGCTGGGACACTCACAAGCAAGTTGGAATGAAAAAGAAGGGTGACAAAATGGTACCTAACTGTGTTCCAAAAGAGAGCGCAGTATTAGAAGGACTACTTGAGTCTAAAAATTTAGATGAAAATCTACGCAAGTGGTTCAAAGAGAAGTGGGTTCGTTTCGGTCCTGACGGTAAAATTCGTGGCGCTTGTGCTAGGGGTGATGACAGTGAGGGTAAACCAAAATGTTTGCCACAAGCTAAGGCACATAGTTTAGGTAAGAAGGGTCGTAAGTATGCGGCTAGTAAAAAGCGCAGAGAAGATCCTAATCCAGAACGCAAAGGCAAAGCAATTAATGTTGCTACTAAAAAGAAAACAGATGAAGCACAAAATCTTAAACAACAAGCTGCCATTGCTATTGCGAAGAAAAAGGTAGACAAAAAATGAAAGATTACACATTTACAGCACAGTGCAAAAGTGGTCAAGTAAAAACTTTTAATTTTAAAGCAGAAGGTTATCTCGCTGCAAGAAGAAAGTTGCAAGAGTTAATAGAGGCAAATTGAATGGATCAAGTTTGGGAATTCTATTGGCAATACAAAGGCTGCCCTCCTAACAGATGAAGCCAGTATTAGTCTTAGAACATCAATTGCCCGAACGTTTGGCATACTTAGGAACATGGTTAACTAATCATGGCATACCTTATGTAGTCTTTAACGCTGATATTGACAAATCGTTCCCAGATAGTATTGAACCCTATTCAGCACTAGCAGTAATGGGTGGTGGTATGAGTGCTAACGATCCTCTACACACTAACCGGCAAGCTGAAATACTTATACTACAAGCAATCCTTAATGACATCCCTGTTATAGGTCATTGCTTGGGCGGTCAACTAATGAGCAAAGCATTAGGTGGCAAAATATCGAGTTCTCCTAAGCCTGAAATAGGATGGCAACCAATCAAATATGTGAACGAAGCTGCAAAAGAATGGTTTGGTGACGATCCAACGGACACAGTGATACATTGGCATTATGAAAGTTTTAGTATTCCTAAAGGTGCTACATTACTAGCAAGTAGTGATGCATGTCCTAATCAAGCATTTAGTATAGGCAAACATCTAGCTATGCAATTTCACATAGAAATTGACGAAAACAAGACAAAATCTTGGGTAGAAGATGTTGATAGTAAATGGGATCAGGCTAAGCAGGACTATGATACAGTTCAAAATAAAGAAGAAATATTGAATGGAATAAACACGCACTTATCAAAGCATCAAGCTACCGCTAATTCTATCTATACCAAATGGCTTGAGACCACAGAATGGGCCGTCAAATAATTAATCTGATAATAGTTTCCAACCCATGTGCGTTTTTGTTCTACCATGAATCATATTACTTAAACCGGCCTCTAAAAGATTATATTTAATCAATAATTCTTGTCTTGTACAAACTTCTATTCTTCCATCATTGTGTTGAAAAGTATAAATGGTATGTTTATAGTTTGATGCTAGTTTTCCAACTTGGAGGGCCCGTTTTCTTTTTCTATCCTGGGTATTTTGTGCCCTAATACATGCATCACGATGTTTTTGTTTAAATTCAAGATCCAGAAATTTTCTTTTTACCCCATCACTATTTTTCTTTTTTATATCAGGACGATTTTGAATTTCAGATTGAACCTTTTTTGAAGCAGTACTTTTCTTTTGTTTTACTTCAGGGCGATTTTGAATTTCAATAGTTGAGCCGCCATCTCCTGATTCAGGTTTTAAATTAGCCCATATCTTCTTGCCATTTTCATCTCTAGCATTTACAATATCCCAAAGTTCACTATAATACAATCCCCAATATTTTAATTCTTCTTTAGTTTGACACTCTTTAAGAATTTCTGTGGTTACATCATAACCGTGTTTTTTGATATGAGGCATCCAATATTCTCCTGAACCTTTATATTTGTATGGATCTTTAGAAATAGTCTTACCTAAATATTTCAGTCCAGTAACATTGTGAATCTTTATGTATAGATAAATAGTCATGCTGGTGCTTCCTTTCATTGATTCAAGCATTAGAGTAGTCGGGGAGGTCAGAGTCTCGTGGACTACACTTTTATTTATCATATATTCAGATAAATACATGATTGAGGCATAAAATGTTAGCAGATAATTTAAAAATATTACTTGGTTCTACTTTTGTAGAGTATACAAAAATTCACGGATTTCATTTCAATATAGAAGGATCTAATTTCCCGCAATATCATGAATTTTTAAACACTTATTACAATGAAGTTTTTGAAACTATCGATACAATTGGTGAATATATTAGGATATTAGGATCGTATACTCCCGGTAATTTATCAAGAATGATGGAGTTGAGTGTAGTTCAAGATCAATTAAAAATACCAAGAGCAGAACTCATGTTTGTTGAATTATTGCAAGACACTGAGATTATGATAGAATTAGTTAAAACTATATTTAATGAAGCAACTCAGGTTGAAGAACAATCTATAGCCAATTTTATGGCAGAACTACAAGACTTGTACGGTAAGAAAGCATGGTTTATTCGCAGCATACTAAAAAAAGATCGTGAATAATGAAAGCTAAAGAAATCTACAAAGGATTTAAAACTTACACAGCTAAGATTTTAGTAAAGAATCCTAACTATTCTGTTCACATGGATGCGATTGTGTATGCCAAAGATGTTACACAGGCTCGCCAACTTATAAAGTTGCAGTACAATGTAGATGACGGAAGAATCGGTACAATAAAAGAAATAAAACAATGAGAGCCAGTGAGTTTATCACAGAAGAAGCCAAAGCAATCAAAACTAAAGGCTTAACTTTAAAGTACGCATTCAATGACAGTGCGTTGCTTATGAAAGCGTTTGAACCTGTCACCAAAAGTCCATTAGCGTTCGTTAAGTTTGTAAAAGAAAAGAAAGAATTATATCCAGAGAATCTTTGGGTGCATGATGATTATCGTAGCCGCGGCATCGCAAAGACTATGTACGATACATTAAAGTCTGAAGGATATGTAATTAATAGAAGTCATGACCAGACCAAAGCAGGTAGTGGATTTTGGGATAAACATCGTGGTGAAGATGTGTATGTTTGGGAAGAAATAAATCCTGACATAAAAAATTATGATTTTAAGCATAAGCAAGAAATAGGTGATTATGTTTATACCGCAGAAGGTAGTCCTGCTGGACTTACTATTCGCTGTCTTGATAAAAAAGGGAATACAATAGGACGTGCCTCTTTTATGATTTATAAAAATCATTTAGAAAGCATGGATACTAAAGTAGCTTCAGAGTATCAAGGAAAGGGAATAGCCAGTACAATGTATGCTTATGCAAAAATGTTAGGTAATGATGTAAAGCCTAGCCCATATTTATTACCACCTGGTAAAAAAATGTGGGATGCTTGGAAAAAGTCCGGCGAGGCTAAACATATTATGCAGGCTAATGAAGAAGTACTTGACGAAATGCCTCTACCGGCAGACTGGGATCCTGCTCAATATCAACAAGGTACTACCTTCAAACAAAGATTAGCATACGCATTGGAAAGAGCAAAGAAATTAGGCACAGGATCAAGTCGTGTTGCTACAACCATTGAATATCAAGGTCGTCCTACAGTATTAAAGATTGCTAAGAATCAAAAAGGTCTAGCACAGAACAGTGTTGAAGCAGACATATTAAGTGATGGATACGCAAGCCAATTAGGTATATTGATACCTATCATTGACTATGATGAACAGAATCGTGAACCTACTTGGGTTCATACTGAAATGGCTACAAAGGCATCTGAGAAACAGTTGTGTAATATCATGGGTTGCGATAATTTAGATCAATTAGTAAACATGGCTTGGGCTATTACTGGTAAGAAAACATATGTAGGTAACTATCAAAATTATGTAACCTTCTTACGCCAAAGAGGTAAGACGGACGAACAAATAGAAACAATGTCTGAATATGCTAACACATTAGCAGACTTAGCAACTTCATTTGATGTTGAACTGGGTGATTTTACTAGAGCAGCAAATTGGGGCATGTATAACGGTAAGCCAGTCATTATTGATGTTGGCTTCAATAGCAACGTTTTAAATCAGTATTACAAAAGATGAGAGCCACAGAATTTTTATCAGAACTATTTCAACCAGGAAAGAACACACTACCTTAGGACCTTTGCGTTATAAAGTGTGAGCCGGGAACCCGGGCTTGAACATCAAATTCGCTACTTGCTGTTCTTAACAGGGTTCATTTTACATTTATCACCGTGCCATTGTAATATATTTGCGATGCCACCTTCAACCTTACAATGGATACAACACATTCTCCTTTTTGGTACACCTACTTGCCATAAAGAGTGATTTTTCTTATCCTCTTCTGACCATACCCATCCGCCTGTTGACCTACCCTTTAATACTTTTGGTTTTCTCACCTTACCTAATTTTAAATTAGATTCTTGTACTCCTTCACTTATTTTCTTTTTGTGTTCTTCGGTATGCGGTGTTATTTTGATACCCTTAACTCCGCCTCCTCTTAACCCATCTTCGGGTTTTAAATTAGCCCATTCGTTAGATTCTACAATGTTATTTTCAATGGAAAAATTTAAAGCAAATTCTTGTAGTTCTTTTTTGTTCGTGAATAGTTTGTACCATATCGTGTCAACTAATTTTCCGTGTTTTTCCAAATGCCTAGTCCAATAGGTGCCTGACCCTAAATATTTTATTGGATTTTTACCGGTGGTTTTTCCAAAATATTTTAATCCAGTTATTTTATGTTGTTTTATGTATAAAAATGTTGGTTTGAAAACTCCATTCGGAGAATCGGAATAAATACTCATGCTGGTGCTCCTTTATAGCATTAGAGTAGTTGGGCCGGCCAGCCGCGAACTACACTTTTATTTAGTCCTAATAGGATATAATTTTGGAATAACAATGAAAAAAATAATAACAACAATTTTAATGCTAGTATCACTAACTGCTTTTGCACAAAAACAACCACAAGGTGTAACTTATGATGCACAAATCGTTCGAGTAAATGACGGGGACACTATAGTCATTTCAGCACCCTTTCTACCAGCACCATTAAAGCCAGAATTAGCTGTAAGGGTTTTTGGTGTTGATACTCCAGAAAAAGGATTCAGAGCTAAATGTCCTCAAGAAGATGCCAAAGGACAAGCAGCTACAAAATTCACTAAAGATGCAGTAGCAGCAGCACAAAAACGCCAAGTTGTATTATATGATTGGGATAAGTTCGGTGGTCGTGTGTTAGGAGATATTATTCTTAACGGACAAAGTTTACGTACCATGTTGATTCAAAACGGCTATGCCCGAGCATATTTCGGGGAAGCTAAACAGAGTTGGTGTAATTGATAAATATATATTATGCGTTATACAGAATTTGTTACCGAACGAAAAAAGTCTAAAAAGAAAAGAAGTAAAAAATTAAGAAATTACTTCTTTCCTGGTTATGGATATTATGGTGTATTTGGTTCAGGTGAAGATTCTGGTGGCGATGGTGGCGGTGAAAGTGTTAATGAATCACCCGAAATAGAGTTAAGGAAGCGTTTGCCCTCCTTAAAGAAACATGATCGTACAACCATTGATGATCTGGTTCGTAAAGTTGCTTATAAACACAAAATATCTCACAAAGCCCTTGATGATTTATTTCAACGAACTTATAAAAAAACACCCTCTGATTGGATCAAAAATAAACTCGACGAAACTGACAATGTAGAATGTGATTTAGAAAAAGAAATCGACAAATTTGCACAATGGACAGCTAAACGACTTAATCTTAAAAAAATTCCAAAGATAATACTTAGCCAAGACACTGAGGAAGCACAAACGAATCACCATACTGGAAGCCATCACATGGGTTCACACACAGTTTGGGTATACGCTAAGAACCGCAATTTGGTAGATATCCTTAGAACCGTTTTCCATGAATTAGTTCACGTAAGACAAGACGAATTGGGTATGATTAAGCCAGGTGACAGTTATCCCGGTAGCCCAATTGAAGCTATGGCAGACATGTTAGCTGGAAAATTCATCAAAATTTACGGTGAAAAGAACCATCACATCTTTCAATAATTGTTAATCTGTGCTATAATAGCATGATGATTAAACTATTGGTCCCGTTACCCAAACAAGTCACTGTTGCATGTAGCGGTGGAGTGGATAGTATGGCTGTGGTTGACTTTCTAAAACGAAAGCACGATGTAACAATTGCTTACTTTCATCACGGTACAGAACACGGCGAAGAAGCATTCAAGTTTGTTGCAAATTATTGCACAGACCACAACTTGCCCATAATGTTCGGGACTATTCCTATTGAAGAACGAACCAAAGATGAATCACAAGAAGAATACTGGCGCAGAAAACGCTATGATTTTCTGAGCAAGTGTGGGCCAGTTATCACTTGTCATCATTTGGATGATTGTGTAGAAACATATATTTGGTCAGCGTTACATGGCACACCCAAAGTGATTCCCATGATTCGTAACAATGTATTGCGCCCATTCTTAACTACACGCAAAGAAGAATTCAAGTCTTGGTGCTTGCGTCACAATGTACCTTGGATTGAGGATCAATCAAATCAGGATACCAAATACATGCGTAACTATGTCCGTAATATGTTAATGCCACATGCATTACACGTTAACCCAGGCTTGCATACGCTCGTCCGTAAAATAGTTGAAAAAACTAGATAATTAGTTTCCAACCACGATGCGAGATCGCCTTCCTTTTAATCAACCTACATACTAGTACTTTACTTAGATTATATTTTTTAATAAAATCATATCTTGTTAGTGTCTCACGTATTCCGGAGTCGTGAACCCAATTATATAATGTGTGGTCAAAACTTGAATTGTTACTGCCAGTCGTTACACTACTCATTAATTGTCTGAATTCCGTTGTTGATGTTGCCAATCTTAGTCCATCTAATCTTTTCTTCCTGACAACCGGATTCTTCCACGAAGAAGTTGTCATTTTCTTGTTTTTTTCTTTATAGTCCGAGTCGTTTTTTAATATAGTTTGTTGCGAACTCATTTTTTCTTTGGCCTCAGGAGTACCCAATGCTTTTTTGATTGCGTTACCTCTTTTGATTTTTACTTGAGGATCACTCCAACTATCTCTTAATTTTTGTTTGGATATTTCAGAGAATTCTGTCTGGCCGCCAGCAGTTTCTGGTATTATATTGGCCCATATTTTATTCCCATAATCATCCACTGAAGTTGTTATTCTCCATAGATTGCTGTAATATCTGCCGATATCGCTTAATTCTTGTTTATTTGATGTAACGAATATGATTTCTGTCCGAATGGAAGTTCCGTGTATTTTTAGGTGCTTGATCCAATCGAGACCAGATCCTAAATATTTATGTGGATTTTTCTTTTTAGTTTGACACAAATATTTCAACCCAGTAATATTATGGGTCTTAATCATCAAATAATAAATAGTCATGCTGATTGCTCCCTTAAAGCGTTAGAGTAGTTGGGAATTCCCGTTCCGCGAACTACACTATTATTTATACCAAAGATATAGTTTTTTAGATTTAACTTCTATATAATAAGTACTTTATAGGAGAAACACATTATGTCAGATTATAACCGCACATTTAATAACGAAGCCAAAATCAAATTAACACAACTTGTTAATGAGGGCATCGCAACACTACACGAAATTGATACACTATCCGGTGGACTCAATGACACAATCAAAGCAGTTGCCGAAGAATTAGAGATTAAGGCTTCTACATTAAAGAAGGCAATCAAAATCGCACACAAAGCAAGTTTGGGTCAGACTAACAAAGATCATGATGAATTAAACACAATTCTTGAAACTGTGGGCAAGACTCTGTGACTGAAATGTTATCAGGAGTATTAGCTTGGATTAAAGAGGATTGGAAAAGTAACCCACTACGTTGTTTTCTCGAAATCTTAGCATGGGCACTGAGTATTGGTTGCAGTTTTACAATGATGCTCACCGTTCCTAATCCCCCGTTTTTAATTTTATACCCATTATTTATTTTGCAATGTGCAATATTTGCATGGGCAGCGTGGACTCGAAAGAGTTCCGGTATGCTTGCTAATTACTTACTACTTGTTACAATAGATTCAATTGCACTGATGAGGATGATTATTAACCCATGAGTTATGTAGATGCTATCCATGATAGAGATAGTGATAGAATCTTTGTAGTCGAAAGAGGTCAAGACCAAAAGCGACATTACAAAGAGTATCCAGCCAACTATACTTTTTACTACACTGATCCCAAAGGTAAACATCGTAGTATTTTCAATGAGCCTGTAAGTCGTTTTAGTACTCGCAAACGAAGTGAATTCGAAAAAGAGCGTAGAATTCATGCAGGTAAGAAACTCTATGAAAGTGATGTTAACCCTGTTTTTAGGTGCCTCAGCGAAAATTATCTAGGTGTTGACTCACCAAAACTTCACACATGCTTTTTCGACATTGAGGTTGACTTTGATCCTGTTAAAGGATTTAGTCCTACCAGCGATCCATTCAATCCAGTTACAGCAATCAGTATGTATTTGGATTGGCAAGATACACTTGTAACACTGTGCGTTCCTCCCAAACACATGACCAGTGAAACAGCACAAGAAATTGTAAGCTGTTTTGAAAACACAATTGTTTTTAATTCGGAAAAAGAAATGTTTGATACATTCTTTCAACTAATTGAAGATGCTGATGTGTTAACTGGTTGGAACTCAGAAGGATATGATATACCTTACATGGTCAATCGTGTCACAAGAGTTATGAGTAAAGATGATACAAGAAAATTCTGTTTGCTTGGTCAACTTCCCAAACCAAGAACATACGAACGTTTCGGTAAAGAAGAAACTACTTATGACTTGATTGGTCGTATTCACATGGACTATTTGCAGTTGTATAAGAAGTACAACTATGAAAGTCGCCACAGTTACAAACTTGACTTCATCGGTGAAATGGAAGTCGGTGAGAACAAAACACAGTATGAAGGTACTCTTGACCAATTGTATAACAAGGACTGGCAAAAGTTCTTAGAATACAACAGACAAGATACTATGCTGTTGGTTAAGATTCATAACAAATTAAAGTTTTTGGATCTTGCTAACGCACTAGCACATGAAAATACTGTGTTGTTACCCACTGTTATGGGTTCTGTTGCTATGATTGAAATGGCAATTATGAACGAGTCGCATGAACGTGGATTAGTGGTTCCAGATAAAAAACGAAAGGACGATAGAAATGAAGATGAACAACAAGCGGCAGGTGCCTATGTTGCTACGCCCAAAAGAGGTATGCACGAGTGGGTCGGAGCAGTCGATATCAACAGTCTCTATCCCTCGACTATTCGTGCCCTCAACATGGCACCAGAAACAATCGTTGCCCAAGTCAGACAAACACTCACCGACCAGTACATGAAAGAAAGGGGCGCTAAACTTGCCCGTGAAAAAAAGTACTATAAAGAAGGTGACGATGATGTAACCGGCGCAATCTTGTGGGAAGGATTGTTTGGTTCATTAGAATATACAGCAGTCATGAACCAAGAGCGCGGCACTATTCTTACTGTTGACTATGAAGATGGTCGCAGTGAAGAAATGAGTGCAGCAGAAATCTGGAAACTTGTATTTGATAGTCATAAGCCCTGGATGCTCAGTGCGAATGGTACCATCTTTACTTACGAAAAAGAAGGTGTGATTCCTGGTCTACTTACACGTTGGTATACAGAACGTAAGAGTATTCAGAAGCAAGCAAAAGAGGCATATGGAACTGACATGTATGAATATTACGATAAGCGTCAGTTGGTTCGTAAAATTTTGCTTAACAGTGCATATGGTGCTCTGTTGAATGAACACTGTCGTTTTTATGATAAGCGCATTGGTCAGTCTGTTACATTGTCTGGTCGTCAAATTGTTAAACATATGATGAGCCAAATCAATAGTGTTGTAACTGGTGAATATAATCACGATGGTCCCGCTATTGTTTATGGTGATACTGACAGTTGTTATTTCAGTGCGTATACTACACTGAAACCTCAGATTGATGCAGGTGAGTTAGAGTGGAACAAAGAAGTTTGTATTGGTCTGTATGATTCAATCGCAGAAGAAGCAAACAGTAGTTTCCCTCAATTCTTAGAGAAAGCATTTCACGCTCCTCGCAAGAATGGTGAAATTATCAAAGCTGGTCGAGAACTGATTGGTGATCGTAGTATCTTTATTACTAAAAAACGTTATGCTATCAATATCTTTGATAAAGAAGGTAAGCGTAAAGATAAAGATGGTCAACTAGGTGATATCAAGGCTATGGGTCTTGACTTGAAACGTGCTGATACTCCTAAATACGTACAAGAATTCTTAATGGATGTTTTGTCAATGGTCTTGCAATACGGTAAAGGTCGTGAAGATGTTATTGAGCGAGTGAAAGATTTCAAGCGCACAATGGCAGCACAAGAGAGTTGGACTAAGGGTTCTCCTAAATCAGTCAACAACTTAACTAAGCATACACAAGTGTTTGAGAAGACAGGTAAGTGTGGTGTTGGTCATGCTCGTGCTGCTATCAATTGGAATTATTTGCGAAGGATGAACAGCGATAACTATAGCCAATCTATCGTTGATGGTATGAAAATCATTGTTTGTAAGCTGAAGCCAAATCCACTTGGGTTCACTTCAATTGCATATCCAACTGATGAATTACGACTGCCAACATGGTTCAAAGAGTTACCGTTTGATGATGACGCTATGGAATCTACATTGGTTGACGAAAAGATTGATAACTTGTTAGGTGTCTTGGATTGGGACATTAAGAGTAATATCGATGTTAAGTCAA